GCTAATGGAAATGTTCGTGTAAAGTTAGATGTAAATGGCGCAACTCGTTATACAACTTGGACGGCTAAGTAAGTAAATAGTTTATTCCTGAGTATGAATTAAAACTACTCAACACCCCCAACTAATAACCCACAAAAGAAAAGAGATAAACAGATGGCTAGAGCAAAAGCAATAAATGTAAAAATCCCAACAGTTCGTGTAATCGCAGGACTAGAGCAAGCACTTGCTACACTAGAAGCAGACTACGCAACACAATCAGCAAAAGAAGCGCAATACGAAATTGCTAAGAAGGCTTGGCAAAAAGAGGTTATTGACTACGCAGTAGCAAACATCTCAAAAGCAGAAAACTTCCGCACCAACTATCGTAATTGGTCAAACAATCTTAACATTGACTTTGACTTGACAGTATTGGAAAAGGATTTGCCAACAGAGCCTGAAAAGGACTTCGAGGTAATTCACTCCAGCACTTATCGTGAGTCAAAGAAAGAAATCCAAAACGCAATCCGTATTCTGAAAATGACAGATGAGGAAACAGTAAATACCTCAACCTACAACGCAATCGCTCAGTATCTATAATTAGATACAACTCCTGAGTATGAGTCTAAACTGCTCAACCACGACCACAGAAATGCGTGGCTAAATAAATAGAGTGGAGAATTCGCCAGGCTGATTAGGGCGATCATAGAAATACTATAGAGCCAGTTCACACCAACTGCAAGAAGTGTAACTACCTGAGTATGTATCAAAACTGCTCCCCGCAAGGGCCCTTGACAAATGTCAGTGGCACCCAGTACAATTGAATTAACCAACTAACAGAAAGAGGCCCCCATGGACCAAACAGAAACATCAGTAACAGTAATACCAAACACAACACAGGAATTCCTTCAGTCTCAAATTAAAATCAAGGATGAGCGCATTGCTCAACTTGAGGACCACATTCAAAAAGTAACTCAGCGCTCATATGCAGATTCTGCAGAGCGTAACCGTATTACAGAAGATATGCAGACATGGACTCTCTCAGCGCTTGAGAGTGGAACAATTAATGAGTCAGAAGCAGAAGAGATTGCGGAAATCGTTGGATTCGAATTAACGAAAGAATTCGAATTAGAAGTTACAGTTATGTATTCAGTCACCGTTAATGCTCGTGATGAAGAGTCTGCACAGAATGTAATTCACGATATTGATTTTGATACCGTTCAATACGACTCAGATAATATTTCTTGGTTGTCATCCAGTGTTGACAGAATAGATATTTAGTAGGGGGCTACTAAAGGACCTGAGCATGTCTCTACATAAACTGCTCTCTCATTATTCCGTGAAAAATTCCACGTGGGGCTTATCCACAGGTTATCCACATGATCAAGATCACATTGTGATTTACGATACAGTTACGAAATGCCCCAATTGTCCCATGCTTACTTATACGATTTGACTTTGTCAGTCCACCCATGTATACTTAGATTAACAACAACAGAAAAGAGAAAACTCATGGCACATGACCTAGAAACACAAAACGGAAAAGCATCATTCGCATCTTTCCGTGAACCTGCTTGGCATGGATTGGGTACAGTCTTTACAGAAGAAAAATCTACATCAGAGATGCTGGCTGCTGCTAGTCTTAATGGTTGGAATGTTCGTCTTGAAGATTTGGAAACCCCTTCACATTTAACAAGCGACAAGGCGTACCAATACGTTTTGCGTACTAACCCAACAGATAATTCTCAGACCGACATTCTTGGTGTCGTTGGTGAGCGTTACCATGTTTTACAGAATGAAGATTTATTTTCATTTGGCGATAACATTCTAGATGGTGGTGGTCGTTGGGAAACGGCTGGCTCAATCAAGGGTGGTCGTGTTGTATTCGGTGCGTTAGCACTAGAGCGAGAAACAGTTCTTGACCCTAGCGGTGTTGCCGATAAGGTAAAGACTTATTTGCTCATCAACACATCACACGATGGCTCAATCGCTATTCAAGCAAGCATCACGCCAGTTCGTGTTGTATGCGCTAACACTCTTAACCTTGCGCTTGGTTCAATCAAGAAAAAGAATGGCATCAAGCAATCATTCAAGATTCGTCACACACAAACAGCAAGCGGTAAGGTTGCTATTGCTCGTGAAACTCTTGGCATGGCTAATAAGTACATGGACGAATTTGACATCATGGCTAAGGCAATGATTGAGAAAGAAGTCACTGCTCTTGATTTCAACAAAATTATTCTTGCTGCTTATCCTAAGCCAGAAACAGATGCTAAGGGTTCACTAAAGAAGTGGGAAAATAAAGTTGATGTCATTAACGACATTTACACAGGCGAGTTTAACGGAATGATTGCGGGTAATTCATGGGGTGCTTTCAATGCGCTAACTGAACGCCTTGATTGGTATCGTTCTGCTCGTGGTGGTTCTAACGAATCCATTCTCGCATCAGCATCAGGATTTGACCCTGCGATTAACGCAGAAAAAAATCGTTTGCTAAAAGTTGTACAAAATGTTATGTCTTTAGCATAACAAAAAATCCTGAGCAAGATTTAAAACTGCTCGCATGGAGTGTTAGCATAGTTGGTTAATGCGCTACCCTGTCACGGTAGAGATCACGGGTTCAAGTCCCGTACACTTCGCAAAATCCACGTGGGGAACAAATAGTACAAATCGGACATAAAAATGTCAAATAAAAAAATCTTTACGAAGACTATAAAAGATCCCCCAAAATGTCAAACCAAAAAATCTTTACGATAGAGTTGACATTTCCCCCAAACCATGCGATAATTAATACATGACCCAAACAATGAGAACTATTGACGAATTAGTCAATGAGATGTACATGGACAATGAGCAACATCTCGAATACATGGAAAATATGAACGGTGGGGATTGTGATTGTAACATCCACACTACCTTGAATACAATAGTCAAATACTGGTGGGATGAGGAGAACTAATGTTAGGTTATGAGAGAGATGATTTAGATAACATGGTTCTTGCTATTGATTCTGCTTTAACTACCGTGAATCCTGACGATGACCCTTGGCTACATAGAAACCTTACACAAGCCTCAGACTTCCTATCAGGGCTATGGGCAGAAGGGTACTTTGACTAATGTGGAGTAGATATACATTTGTTTGCGACCCTGATGAATGCGATGCCCTGGTTGAGTTTACTGCTAGGGATGACTTTGGCTTTCCCCTGGGAGTTGTGGCAATGAAATGCCCTTGTGGTAGGATGTTAAACTATATTAGTTATGAAGAGGCTTACGCTCCGATCATTACAGATGTGAGCAAGGTCACACCCCGTGAAGTTGTAAAAATCAACACGAACCCGTATAATTAATATATGGACCTAAACACACTTATAGAGTATATAAAGATAAACATCATCTCTCTAGAGCAAGACCTAGAAAACGAGGACGGTGCTGATAGCATTGTTCCTTACCTTGAAGGTGCCATTGATGTATCCCGCCATTATTTGGAGGCAGTCAATGGAGAATAACACAACACTAGACCCATACTTAATGAAACAAGTAGAAATGGGTATGGACGGAGCAGATATCCTGCATGGTCACCTTAAAACTCTTATGTATGAGGCAGAGCAACAGTTAGACCTTTGTATTGAGGCAGAGGAATACTCAGAGGAAGCCATGGACTCTATGGCTCGTACAGAGGCTTCAGGCTATCTTGACGCACTGTCTGAGGTTTATGCCCTAACATATGCTATCGCTTTTGCCAAGGAAGAAGTAAAGAACCGCAAGGAGATTCTTGGTGAATAACGAACGCTTTATTGAAATGGACTTTGATGAGTGGTGTGATACATACAAACCAATCATTAACCATATAGACAGTAATGCATCCTTTGACAATGGCTATGGCGGTATTATGTTTGAGACATATGGTGATGAAGTAGAGTTTGTTAAGTCTCAATCCCCTGACAAAATTTGGATGTATGGTGACGGAGACGACGGCGGTTCATATGTATGGAGCGGCTGGGGATTTGTAAATAGATTAGGATACTTCATCACTGAGGTACCTTGCCCACCTGATACAACCATTCAGGTCAGAGTTAGTTATAACTGGTTCTATTGTGAAAACTGCAGCGCTGAATTCGAGGACCCTGATAATACTATCAGAGATGCCTTCGATGAGCACGATTTGTATAAATGCCCACAATGTGCTACACTTGAAGAAATGACCCTAGTAGGATTGGAAAAGAAATGATGACAAATGAAGAAATGCTAGCCTATGTAAAAGAAAGAATAGCAACCCTAACCGAACTCAGAAATGAAATGCATGCCGAAGGCAATCATGCTTCAGATGAATACACTGCTGGAGCAATTGACTCCTATGACATTATGCGTATTAAGTTAGAAGGGACCGTTACATTCCTATGAACGAATACACAGTAGAACTTATTCATGAACCAAGCGGGGCCCATATGAATTTTGTTATGTTCAGTGATGTCAAGCAGGATGAAGTAGCGCTGGCCAAGGAAATTTGGGCAGACATGTCAGTTGTTGTATTAGACTACGTTGAGGAGGAAGAGTAATGGGAGCACGGATTAACTTTGTATTTAAAGATGTTGAGGATGAGGCCCATGTAGTACTCTATAGTCACTGGGGTGAGACAGAATGGCAGCGGGACCTAGCAATGGCGCTGCAGCATTCAAAGCCTAGGTGGAAAGACTATGCCTACTTCACCCGCATGATGATTAGTTATTTAATGCAAGACTCTGTTCTTGAAGAAACAGGGTTTGGTATCTATGCTATCACAGGCAGCAACTTTGATTTAGGTGAGACCACGGTAGTCATCGATATCGCTAAAGAAACTATCAATCATGTGGGCTCCACTGTCGTAGTTGACTGGAATAAATTTATGGTAGCATACCTACCAGTTTTGGCTGAGCAGATCTAGGGAGTGGGTCCTCTAGATTAATAAGGTGGGAAGGGTCGGCGTGGGGCTTGCCCTTCCCCCTACTTTTTGGTACAATAGATACAAGGGAGAACTATGCGTATAAGCAGACGAGTCACAGAGGAAGAAAAGGTTGCCATGAAAATGGGCAACATGGTTTCTGACCTCAGAGTTGATTTGGAATTAGTCGGGGAATACTTAGCAAAATCTCAGCCCCATGTAGTGTATAATCGTTTACAGGTAATAGCAGAATCAGCCAAAGAAACTAAGGAAGGTACAAATTATGGCAAAAACAACTTTTGATAACAAGGCTTTAATCCTTGGACAGTTATGGATTAATTATAAAATGGAAGATGAGTGGGTTGATTTCGTTGAGTACAACGATTTAGGTTTGCCACTTGCTTTCGCATTTGCCGAGGGTATTATCAATGAAACTCCATCACTACAACAATACATAAATGAAACATGGGACTTACTACTAGAGGGCATGGAACTTGACGACATTGGGTTTGGTGACTTTCAAGAACTAGTTGACAAACAAAACGAGTAGCGTGACCCGAAAGGGCACGTGCCATACTTTTATCAAATTGTCAAACCCCAAACCTCATATCCAGACATTACGATCCAAACCATAATATCCCCAAACCAGGACATTACGAACCTCCAAAACTTTCCCCCTGCTGAACTTATACCATAGTTTTTAAGGTTTGTCAAACCATGTTATAATGATATTATGCCACACCACTTTGCAAAGATGTATGAGAACAAGTCCCATAGACATGATTCTCTTTCTGACTCTGCTGTCTTTAATGAAGCAGTGGGTACTTTAACGGGTATGTTGTATTCTATTGTTACTCTTAGGGCTTTCTTTCCTTTCTTTAGATCCCCTGAAAAGATCACTGATAATACTGTTAATCATGCCCCTTATCCTATGCCGTCGGAAAAATCGGGGGAGTCAAAGTATACCCAATTAACCCTATGGTAAATAACAAACCATTATCTCCTGGTTTCTAAATATTTGATAAAGGTTTGTTAAAAAAAGATTACGATTATCGACAATTTCTCCCTGGTTTTGGGAGATTTTTTATGGGGTTTTAAGGTTTGAAAGGACTTGACAAACCATTATATCTGTGATATCATCCGCTGCGGGATATGAAGGTTTGAAGGTTTGACAATATGAAGGTTTTGTGATAGGGCCCCTCTCCCCAAAAAAGATTACGAACGCCTCTTTAAAAGCGCTCCCTACTCCACTATCCTCCACTTCACTCCACTTCTAGAGTGTCTAATAATATAATCAGTAAGATTAATCTGTGGATAACTTGTGGATAACTATGATATTTTTGGCGTATCAGCCTGTGGATAACTATCTCTAAAGGCTCTTATATCATCAAAAATAGGATCGTTTTGAACCAGGTTCAGGTGTGAGTAGTCTGACTTATTTTCTAGATAGCCAAACCTCATAAACATCATCTTGACATACTCTCCATCCTTAAACTCCTTATGGGTTCTCCAATGAATCTCTTTATTAGCATTAAAGATCAAGGCAGAGTTATTCTCTAACTCATAGACATCTAAGTTCAAACCCAAAGGCCAAACGGTATTAGCATCTATCTGCATATTGATGATTAGGTTATTGTCATCTCCATCAAAGTGTGGGGGAAGGTTAGGCTTTCCATATAGATTGCTATATTCCACATATGTTATGCCACTCATGTTCAAAGAAGGATAGCCCATCTCACTTACAATATCGTTAAATTTTTCTATGATTCTTGGGTGTAGTAGGTTCTTTATTGCTGGAATAGCACGAACCCTACCTAGGTTATTGTCTATTTCAAAATCTACATTTGATACAGTTTTAAGGATATGGTCCATATCTTCATCAGAAAATATGTTATTTATAAGGGTTATTGACATATACTCATTATAGCATTGTCTGTTATAATTAAACCATGCCCATAGACAAGTATGAACTCACAAGAAACTACTTCCTTATCAACACCAACTGGGAACAGGCACTGACTCTCCTATATAAAAATGCGGAAGGCTCACAAAGACCTGAGACCCTATGGTTTAAAATAAAAAACCGTAGATTATTTGATGACCTTCCAGACCTTAAAGACTTCTTTGAAAAGATAAACAAGGACTATGGCTCAAAGTATTACGATGACTGCCCATATTACGATGCGTGGCAAGTTGGTATATGTAATTGTGATGGTATATGGCATGTTGATGGACCAGTTATATCTTTAGACAATAGTGTAGTTAGCCCTCATAGAGATGTCCACGATGCAGCCTATCTTCAAATGTTAGGCCAATCATTCTGGAGATTAGGTGGGGAAGAAGAAATTGTCCTAAATCCAGGGGATATCCTTTTCCTATCCAATGAGATTACTCATGAGGTATGGGGGCAAGGACCTCGTATGGGTATTCTCCTTATGGCATTAAAGCCTCTATAAAACCACGGTAAATAAAGATTACGATAGGTCCTTTATCGCCCTATTGACCATACGGATCAAACCTTTTCGAGTTATCTTCGACGCATCAAATGTCTCCGTATATCCCCCTTGTGGCATATCTGCCTTATCCAGGAAAGAACCATGCTTTTCCCTTAGTGTTCTTAGTACTAGGGTTTCTATTGCTCTTGCTTGATCCCGTTCGGAAAACCACCAATACTTGATCAATATCCAACCCTTGGTCCTATGGCTTGCAAACCTTCTACCAGACACATCTGATATACCCACCTTAATAGCCTTGTGTATGGGGCTGTAGAGTATGTATAGTAGGGTCATATGTCTATTATACTTGACATCCCCCGCAATTTCTGAGATAATAAGAATATGAAAAATCCATACAAGGTTATATTAAGCAATGCCAAAGGTGCTCAAAATGGTTGGAACAAGAAGCATCAGAGTGTAGGAATTAACAGACGAGTAAAGGTCTTTACTATTACCTGGGAAGATGTAGAAAAGGTATTTAATGACCAAGGTGGCAAAAGCAAGTGGCTTGGTATTCCAATGGACCCTAATGATGTATTTAGAAAGCACTACCCCTTATCTCCAAGTCTAGACAGGCTAGATAATGAAAAAGATTATACTCCAGATAATATATGTATCAGTACAAGATTTGAGAATTATGGATTTAACAAATGTAGCGATGAGGTTAAGACTGAGTGTGTAAATTACTTAATTAATAATATTAAACCAGAAGTAAGCATATAAAGGCTTGTAACCACTATTGCCCGTTTAGGGCATAGGAAGGTTTATAACTTCTATTTTGCGCCGAACTTCAAAACCTATTTTTCGTCGAACTGTGTGATAAAATAACCCTATGAACAAATTAGAATCATCTTATAATAAGTTTATGGGCTACAGGGTAGCCTGCAGCAATTGCGATCAACTATATATAAAACAAGATGACGAACCATTTGTATGTCTTGCCTGTGCTATTAAGTAATGGTATAATCAAAATGTGATACCTAAAAAAATTTTTCAAACTCACCAATACAAGTACGAAGACCTTCCAAAATGGTTTAAACAAACATCAATGTCATGGATAAATCTTAACCCAGGATGGGAATACATATACCATGACGCAGTAACCAGAGAAAAGTATGTGAAAGATACCAGCCCAGAACTTTATAAAATATATGGAGAAATAAGAAAACCACACCAAGCAGATATTTGGAGATACCTTATTGTAAAAAATGAAGGTGGTGTATATGCAGATATGGACTCATTTTGCTTAGTTCCAATGGATTATATTTTAGATGGCTTACCAGAACATATTGACCTTGTATCTACTAAAACCGAAGCCCGTGAACACACAAACAATGCAAACTTTGCAGCCGTAAAAAATTCAAAATTGCTTAACTCTTGCGTAGACAGTATCATAAAGGCACACAGTATTTTTTTAAATAAACCTGATCAACAGATAATCCATTCGTGTTTTACAGATGGGGTTAAAAATAACCCAGATATAGTTTCTAAAACAATGAGGGCTGGGCATGGCTCATCCTACAAGACAGAGTTTGATCAAAATATCCAGAGAATAGACTATTACGGGCAAGAAATGACATATGAAGAGTTTTTGTCAAGACACAATATGATATAATCAATATATGAATAAGTCCAAATGCTTTTTTTGTGAAAAGGAAGCCACACATTACGATGTTGTTGTAGATCACTCTGATTATGTGGTTGCGGACGTATGCTTTAATCATTTGTCTATGAGTCTTAGTTCATAGAATGTCTCACAGAATACTTAAAGATGGATCAGAAGTTGAATCTTTTGATAAGCCAGTTGATTTAATTATTCATACTAAAGCCCCTGGAAAATGGAAATTGACTGACTTAGAAACAGGTGAAGAGTACCTTGGATCTGAGATAAGTACAGACTTTGCAGAAGTCTTAAGAGAAAAAGTTAACATTAATAAAATAGGCACTTGGGTAAAGACCAAGTGGAAACAAAAGCAAGTTGACTAAACCCTTACTTTAAGGTATACTAAATATATGGAACAATGGATGAACGACTACGCCTCATATATACTTGTTATAAGTGGTGCTGCAGCCATGTTTACTATTGGCCGTAAAAAGCGATGGGGCTGGCTTTGGTTTATATTTAATGAATTTATGTGGACGGCCTACGCTCTAATTACAAAGCAGTATGGATTTATCCTTGGCGCTATTCTATACGGAATAGTGGGAGTAAGGTCATACATGAGATGGAAAGACATATCATTAGACAAACACTCTTGGAATAAATTTCTTAAGTTAGTTTGGTCACCAAATGATTAACATGGAAATTCCTGATCCATTTCAAACCTTTGTAGCCAACAAGTATGCTAATGCCAAAGGTGCTGTGTATGATTTCTTTGCTAAGGAATGGCATATGAGGTGTGGATGCTGTAAAGAAGAATTGTTTGCTCCAACCCGCAAAATTTTAACAAAAGTTAGACTGTTTCATACAAGAAATGAATGTTTGGGTGGGTATTAAGCAATACTGCCAGAACCAGTTACTGATCCAGATCCAGTTACTGACTTAACACCATATGGTGCCCAGTTATCGTTACTTCCTCCACCCACTGCAGGTGGATATCCTGGATTACCAGGGTTGCTAATTCTAATAAAGTATGCTCCGTCAATACCGTATGGGTCTCCATCAGTAATAACTGTGTCTCCAATGGCATAAAGTGCTCCATTGTTATATAGTCCTTGATAATTTGGTGGTGTAGGCATGAGATTATTATATCATCTGTTTTGACATCCAAGCGTGGTGGGTGTATACTTAGTATATGAAAAAGAAAAATGAGTGCTCATCATGTGGCCTATCACACAAAGATCCTATATTTTGGAACACTCATCAAACCATGAGCGATGGACATATATGGTGCACCAATGCCAAAAGAACCTAAGATAACTCAGATGGATTGGCGTAGCCTTGGCTATTGGCCAGAATATAAAAACGGGAAGAAAGTGTGGGTACCTAAAGATGACACGAACAACAAAGATAGAGAAGACTAGAATATGGCCATTAAGAGTCATAGGCAACTTCTGTGGTGGCTTTGCTGGTAATCATTTGTTTAAGGCTATGATGTTAGAGGAAGAGTTGGATGCTGACCTAGGCTTTCGTCATAAGTACCACGCAAAAATGTGGGTAATTCTTAACAAACCTTATAGTTGGTGGGGTACATACTACCAACTTGATATAGAACAAATGAAAAAAGACTTAGAGGGTTCAGGGTGGGATGACTATGACGAGTTTGGTAAAGCCTATTGGGATAAAGATGAGTAGGATCCTTATCTGCCCCGTTTGTAAAAAGGAATGGGATTTACGCTGGGGCATTATGGCTAATGAATCCCTGTCCAGACACATGAAAGACTGCACAAAATAAAGTTATGGTATCATAGAGACATGGAAAAAATATACTTAGATGAAGATAAGCAAATTTGGATCATTGAAGACTTTCTTACAAAAGAAGAGTTAGAGTGGTTTAAGACTCAGACTGATGATTTAAATGGATGGTATGCAACAATGAGATCTCCATATGGAAATATTTTAAACAAATTTTTAAACATTGTTCCCAAGTATGATGAGACTGGTAATATTATTTTTCCAAATAAAGATTCAGAAGTTATTAACTTACCAGTATTTTCTGATCCCGACGGAGTTTGGGACAGACTTGATTCTGTTTTGCCACCATCATACAAAAGACACGCAACACTACAAACATTTAAGTATATGACTGATGAAGAAATTGAAACAAATGTAAACCCAGATGTTTTAACTGAGTATGGAGTAAAGACAGAAGATATTGATTTTGCAATGTATTGGCATCAAGATCCTGGAGCAGAAAGCAACATCAATGCATCATTTAGTCTTTATCTTAATGATGATTTTGAGGGCGGAGAACTAGAGTTTGGAAACTTGCCAATTAAAGTTAAGCCCAAGGCTGGCATGCTTGCTGTAATCCCTGGTGGAGACAAGTACAAGCATAGAGTAAATAAAGTTCTTGGACCTAACTCAAGACACACACTGTATGGAAACTCATTTATAGACATTGAGTCTGCTCCAGAAAGTACCGCAGACGACTGCTAAAAGGGTGTTATAATATAAACATGAAATCTATATATGACATCCAATTGGACTCTGCCGAAGGCACTCCAAACTTTCTAGAACAATTCAAGGGCAAAGCAGTATTGCTCATCAACACAACTGTGGGTTGTGGTAACGCTGGTCAGATGGAGTCCATTCAGTGGATCCAAGAAGACATGGCTGGAGAAGACTTTACCGTTGTAGCAATTCCTACTAACGACTTCTGTGGTCCAAGCATTACAAAGGGCAAGTGGTCAAAAGGTATTACTTGTGGTATGGATTCTAAGTTATACGGAGAAGATGTCTATGGTGTTACATTCCCATTCTCAGAGATGATTGTTTCTAATCCCGCAGAAATTCCATTAGAGGCACCATGGCTTGGACAAGGTCCAGGGCTTAACGGAAACGGTCAGCCATTTGGAGAAAGACATGAACTTTATTTAGAGATCTCTAATCAGATTAGATTGCTTGCTGAAGACAAAGTTGCAAACGGTATAGTTGAAAAGACAGATTACGAATCACGATACCTAAATCAACATGATGGTGGTTCTATGATGAACGCTAACTTTGAAAAGTATTTAATTGACAAAGATGGTTACGTAGTTAAGCATTATCCTGCTACAACACTAAACTGGGATGTAGAGCGCACTCTTAAAGAAGATCTTGCAGCACAAGGAATCTGGGCAAAGATGGGTCCAGATAGATCTGAGTACATCTTCAATGAAGAAAACGCTGTTATTCGTGACCATATTGAAAGACTTATGGCTGGCGAAAGATCACGCATCAACCCAAACCTAGTTCTATCTAACTAACAGAAAGAAGACTCATATGAGTATATATGACTTGTCATTTATTGACAACTCTGGTAATGAAATAAAACTGGAAAGTTTTAAAGGTAAAAGCATATTGATAGTTAACACTGCAAGCCAGTGTGGATACACAAAACAATATGAAGACCTACAAAAGATCCAAAGCGACTCTGTTGTTGTAATTGGATTTCCATGTAATCAGTTTGGTAATCAAGAGCCAGGAACAACAGAAGAAATCAAAGCATTCTGCACAAACATCTATGGTATAACCTTTCCTATATCACAAAAGGTAGAGGTTAATGGTCCTAATGCACACGAGATATATAAGTACTGCAAAGACAGTGCTAACGTTACTAATATTGGTTGGAACTTTGAGAAATTCTTAGTATCTGTTGACGGATCAATTACTCATTATCCTAGTTCACATCAAGTATCAGACATCGTTTGACAATCAGTTTGCCTTAAGGTATACTTGAACTATGAGTATAGATGATATGACATTACGAGAAGAAATTGCAAGGGCTATAGAAGCCATACCTATTGAACCATCAATAACAAATGCTTTAGGCATGCGTACAGAAGCAGCAAAAATTGCAAGAGGATTGGATAATTATATGACTCAATGGTATGAAAGGCAGGTAGATTTCGAATGATAAGTTTTTTCTTTTTAATTCCAGCATTCTTGGTAGGTTATGTAGCATGCTACCTTATTATGACATATCATGTTGATCAAAACTAGCCCAAGTTCATCTGCGTACATCTTTGACGTAGATGGCACCCTGGCCAATGTAGATCCTTACCTGCATTATGTTCGTGGCTCTAATAGGGATTACGAGGCTTTTCATGAGGCTTCTATTGATGCCCTGCCAAATATACAGGTAGTAGAAATGTTAAACCATGCTTTCTTTGATCAGATGCACGTTATTATTGTCACATCAAGAAAAGAAACTTGGCGTGGACTAACATCATATTGGCTTGCCAAAAATGACATTGGTCACCATGCACTGTACATGCGTAGTGACGATGATAACAGGCCAGACTACGAAGTTAAAAAAGATATCTTACTTAAGATTAAGAAACATTGGAATGTTGTTCATGCAGTAGATGATAATCCCAATGTGATTAGATTGTGGGAAGATCATGGAATTCCAACTACTAAGATTGGTACATGGGATGGAAACAAGTCTTGATACTTTTATCTCAGTATGGTATGATTAGTTTATGAGCAAACGAGTTAAGAAGATTTATAAGTGTGTTGAATGTGAAACAATGATTACGATTGTAACCAAGGTTCACGAACTTCCAGAGTCAATAATCTGTCCTTGTGACAACGTAGCAGAAAGCCAGGGTGCAAAATGAGAAAGTCTAACAACAAAACCTCTCAGCATAAGATTAAGAGAGCAACAAAGAACAAGAAGAGAATACAGGATAAGCCTTATCTTTCTAAATTTGAACGCAAACAGCAACGGATCAGAGAAGAAATTATTCTTGGATCTTTACGCTCAGTCCCTAACTAGAACTGGAGATATTGTGGTAGATCAAGACGAAGTAAATAAAATATCAAAAGAAATAAAACGTTACATTATTAAACAACACATGAAAACATACTATCATTCTACTATTGGGATTTTATGCTTTCTTCTTGGAACATTCTTTGGCTTACTAATTAAATAAGGACTAGCACCAGTAGCCAAGTTGGTTAAGGCACCGAACTCATAATTCGGCTATTCGTAGGTTCAAGTCCTACCTGGTGTACCATACCTCTGTAACTCAGCGGAAGAGTAGCGGACTTCTAATCCGTTTGTCGCAGGTTCGATTCCTGCCAGGGGTACATGGTATAATTATATTGTGACAATATAGTCGCTGTATCTTTGTCGGGAAACTTTTTTATAGCGTGTTGCAACACTATATTGTCCTTAACTTAAAGTCCTGGGTATGACTTAAAAACTACCCAAATATAGATCTTATAACAGATTCTGGCTTAACTCCGCCAAGCATATTATGATACTCTCCATCAATAAGTGCAATGAATGTTGGAACAGACTGAACTCTATACTCTCTGACTAACTCAGTCTCCGCATCTACGTCAACCTTTGTATATTTTATATCTGGGTTATCGTTAATAAACCTTTCAATGACTGGAGCCATACTCTTGCATGGGTTACACCAATCTGCTGTAAAATGTAAAAGTTCTTTCATGGCTTTGGCTTATGCTTTACTTCATAAGGGGCAATCTTAGACTTGATGCGACCATCTTTATATAGTCTAACAATCCATCCATCTTTAATCTGAACAGGGTTAAAGGCTGCTGCTTTTTTCTTTGGCATTACTTTGCCACCTTAAATGGAGAATCAACCCAACTATCTGATTTGGCAACTGGGATACAGTTAGGCACTGGCTTTCCGTCTGCACCTGGTTTCATTCCTCTTTGTACATATCCATCCCAGCAAGGTGCTGCTTTGCCCATTTGTGCATCATACATAGCCATAGCAACTTCTGAATCTTCAGGCTCAACCATTAGTGGTGGGATCTGTACATACATAGACATTGCACATGCAGTGTATAGTCTTGTTGCTTCCCATAATCCGCTTTCTTCTTGTTCAAATAGTTGAATCATTACCGCAGGATTTTCTGCACTTGCTTCCATATAATATTCTGTTTCTGGATTACCAAGAGCGCCTTCATACATAACATGTACTACTTGCCCTATGTGTGTATCTCCTTCTCCACCGTGGGAGGTCATTGCGAAATCGCCTTCTTTTAACATATTAATAGTATACCATATTAACCAGCAAGCCTATTATGAGTCCTTATCCTATGGCAATTGGCACAAACCACCTCACACTTTTCGATCTCTTTCTTAATAGCCTTCCAGGAAAAACCATCGTGGATCATTCTGGATATGTTATATTTCTTATCTCTTACATGATCAAAGTCTAAGATTATGTGGTTACCAACACCACAGTCTACACAGCCAGAATCCTCTTTTATCTTAGCAAGCATCTTCTTATACTGCTGCTTATTATAATGGTCTAACTCTTTGTCAGTCATTGCTATTATTATACCGTGAAAATATTAAGGCCCCACACAGGCAATTCACCTGACTTGCGCCACGGTCTCTATCCAATGGGTAACTAATCCATCACTAAGGTCCTGTGTGGGACACTTCTATTATACTGCTACTTTGAACTTATTTCTGCTACTCTTGCCTTTGAAAACTTGAGCATAGCACTTCTGATTGGAGAGTAGCCAAGATCTTCAGCCTTCTTGCCACAGGTATCAAGCATAAAGTTAAAGAACTTTTTAACGGAATCATTTTTTGAGTTCTTCTCTTTGTATGCTATACCGTATGTGAATGTTGATATGTTATAGGATAGTTTATTAGGGTTCTTGTAATTAATTTTAACTACGCCACTCTTGTCTGGGACAAAGTCTCCAAGGAATACTGACGCTGCACTCACTGTTGGCTGTATAAACCTTCCAGCCTCATTCTCAACAGAGACTGTCTTTAGTCCTCTTGCATATGATATCTCATTGTATCCAATAGATCCATTTGTAGTTCCTTGTACCATTGCAATTCCATGAGACCCAGAAGCGCTGGTCATATAACTCTTAGATATATCTCCAGGGAATGCAGTACCAAAGTTTTTATTCCCTGGTTTGTTCCATATAGTTGGAGCAACTGCATTAAGGTATGAGGTAAAAACTTCTGAAGTTCCAGAACCATCAACACGGTATACAACTCTAATCTTTGTTGCTGGTATCTTAGGTAGTTTTCCTGATATAAGGTTTTCTTTTAATATCTGTGGGTCGTTCCACATTGTTATTTGTCCCGCAAAAACTTTAGCAAGGGTATCTTTACTCATCTTGATAGTAACTTTATATCCATCAAGTTTGTAGATAATTCCAATTGGCCCTGCTACCAATGGAACATATACAAACTCTTTTGATGGCTTTACTTCTGTACCAGAGTAAGGAACATCTGACATAGCAAAGTCTGTTACTCCATTTGAAAACATATTCTTTCCAGCACCTGATCCAGATGCTCCATATACAACAGAATCTCCTGTTGATTTCATAAATTCGACCCTGCATCTGTCTATAAAGTTAGCAGCAAATGTGGATCCAGCACCTTGAAGGTTGTCAGCATGTGAAGGGGTAATAAAAAAAGCATTAGCAAATATGGCTAATGCTACTGGTAAAGCAATGAATTTAAATTTCATACTTACAGTATATATGACAAGGCTATAAACTTTTGTTATAATTGGTAAACTAAGAATTAAATTTAGATGAATAATGAGCAGTTTATGGACTTGCTCAGGTCTCCCAGGGTGCGACCCTGGCTTGTCCGTACTCAGCAATAAGGTTGCTAAAAGCAACTGCATGTATCATGACGGAATACTATCTATTATACTATTTAATTTTAATAGATTTTGGCTTTTTGTCTTCAGGAACAATGCGTACAACATTTACATGTAGCATACCATCCTTTAGTTCTGCAGAAGTTACTTCCATGTACTCTCCCAGTGCAAAAGATCTTACAAACTTTCTTCCTGCGATTCCCTTGTGAACTACCTCTGCATCTGTCACTTCAACAATCTCACCCTTGATGATCAGTGTTCCATTATCTACTGAAACATCAATATCGTCTTTTGAAAAACCAGCGACAGCCAGTGAAATCTTGTATGTATCTTCATCTAGTTTGATTAGATCATACGGAGGGTATGACTGTGAGTTTGTTTTATGTGCTGTATTTAGGCGACTCAACTCTCTGTTGAAGCCAATAAAAAAAGGATCATTGAATAGATCCATAGCGTACTTTGTTACCATGTTATTCCCCTTTCAAGCGAATAAGTTAATTCCCCCCATTTGGGCAGGTATAAATATTATATCATATTGTATATAGACTCAGCAATATGGATTTGTTGATGAAATCCCCAATGACCAGGGGGCCAATAGGCGTAGTCTGCTGCGTTATCAAAAAACTCATTATCAGAAAACTCTAAATGGCATCCAATGTTTTTTGGTATTTTACTATTTAAGTAGGCGCTCTCAAAATATGTATCAGTAAAATCTTTAAAAGAGTATGGTTCTAAAGTTGAATCATTATAATAGGTCCATAATAATTTTATGTTATTGGATTCGCAATATTGAATAAATATTTTTAAAAATAAAATATTATAAAAAATTCCAAATTCTTCGGGCAAAACATTTTCTGCCATATGGGGCTCTTTAGAAAACTTTTCAATTAATTTGTTTGAAAGCATTGCTTTTCCTATATTTTCTCTAGACTCTGAGTCATTGTCTTTTTTGTCATTCATTACTGTAAAATTTATTAAGGGAACCTCAATCCTTGCTATTGGGAATACTGCAAATATATATTCAGGATGGTGAAATTCTTTAAAAAACTGAAATGCTTTAATTATTTGTGCTTGCATTCCTTCTCCACCTTTTGCTAAATTAACATAATCTTTATTCATTTTTTCTGATATTAGGTAAGGCCATGTCAGTTCTATAGGCATTCCATGTCCTTCTGTTTGAGAGCATCCCAAAGTTAAAATTTTTTGATTGTTAAACTCATCACATCTATATCCTTGAGAGTTTAGTTTATACTCAATTAAAACAGAATCTGCTTCTATTTTAGGAATACCATTATTACTCATTTCTTTTAAAGATCTATTAACAAAAATATTTGGTATTGTCTTTGGTGTGTATTTTTTATTAATCATTAAACTATCCTATCACTCTATTAGTAAATATATTTATCTTTAAATATTTTCTTTTTTTTAAACTTAAACAGCATGTATAGCCTAACTTTTCTTATTATTTTTTTCATTTTCCCTCGCTTCGTAAAATTTTTCTGCCCAGTACCTATGGAATACCAGCCCTTTGTGTCCATCATTTTTGGTCAGGTTGTATTTAACGGTTTTTGTTTTATCTTCATGCTGTTCAAAAATTTTTTTTATATTTAACTCCATATTTTTTATATCTAAAGAAATAAATTTTTTAAATTCATATTCTTTAAAGATGTCTTCTTCATCACCAAACCATGTAGACCAAAATAGTTTTGTATTGGATGCAGAGCAAAATGATTCTAGCAGTCTCAAACATATCACTGAGTTTCCATGTGCATTTACAAACTCTGCATCCGTAAAGTTATTTTCATCCGCCCGAATATTGTTTAGAAAAAATGAGTTTTCAGTGTCAGCAGTATGTTTATGACTGTATAAAATAGTTCTATATGTTTCTGGAATTAAAAAATATATTTCATCTGGCACACCGAAGTTATCTACATACTGCATTAATTTTAGAATTTGTATTGTTATTCCATCACCTATACTTGCAATATTATAATATCCACTGACGCTTTCTTTTTCTTTTATTTTTTTATAAAGGATGTATGCCCATGCTTCGTCTAGCCCATGGTTAGATCCTTGTGTTTCAGAACACCCCATAAAAAGTATGTGCTTTCCGTTGTGTGTGTCTATAAAATTATCGCACCTAAATCCAAAAGAGTTAAAATCATCAAGCATACTTTCTGGATAGTTTTTTCTAAAATCTAAATCAGTCTCACCCATTGTATTAAATATAAGATCTTTATTATTTAAAAATAAATCTTTAACTATCTTATGATATAATCTTTTTGTCATAGTTTAACTCCCAACTACCTATATCATGTTCATCATTTAGTAGTGGTTGCCCTTTAATGTTTAAACTAGTATTAAGAAGTATCGGAACACCAGTTTGTAAATAAAATTTATTCAAAACCCTGTATAGCCCTGGGTGCTGTTCTTTTGTAACTGTTTGAACTCTTGATGTGCCGTCTGCGTGTACCACAGAGGGGATCTTGTCAGGCTGCAGGCACTTAACTGTGTACTGCATATAAGGACTCTCAAAGTCCATATCAAACCATTTGGAGGCATGCTCTGCCATAACTACTGGGGCAAAGGGTCTAAAAAGTTCTCTCTGTTTAATTAGATTTACCTTGTCTTTAATTGATGGATCTCTTGGGTCCGCAAGTATACTTCTATTTCCTAATGCTCTTGGGCCATACTCTGCTCTTCCTGTTGCTACTGCTACGATTCCGTCTTTCAATATGCCGTCCAAAATTTTCTGAACAGGGTACTCTCCACCAAGGTCATAGCCAAGATAAGGAGTCTTCCAATCAAGATGCTTTCCATATAGGGCTGCTGATGCGCCTAAAGAACTACCAGCATCACCAGGGTTAGGCATGATCCAAATCATATCAAATATTTTCCACAGCAGTGTATTTGCGGATGAGTTTAGTGCACATCCACCCATGAATACTAAATTATTTTTGCCAGTTAAACTTTTTGCCATACGCATGAATTGATTTAGCCTTTGCTCGTATACCATTTGTACTGCTGCTGCTATATCAAACTTATCTTGTTCTGAAACCCAACCCCAGTCAGTTATTCCTTTATGAAAATTATATTTTTGTTTATCATAACTTGGGAAATATTCGTCTACTTTTTTATAATACTTTTGCCAGTCTCCATAGGCAGCCATCCCCATCATAATATATTCTTCTTGATTTGGCATTAAGCCTATTAGTTGTGTGAATGCTGAATAGAATAGTCCGAAACTTACTGGATAGTTTTGTTTATACTTTAGTTTAATCTTGTCGCCTTCACCAACCCAAATTGTGGAGGTATTGTATTCACCCATAGCATCTAAAACAACAATTACAGCATCGTTGAACAAACTCGTATAGTATCCTGCTGCTGCATGAGAATAGTGGTGGCTAAAGGATTTTCTAGGTATTCCTTCAATATTAAACTGTGGTTTCCAGTCTCCAGATCCACCCCTTAAAGCCAGTCTAGAGGCCTTTAGAAGAGGTTTCTCGTAGTATGCTATAGCATTAGGGGTGCCGTACTGCAAAGCATTAGTGATTAAACTATCATTCACATACCAATCATTTTTTTGCTTACTATACCTTTCAGCATGTCCAGCAAAAAGTATCTCTCCATCTTTAATTAAAGAGACAGATGCGTCGTGAGAGGTTTCGTTAATTCCAAGGATTATCATTATCCAACTCTCTCTTAAATCGTTCTGCAATGTGTATGTGTTGATGAATACCTATGTGTTCTTTATCATGCCCTGTGTTCCAAACTGTTTTTATTTTATTTTCTTTAATATCCTTATGGCAAGAAAGATTTTCAAACTCAAGTTCATCAAAATTAAATTCTTTAGGTTCTAAGTAGTTTGAGTATTCAGAAAAACTTTCTTTTAACATTTTTAAAAACAAATTTGTTGTGTGATTCCAAGAACTATATTTAAAATAAATATTATTTTGTTTGCAGTATTCGTTTAGTAGTAAAATTGATTGAAGGTTTTTGTAAAGGGCTTGAGTAAATGGAATAACGTCTAAAGGACTATGAGGAAGAACACTTAACTTATTAACTTTGTGATCATCGGATGGTCTTAAAAACCAGTGTTGTACGAGTTCATGCTTGTTTAATGGGGTTGGCATCTCTATTTTATTACTATCTACCCCTTCTATTCTTCCTAAGTCTGGGTATAATACTAACAAAACTTTTGGGTTTCCATTTTTTTGAAAGTGATGCATTAATCCCTTTAATATTGACTCTGCTCCCCAGCCACCCATGCCTAAGTTTAGGGCTTCTTTACCGTAAGAATCTGCAATTTGAAAACCCCATATATCCTTGTAAGATCCATCTTTAACTTCTGGCTCTGTTATGTGATCTCCATGCGTCTGGGAACAGCCTGAAAAAACAAATTCGTAGTACTTGTTAAAGTCTTGGTCCATAGGTCTGTATCGGTAATCTTCAAGTTGTTGATCAAAAGTAAAAAAACTTAAAGCCTTAGATTGAGTAGTTGAATGAGAGGCAAGAATGTCTTTTAACTCTTCCAGAAACAGGGACATCTCTTCATTGCTGTATTTATTTTTAGAGTCAACTGTAATACCTTGAAAAAACCTAGTTAAAAAATCAAAAAATCTTCTGTTTATTTCGTTCAATATATAAACCTGTTGTCTTTCTTTTTAAAGATTTTTTTTATTTTATAATAAACTTTATACATTAAGTACTTTAGTATCATTTTTTCTCCTATTATTAAATTATATCATAGAAAAGCAGGCCTGTAAAATAACAAGCCTGCTAATCTTTAGGAAAATTACTTTACCTGGTTAGTTGGTTTTCCTCCGCCAGATGACTTCTTTGCAGGAGCCTTCTTTGCGGTCTTCTTAACAACCTTAGCAGTCTTAACTGCCTTGTCTACATCTTCTGCAGATGGCATCTTGCCGAATGCAGGATCGTTAGGGTTGGCTGCTCTCAATACAACGGGCACAAGTGCTCCAAGTAGTGAGTATGCTAATGTCTGTGGATCTGTAACTCCAGAAGCATACATTGCTGTTGCTGCTCCAAGTACTGATCTTCCGTATGACGCTAGTGCGTTTTTGATTTGTTTATTCATTTTATTCCTCCTAGGATATGAATTTTGTTAGTACTGTAAAACCAATCCATAAACCAATAATTCCTGCGACTCCCGCAAAAACTGGTGGTGCTGGTACTGGCAATTTGAATGCAGCAAATACTACACCACATCCAAAACCTGTTAATACTGAAAGCATAATTTCTTTCATGCGTCTATTCTACCATAGTCATCTGGCAGGAGTTTTTTTAGTTCTTTGTACGCTCCTGATATTTTTTTTAAGGCAAAGTCATGTGGAGTAATCATGCCATCTACTGCTGAGCCATATTTATCGTAGTGTTCGACCTGTGGACCAACCTCATCAATAAACAACTTTAGCCCAGACTGAACCTCTTCTATATACTGATATGCCCAATCACGAGAATCTGAAACAAATTTTAAAAATGCTTCGTTTGATTCTTCTTGATCTGTTTTATTTCCGTCGCTAATAGACTGCTGCATAAGCAAAAGATTTAATGTGTTTGCCAAAATGATGCGGTTCTTTTTTATTTGAAACACATACAAAGATAAGAATAATAGAGTTAAGAATACAAATACTCCGACTAGAATTGACTCAATCATAGTTCTTTTCCACCTTCTCTTACCAACAAAACAATAGCACCATTATCTTCAAGTGCTTTTTTAACACGAATCATGTACTCAATAGCCTGTCTCTTTAACTCAACAGTCTCCAAGGACATAAAGTCTTTCTCTTTTGCTTTTACTGTTATAAAATTATCATTATCTACAATTTCCAAACTAAAATTGTTTGGGGCATGCAAAGATCTAAACGCTCTTCTCATTGCATCTGTATACATCTTACTCCATTGTTAATGATTGCCATGTCATTCCCCAGTCATCCTTGCTCTTGTGGCTAGAAAACTCTTTTGATATTTCACCATTCTCTAAGTATACACCACCCCAGACTCCCCACTCTTTTCCTGAAATTCCAACAGAAAAGCAGTCTTTCCTTACTGGACAGGATGAACAAAGAGCATCAATTGCTGGTCTTAGTAGTTCATCTTCCTCATATTTATCAAAAAATAAGTTTGTATCATAGTCTAAACAAACAGCATCATCTTTCCATTTAAACTTATTCATTTAGATCACATACTTATCAGGGATTTCCCATCCTTGGCTAGAAGGAATAAACTCTTTTTTCATTTGCCACTTGTTATTTTTATAGATACCAAATTTTGAGTAGTAGGCTTTCTCTGAGGGAAATGTCTCAACTACTGTCCAACCATCCCATGACAGTTGTCTATTCTTGTTTACTATTGACTCCATAGTGTCTAAAGAATTAACTAATTTCATAATCTTTCCATTCTGTTTGTGTGCCAAGGCACATTTGAAGCATACTAAATTCTAACATATATGACAGAGTTTGTCAAGAACTATTAGAATGTGTATACGTTTGTGTTTATATTATTTAGTTTTGATATGTGAACCATCTTTGACACTGGCTCTTTTGGATTAGACAAAAAGGCAAAGTGGTTTAGTTCAGATATGTTTTCTTCTAGCCATTGAGGAGTCACTTTAATAAACTTAATAGACTTACCTCTTGACTTCATTCCTTTTTCAGATAGGTTTGCAAACTCCATAGCCATCATATTAATATTGTTTGGACCCGCAGAATATATATGAAAGTTTTTGTCCTCTTCTAGCAATTCAGAAAGGGCAACGGCCATCGATCTAAGGAATACATTATAGTTGTCAAAACTACTCGTCCCCTGAACCCCTACTATCATCGTTAATCCCTTCTCTTAATCTATCCATTATGAATAGCATTTTATCTAATTGTACCTTATCCATGTGTATTGTGTCAACTTGTTCCGCAGACTCCTTGTCAATAAGTTCATTGACCAGTGGCGCTTTGTAAAAAATATTATCTTTAATCCAGTACGCACTGTTATCAAAAATAATTACTTTTATATTAGTTTTATCGTAATGTATTTTAGACTGTGACCTAGTTTTTAATTTTCTAGATTTACTCTTTCCATTGCTATACCTATACTGAAGCATTGACTGGCTAATAATTGGAGTGCTGATATTATTTGCTTTGACTCTTAAAATATAAACATAAACAAGCAAGGCAAGTATTACTGTTGTCCCGATAGCACCATACAAATTATTCATAAAGACTCCCAGGTATTTAGTATATCATTTTTTATTAGAAAGAGCCTTTATTATCTCTTCGATAACAACTCTTTGATCTTTGTCTAAAGACTTTATTGCATCTAGGTCAAGGCCTTTTGGACCTATCTTAACCAGAGGATCTTCTTCTGTTATATCCATGTCGATAAAACCTTTTTCCCAAAGTTTTAAAGTAACTTTTGAAAAGTATATAGAAAGATCATCACTAAGTTTAGAGTCTAACTCCTTAAGCCTATCTGTTGGCCTGTAAAGGGGTTCCCCAGTCTCAGAGTCAGTACCTGCAAACTCTAGCCCACCATTAAGTATTAACTTATCTACGGAATCAAACTCATCCACGGTTATTTCCCAGACTTCTTTCTGGCCTTTGCTAGTTGATCAAAATCTTTAACCTTAGTGTCACCTAGATATCCCCAGGCATAGCCATCATTGATCATCATGTCGTTAAGAGATACGGTATCTCCATTAATATATACCCAGCCTAAAATGCGACCATACTTCTCAGATGAATCCATCTTCTCAGTCTTAATAATAACAGACTTGGCATCTTTTAGAGCCTTCTTTAGGTACTCTTTAGACTCAAGACCAAGAGTCTTTTCTTTAAGGTCTTTCGTACGAGACTCAGGGGTATCAATACCAGCCAATCTCACACGGGATTGAAACAAAATATCAAACCCTAAATCAATAAGAACGTCAATGGTATCTCCATCTACTACGTTCTCTACTTTTCTTACATAGTATTCATACATTTGTAGCCTCCTTGTTTTTTACAAAATTGTAAACATCTAAGTCTATACTGTTTAACTCTAGGACTCTGTCCTTTTCTCCTTGAGTTAACAAGTTTACAAAGTAATCAGACGAAACTTTTTCTTTATTTAACTCAGATGGTCCAACATTAATCTTAGTATTAAGATCAAAGTTTATCTCAATGCCGTGGTTTAATAGGAACCAGTCTTTAATTTTACCACAGAACACACCTATGTTATCAACTGTGTTTACGATTTTAAAACTATTTATATTCTCAATTGCATTAGTTAGAGATGTATTTTCATTTCCAACAAACCAATCAAACCCATAACCTTCATGATACTTCTTCATCATTTCGGCTCTATGCTTTGTGTAAAAAGACTCTGCATCCCAAGATCTTGGATCAGCAGAGTTACAAATAAATCTACTCTGATAGTTGTTATGAATTAAAAAATTATTATCTTCAAACAAATAATATAAAAACTTTTCCTTGTTATCTTTTCTTTCCATGTACTCTGGCCTGTCTTGCAGATATCTAGGATATATAAAATTAAAATAACTTGCTCTTGCTTCTACTGGTTCTCTTACTACCGTTGCAGTATCCACATCTTTTAAAAATTCTATGGGGTATGTTCCTCCATGAGCAGAAATGTAGATTTTTGAATCTAAAAACTCATTACTGTTTGGAAAGTATGTACTAACATAAGATAAAATATCATTATTTATACTATTTTTTATATTATGAGAAATAAATTTTCCAGCAGTTTTTGGTATATGTAAAAAGTATAACTGCTTATTCATGTTTATTTTCTCCCCCATTGTATATAGTTCCACCCACGCTCATGTGCGTAGTAGATAAATACTTTAACTACCGTTTCCCAAAACGCAATCGTTACTGAGAGCGAAGCGTTCTTTGTTATAACATAAGCAACCGCAACAGAGGAGAGTGTTCCCCATATGCGATAACTAAGTGCCTTAGCAAACGATCTTGCTCTGGTTACTGTCATTCCTTGCCCCACTTGACAGCATTCCAAATTCTTTCATGATAATAGTATGCCACAAAATTAACCCCATTGGTTATTAGTGTAGCAATAGTAGCCAGACTAATATCTTCGCTCAAAGCATAAAGAGTTACAAACCCTGAAACCATTGCGACAACTCTCCATGTTAAAGACTTAACAAGTGATCTACTTTTCTTTACGCTCATCATTATCCTTAAACATTGACGCTATAATTCTTTCATCTGCAGCATTGATTGCTTCCCCAGATTTTTCTATCTGTCTAAAGGCCCAACTGCTTGCGTTTTTCAGTAGCCGAAATAGCATGAATGTCTGCCCCCAAATCTACTTGTTCAATCTTGTATCCAACATCTCTACCATATACAATGTTGGTAATGTTTGGTAGTCTTAATACTAATGCACCATCCATAAATTCATCCTTGGCAATATATTCTTTTACCTGATCGAACTTAAGTGGATCTTTCTCGCTTGTATTGTATGTATTACGTACTCCCAGCAAAACCTGCTCTGTTCTCTTCCCTGCCTCTTTGTAAAGAGCGTGATGTCCTTCATGCCATGGCTGATATCTGCCCAGCATAAGGGTTGTAGGGGCTGTCCAGTCGTGTAACTGGCAAGCAGCAATGATAAGGTCAGCCTCTTCTTCTACTGTCATCCCACAGGGGATTCTGACATCGCATGACTCTGGGTCTTCCCACATCTTGTTTGTGTCTTCAAATCTTCCAGACTCAATTCTGTCTACCCAAATTAAAATATCTGGCTTGCCAAATGCTGCACGAGTCAAGTCGGTAGGGCACACAAAGTCAACTATCACTGGAGCAACTCCCTGCTTAGCAATAAGTCTTGCCATGTCCCCCATACGTCTTGCCTGTTCAATTCTATCTTCAGGGCTAAAACCTAAGTCTGAGTTTACTGTTGCACGGACCTCATCTGCATTAAGGTGAATGGCGTTAATTCTTTCTTTGAGTGCCTTGGCCAACTCTGTCTTACCAGCACCTGGCAGACCAATAATCTGAATAATCATTCTTCACCTATCTCTGTGTTTGGCATAATGTCAATTAACAAATGCACTCTGTCAATTTTGCTACTGTTTTCTACTGAGTGTACTCTTGAGTTGTTAATCTCCCAGCATTCTCCTTCTGACATGTTAATTTTTTCTGATCCAACAGTAAAAAAAGTCTGGTCTGATGTAATAATTGGTATGTGATGCCTTCTTGAGGAAAGCAAATACTCACCACTATCAGAATGTGCAGAAATATTATGTCCTGCTTTTAATTTTATAAAAAGAACATTGCTCCTAATTCCATTATGCTTTAGTTCCAAGTCTTTAATAATTGGATTAATCATGTCAAGTAGTGTTTTGTCATTGCTTTTTTCTTCAACAACAAGAGGTTCTCCTTGTTTCCAAGCAAGATTTGTTTTGTATACAAAGTAAGAATTAGTGTCTTTGTGTGCTTGGAAAATATCTTGTCTTGATGTATCAATAAACCATTCATCAGAAAAATTATTAATATATTTTTGGATTGATGATATATCATAGTTTCCAAAAAAATTAAAGTTAAAGTTTTCTGACAACTTGTTCATTTTAACTAACTAATTTTTCTCGTTCGTCAACAATGCTAAGCGCAAAAGACATCATCTTCTTATATCCTTCAGAACTATCCATAATCTTATTATAGTGATGACCACAAAACATTAGGTCTCCAGAGATGCCAGTTACCTGAACTAGAGCCTCCGCACTACAAGAGTCACACCTATCCAATGGAGATAGTCTCCACTGCTTTATTTCTACTGCTTCATCAATCATTGTCTTCATAGTATACTGCCTATTTCTTTCTATTATCAGTGGAATAAAATCCACTACCGTTGAAAACTGCTCCTACATTAGAGTATACACGAACTAAGGTATGATTGCAAGTCTCACAGACATATCCAGGATCGTTATCTTTTATTGAACGCTCTTTAGTGTAGCGTTTTGCACATGGCATGCAATCATATTCGTACAGTGCCATGCGTTACTTCTTCTTTTTTGCTTTTACTGTCCAGACTGGTGCATTGAGATTGTCTCCACCCCATTCATATCCAAGTGTTTTAACAACAAACCTAATAAATTTAATACGCATTATTTTACCTTGTGTCCAAACTTTGCCCAGACTCTCTCATGTAGGTAATAGAATGTCATTTCTAATGCCATGTATGAAAGTGCATATAGTCCAACATACTCCCATTCAGCCTCACCATAAATTATATGGCTTGCTGCAAATAAAATTCCAGAAACAAAAGTAAAATGTACAAATGGCCAACTGATTGTTTTTAGTACTGATTTCTTTTTAGATTCCATTATAGTGCTACCTGAGCCTTTCCTCCGCCACCAGATGACTTCTTTGCAGCAGGCTTTGCAGCCTTCTTTGGTGCTGGTGTTGATGTTGTTGCAGATGCTGTTACCTTGTTTAGTAGTGGAGCATTTTCTTCTCCAGTGTATACTGGACGACCCCAACCAACTACGGCGTTAACTAACTTCTTCTTATTGTTCTTCACATATGCACGAGTCTTCTCAACACACATTCCGCCGTTGCGCTGATCTCCCTTTGCAGTTCCTGAAGTGTTTCCTTCAATAACTTGAATTGTTCCATCGCCGTTGTTCTTAATGCAAAGACCAACATGTGAAATACGATTTACGCCATCTTCTGGGAAATCAAAATAGATCCAGTCTCCTGGTGTTGGATCATCATTACGAGCATCTGACCAACGCTCAGCCTTCTTAAACCAATCTGCTGCTGCTACTGTTGATGCAGACTTAGGGAATGACTTTACTCCCGCAGTAAATGCTGTCCAAGAAACGAATGACTGGCACCATGGTTGGAAATTAACCTTGATCCATGCTCCGTACTTTGTTTCGTTATCTTTAGGGCCTTCAATTGTGCCCAATTCTTTTTTTGCAACCTCTATAATTGCTTCTACTGATCCTTTTGCAGCCATGATTACCTCCTTATAGGTATCTTTATCTTATTATATCACAATAGGCGTTGCCCTGCCTATAGGGTTTCCCACTTAAAGTGTTTTCTATATTTTTCTAAATCAACAATATTTGGATCCACCCACCAATCTTCATGGTACTCTCTTACTACCAATGAATAACCTAATGAATCCAAAATCTCTCTTTGAGCATCTCTCATTGCAATATTTCTCCAGTACATGTTTGCATCATGCTCAAATGTAATAACCGTAAACCTGTATTTATTTAGCGGTACTGCAATCAATCCATGCAAAGATAGATAATGATTTCCGTCTGGCCTTCCGTTAAGTTTGTATCCAGAATCAATATCAACCTGCAAGTAATCTATCTGATTAGGAAAATTATTTTCTTCAAAGTATTTAATGTAATCAAACTTTGTGGCATCTCCAAGGATGCAAGGGTTCTTTCTGTTTTCTGTTATTTCTTTATGTAGTTCTGGAACTATCTCAAAGGATACGCCATTCCAGTCAAACTCTGTTTCTAGTCTATATGTATTGCTACCATTTTTAGAGTGATATGCTCCTAGTTCTACATAGTATCCCCCAGTTTTTTGATCCATGAGGTCTATAACAAACTCTTCTTGTCTGCTTGTTGGTTGAAATTGCATTGTGTTCCTTTCGGTAGTTTTCCGCTGCCCCACCTGGCCTCGATCCAGGGACATCCGAATTAACAGTTCGGCACTCTACCATCTGAGTTATAGGGCATAGAAGGCAGTTTTAGTCATGCCCAGGACATTCGTCTAGTTGCGACTATACGAAACTGTATTAATTACAATCTTTGGAAGAGCATTAAAATACTCTTGAAAAGTTTTGTATGTATTATTTTTTAAGTATGTTGTTGCTGAAACAACTGTGGCTCCTGAAGATCCAGAAAGATTAAACTTAGCAGTAGGAATAGTTCCCTTGTAAATTTCTAATGCTCCGAATGTAACAATATCGAGTCCAGGACCTCTGTTTGTTGCTTTTTCAAGTAGCAAAGATGTGGCTGTAGTTAATGCTCCAACACCAATAGCCCCAGGAGTACATGCAGGCCAACCAATAACATCAGATCGAGCATGATTTCCTGTTGCAACAAATACTGGAATATTCTTTGCGTTTAATAAAGAAACTGCTCCAGTAGTGACATTGTCAAAGTTTGGACTATTTACATTGCATCGACTAAGGTTTCCTGTATCTACTGCAGCCTGACTAATAGATAGTGCGTCAATACTATACTTATCTGAGTTTTTTGATACCCAATCAATTGCAGCGACCAAAGACTCTGGTCTGTTTGCTGAAGAGCCTGAAGCGGTAACATTTGAGTATCTAATAAAAACAATCTTTACGCTAGGATCAACCTTGAGCGCTGCCTTTGTCATCCAGTCTCCGTGGTGTGTTCCGTCATTGAGAGATTTTGGCCATACAACTGCGCTGGCTGCGCCTGGACCCTCTACAAAGTTAGTCTTGTTTGGACAAGATAGGTTTTGTGAGAAACATACTTCATAAATAATAGATGAGAAATTTTTTGAATCAATGGCTGTGTCAATAATAGCCAAAACCTTTTGATCTTGTGCCTGTGCTGGTGCAAGTGCTGTAAATGCAATTGCGATTGATAGTAGTGCTAGTAGTGTCTTCTTCATTGTGTTCTCCTTGTTGTTGTTATTGTTTGATTTTTAAAACTACTTGGCAAGGGTCTCCGCCCTCTTCCCATTCTTGTTGTTCTTCATCTGTCATATAGGGATCTCCCTCATGAGTATTGCAGAACGGCTCTGTTACCCATCCCCGCTCAATTCCGTTTTCAAGCCAGATCTCAAACTCATCAAAGTCTGACTCTATGTTCTGAATGTCCTTTAGGATCTCTTCAAATTCTTCGCTCATATTATAAGTATACCCCTAAGCGCTTATGATGTCAACTGGTCCCATGCATGATGGGTTAAATTTAATAGCAGCATTTACTGCTTGCATTACTCTATTCCTTGCATTTTTCTGCTTATCTGTTGCATACAAAACCCCATAAGCATACTCTGCGCCAGAGCCCATGGCAAGATATGGAAGTGTGTACTTAGATAAAGACATATCTCCAGAACTGTGTTCATAGATGTTTCCACGAACTGCAATAATTAAACCAAGGTCTCCATCTTTAGATGTGTCTACCCAGAACTCATTATAGAATTCACGCAGTTCTTTAATAAACCTTGTCTGCATAAACCTATCTGTATCTTTAATGTTAGGTGCAGTTGGTTTAAAGTTGTAACGGATTCTTTCTCCGTCCATTGATCCAGCATATCCAATTAAGTATGGACCTATCTTCCAAACCTTTGGTGCTTCAAGTGCTAGAATGGTACCATCATCTGATGCTCCACGATCTCCAGCCATGTAAATTTTATCTTCATGGCGTACAACTGCAATACAGGTCATGACAGAGCCCTCTCCAGATAGGTGATACTTAAGTATACCATTGCCTAGAGAGGGCTGTCAACTACCGTCAATAATGACTAATTAGCCTTTTTGTCTACCGTCTTAAACGCATCATTGATCTCTGCCAATGTGAGTTTTCCATCGTCCAAAAAAGCCCTTGCCAGTCTTTCAATGACTGTTGCTACGCCTAATAGTCCTGCTAAGAATACTGCCTGCATTGTGTCAATTCCAACCACTGCCCCAGCACCAAGTACTGACAGACCAGATGCTGCAAAGACTGCTAGGATTCTCATTAAAATATTAGTGATTGCCTTTTGTGGGTGCTCCTTCTTAGGAGGCTCTACTACCTTTTTAGTTGCCATGTTTAGTCCTCCTTTCTTAGCGGGATTGTGATAAGCCAGATTACTGTGGTTGCAAGTACTGCAATACCAACAATGTCTCTTGCTGATCCCGTCAAAGTTAGCCATGCAATAAAGAAGCCAAGGAGGGTAAATGCCTGTGCAATTAATTCCATTCCTGCATCTTTAAACCATTTCATTAATCCCTTTAGCATTTTGCCTACCAGGTTTATGGCCTTATTGATTATTTTCATTTGTTCCTCCTTATCATTGCCCCTGCAATTTGTGATACGATGATCACTGGGACAATTACTTCTTGCGCTTTTTCTCTCTGATCATCTGTCATGTCGCTACCTAACTCAGAGAAATTAGATAGTAGTTCTACTGGGTCCACTGCAAAGACTGCTCCAAGTGGGTCTGCTAAGAATGCCTCTGTTTGTACCTCTGTTACTGCATCTGCTAATGTAAATGGCATTGGTGTATCCCCTGCTGATTCTGCTCTGTCAGTAAACTCAACAAATGCTTCAGCAAGTGCTGGGTTAGACTTCATCTGCTCAGCAATCTCTGCAACTTCTGACGGCTTAATACCAAGGTCTTCTGCAACTTCTACTTTTGCTTCTTGCGTCAATGCTTTAAGGGTTTGACTTACTGCTGTGACTTGTTCAGCAGAAAGTGTAACTAACTTATTATCCTTGCTTGTAAGGTTAGCAATAACTCCAGATAAATCTTCTGCTGTTCCTGTACCCTTTTCAGGAATAAGTTCTGCTAAAACCTCATCTTTAACTTCTACATCTGGCTCAGTCCATGGGTTTTCTTCAGGCTCAGGATCTGGTCCTGGTTCTGGTGAAGGTTCAGGAGTAGGCTCTTCTGTGGGTTCCTCAGTAGGCTCTGTAGTTGGTTCTGTAGTTGGTTCTGGATCTGGTGTAGGTTCTATTGTAGGTTCAGGAGTTGGCTCCTCTGTAGGCTCCTCCGTAGGTTCCTCTGTAGGCTTTGGGGATGGCTTTGGCGTAGGAGTAGGCTTTGTTTCCTCTGTAGGCTTTGGAGTTGGAGTTGGAGTTGGCTCTTCTGTTGGTTCAGGGCTTGGTTCCTCTGTAGGTTCTTCTGTAGGTTCTTCTGTAGGTTCTTCTGTAGGCTTAGGACTTGGTTCAGGGCTTGTTTCTGGAGTTGGTTCTGGAGTAGGCTGATTGGCTGCAGCGTTGGCTGCTGCTTGAGCAATGGCAGACTGAATTTCTCTTTGTAGTTGCTCATCATAGTAACGCCATGCGTCATCAATAGCATTATTTAAATCAATTATTGACTGATTGTATATTTCTATTTTGCTATTCTTTAACTCTAAAGCATCTTCTGTATCTGCAACGGCATCAAGATGTTCCTGTGTCTTAGTTTGCAAAACCTGATTCATTGATGACAGTGTTGCATTCTCAGAGTTGTATACGCTTAGTTTGTCATTGTATACTGCCAACTTATTGTTATAGTTTGTTTGTGCTATATCCTTTGCTGCAACAGCATCATTGTAAGCATCTGTCTGTGCTTGGGTTGGTCCTGATCCAGAGGAAAATGTATTAAGATTACAACTAAAGTTTTGTCCCCACACTCTTGGATCTCCAGCATAGTCGCAGCCTGCTCCAGTCCATCCTCCAGGAATTGCCCATCCAAGATGATAAGATCCTGGTCCTCCACCGTTATACCACCAAATCTCTACACTCAATGTTTTATCTTCGCTAACATCATATACTGGTGAATAATCGCTCCAAGTAGTTCCTTGCTCTATCCATTGATCTATTGCAAGATTTCCGTCTACATACATTCTAAATCCATCATCTGTATATCCTGCAAAATATGTTGATGTGAACCAGGACGGTACTGTTATTTGACCAGTAAATTTAACTATAAAGTTTTCGTATCTGTTACCACAAACTGGTAGTTGCATGTGGCTTGAGTTCCAAGTACCAGAACAAAGAACAGATCCTGGGGTAGCAACATTACCCTGTCTAACAAGAGTATAAACAGTGTATGCCAAACCTGTTCCTCCAGCACTCTGCATACTTGATTGAGTAGTTTGAACATTAATATTGGCTATGCTGAGAGCATCCTGTGCATCGTTTCTTTCTTCAAGAGCATTGTCTTTATGTTCAAGGGCTAAGGCTACTGTGGCTGTCTGCCCATCCACATTTGACTGAGCAAGGTTCTTTGATTCTAAGGCTGTGGCTTCTGCTTCTACTGCATCTTCGTGGGCATCATAGGCATCATCTTTAAGTTCCTTCGCATTTGTGGCTGAGGCAAACTTATTTTCTGCTATCTCTATAAGATCTATAAAGTTATCCTGATAGCCAAGGTCATCTACGCTATCGTTAAGTTCCTGTATTTCTTGGGCTGCTACTGTGAGTGGATCATCAGAGTGGGCTTCCTGGGGGGCTATAAGTAGCCAGCCAAAGGCTAAGACTGTGGCCGTTACTATTCTTAGTAGTCGTTTAATTACCTTTCCCCCTTGCAGACGACATGTCTGATAGGATGATTATACCATTTTATTGCACAAAAAAGGGGCTACCGTAATTGGTAACCCCTTTAATGTTGGACGAATTACTTTAGCAAAGCAACCTTTGCCTTTGGATTCTTCTTGTTCCATTGAAGAGCCAACTTGTTGAATGCAGTCTTTACAGACTTAAGTGCAGCAGCGTTATCTGCTGTCAACTTAGCAATCTGTGCATCCTTAGCAAGAAGAGCAGCATCTGATGCAGTCTTTGCATCTGCAAGTGACTTTGCACCCGCTACCTTCTCTGCTGCTACAGCATCTGCAACTGCCTTATCTGAAGCAGCCTTTGCATCTGCAAGTGCCTTATCTGATGTAGCCTTTAGATCAGCAAGTGCCTTGGCATGTGTAGCCTTTAGTTCTGCAAGTTCTGCAGTAAGTGTTGCAAGTGAAGCATTCGCTGCTTCCAAGTCCAACTTGAACTGTGCAATAATCTTATCTGCAGCAACGCCTGCATCTGCAAGTGCCTTTAGAGCGCTTGCTTCTGCCTTCTTTGCATCAGTTGCTTCTGCTGTTGCCTTTACTAGGTCAGCATTGGCCTTTGCTAGGCTTTCTGCAAGTGCAGACTTTGCCTTAATCTCTGCCTCTAGTTGAGCCTTTGTTGAAGCGTGTGCTGCTCTTTCAGAAGCAAGTGCTGCTCTTTCAGCAGAAAGTTCTGATACTAGATCACGAACTGCGATCTCTGCAAAAGGTGCAAGTGCACGAGCAGGTAGACCAATTACATCTGCAGTTGTTGCATCTGAAGCAGTTGTTGGAGCAAATGTAATAAGTGAACGAGTTCCAGTTGCTGGGAGTGTTGCACTAAACTTTGCAACTCCAAAATCTGAAAGTGTAGCACCAGTTGTTACTGTTGCTGTGTCCATAACTGCTGTTGAAGCAAATACGGTTGCTGTAATTGACTTACCAGATACCTTGTTACCAAATGTATCTGTAGCAGTTACTGTAATCTCTTGCTTAGTTCCTGCTGCGCCTGTTGTAGGTGCTGAAACTGTTAGGTTGTTAATCTTTCCAGCAGTACCCTGTACATAGTATGTAAGAGTTGTTCCACCGTTGTTGATTACAACTGTACCAATTGCTGTTGTCTTTGTGTAGACAAAAAATGTTGCAGTTGTTCCAGTACCTGTTGCAATTGTCAAAGATGATGATCCTGACGATGCTCCGACTGGTGCTGCTGATGTGTGTAGTGCTGATACGATTGTTGCGTTAGTTGCTGATGCAGTAACTGATGTTCCTGCTGCTACTGTTGCTACAAAACGCAATGCATCTGCTGCATCGATTGTGTTATCTGCTGGGACTGGTAATGTAGCAGGTGTTGCGATTACACCGTTAGTAGTGTTTGCTACTGAGTCTAGTGTTACTGCGACTGTCATTACTGTAGCATTTGCAGGTGCTACTGCGACCATGCCCAAAGTCATGGCTGCAACCACGGCTAGTGCGATTTTCTTAAATGAATTCATTTTATTCCTTTTCTGTTATAGTGTTTTTAGTCCATCCAAATAGTCTTGGATATCTGCTATTTGGCTAGGTTTATATTGTATCACATTTCGACTTTCTAAGTCAAATTGCTCTTCTGGAGTTTTTGGTCTATCCTTAAAAGTATGAACCTCTACTTCAGTGTCTATATTTTTTGGGGTATGTGATATTGCCCCAAATATTGCTCCACACACAGCATCAGCCAAGTCCTTTGACTTTTTGCGTGGGTGGTCAACTCTATCATTTTTCATAATCTTTAACTGTGTTAGTTCATCAAACAATAAATCTATTGCAGGCATGGCAAGTCTTTCCTCATATACAAGCATAGCCATGTCCTCGTAGTGCTTCTTGGCAACAGAAACAGTATCAGTCTTCATTCCAACCTGCTTCAACTCATTTTGAATATCAAATGACTGCCAACGGTCAAAGGAAACCATTCCAATATCAAACCCAAGCCTTCTAAGGTTTTGGATCCACTGTTTTACTTCAGATAAATTAACTGGGCCTTCAACCTTTGGCTCCCACCATGCTACTGCATCTACTACTACGATAGGGGCTACCTGTTCATAATTATTAATTACTTGAATGTTTACCCATTTTTCTACATGTGCAATTGCTACCGCACACTTATCGTGCTTCTGTGCAAGGTCAGCGTGTACATAATATTTTTTTGTTGGATCTGGTTTAAATGAATCGTCAAACCTTCTAAAGTTATCTACAGGGTTTCTTAATGTCATACAGGCTCTTACCTTGTCTGCCTGCTTAAAGAATGCATCAGAAGCAAAGGTTGGTACACATGCAAAGCGCATCATAGCATCTCCAAGGTCTGTCATGAATGCAATCATAAAGTCATCGATCTTGCGTGTAGGGTTTACTTCCCATGTAGGTCTCTTTAATGCGAATACTCCTGGATATTTGTATGAAATGATTTGATCTTCGTCCCACGAAATTTCAAAGTTGTTATCTGGACTATCTTCTGGTAGTAGTGGATTAATTGTAAACTTGTGACTTCTTTCTACAACTTCTTTCTCAGCAACAACATCATCATACTTTTCTGAAATAAAGTCACCTGGATAACGGGGGAATGATAAAAGAACTACCTTGCCAAGATCTGGGAAGCGAGAGTCTACTGATCCACGGAAAGCCTTGTAGATATTATCAGCAGTCTTTCCTTGTTCATTGCCTGTTCCGACCTCAGATGCAAAACCAGAAATCTCATCAAGAACTGCAAGAAGAAGGTTCAAACCCTCATGGGATTCACGCTCTGAGTGACCAGAATAAACAGTGATTGCCTTATCAAACTCGATAGAGTCAGCCTTAGCATAATACTTTCCTGCAAACCATGGAGATCTTTCAATCTTTGACTTAAAACCTTTAAAGAAAACATTCTTTGCTTGTTGAGCGTTAATAGCAACGTTAATCAAATCAATAGCATCTCCAGAGGGCTTACCAAAATACTTTGCTGGATCTTTAAGGCATAGAAGTTTGTATACAATGTATGAGCATGCTACGGTTGATGTGAAGTCTTTTCCAGATCCCTTGCCAAGTTGAAGAATGATTTCATTTTTTGTATACTTGTTGTAGTACTGAGTTCCTTTTTCTTCCCCCAGCAAATTTATAAGATCTTCTTTTCGATAGATCTGACTCATGGCTTCTACGATGTCGTACTGAATATCAGACAGGGGTGGCTGTCCAAGGTATGCTTCACCTTCAACAAAAGTTCTTGCATCTACTGGAGTTTCTTCAAAGTGATCATCTTGAAGTGCTTCAAGAAACTCATTGAACATCGTGGACAACTGTAATCACCTCGTTGTCTTTTGCAAATGAAGAAAGCCTACGCATAATCTCATCACGAACCTGTGGATATTCTGAGGCAATATCTTTTAAAATAAGAACAAGAATCTCTTGACGCTTTTCAATTTCCATCATCTCTTCAGCAAGTTCTTTGTTCTCAAGCAATCCAGCCTTCTGAAGCATGTCAATACGCTTTGACTCAATATCCATTACAAGTTTAATGGCTGCAGTCTTTGCACTGAGATTGTTAGTCATAGATGCCTCATCAATAACTTCATATGTGCGAGATACCAACTTGCTGTAGTGAGTGTCTGCTGCTGCCAGTGCCTCTTTAGCACGAGCACGAATAGCGTCGTTGGCTGAGGCCATGACCTTCCACTCATTAATAAGTGTTACTACTCTTTGTCTTGGTATAGCAAGTTGTTTTGAGATTACTGTTGGATCATTACCCTTTAGGTATTCTTCCACTACCAAGTTGACTTGGTCAAGATGCTTAACTAGATCGTCTTCAGTTGACATACTTGCCTTCCAGCCTGTTGATCTCATCTTTAATATAGAAAATTGCCTTCTCTAAATCTTGTATGGTCTTTGCTTCATCCTTAAGTCCTGCTCTCCAAAGATACTTGAAAGCATTACCAATATTAAAATTACGATGACGAGTTATCTCAATGCACTCAATGCCAGATGGATCTGATGTGTAGTGCAGTGGATTATTTACTTGGTCAACGGTTATGTTTAGATTATCACTCATAAGATTCCTCTTCATCAGATTCCCAATCAAATGTTTCTGGAATACCTTTTAACGCAGCAAACGCAAACGCAAAACCAACGCTACCTGCAACGGCAAGTGCTATCAATGCTTTTTCAAATTTATTCATCGTTTTGATTTCCTTAGTCCAAACTTAGCAAGATAAACATAGATAGTCTCTAATGAACATCCACATTCCTTTGCAATTTCTTCTGGTGTTTTTTTATCCATAAGGTACCTCTTACGCATAAAGGTTTCACTTGTATATAGTTTAGCAGCCATGATACTAGTTGTCAACTCCAATTGCTTTTCCCCAATTCTTTAGTGCCCAGTGACCGATACCACAAGCGTCTGCGACATCGTTATCTGTAATTGTCCTATCATAAATTGTATTAATAAACTTTATAGTTCTTTCTTTTCTAAGCATACGCTCATGCGCTTTATAGTAAGACTCAGACTTTCCAGGTATTTGTGAACGAATAAACAACTGTTCATCCTTAGATATTTTTTTATTACCTATAAAATTTTGCCAAGTAATAGGAGAAACTTTTCCTATAACTTTTGTCCCAGTCTGTCCTGCTGATCCAAGTATTGCTCCCTGAACCAAAGCAAGATCTGCTGCAGTCTTTGGGCTATTCATAAATACAGTATGCTCAATTACAATTGCTTCAAAACCACCGTAAATATCAAAGAATGCTTTTACTTTTTTACCAGCATCCATAACCTTTTCGTATACATTATTTCCTTCAAAATATATTTTCCCTACAGACTCAAGATCATCGCCAGAAAATAATGCAAAGGCAAGGCTGTTTGTGCTGGCATCAATAGCACAAATTTTATCTGGCTTTACTTCTAGACCCCACTTATTTTTTACCATTTATTTTTCCTTTTATTTCTTTTATTGCTTTAATGACTGCATCAGGATTTACGCTGCAAGATGAGCAAACTGGATCATCATTGTATATAGAAAGTGGTGTTGAACAGGACTTGCAAAGTCTTGTCTTGCCTTTTCTTTTTTGTCTTTTAGATTGAAGATACCTTGCTGCAATCTTTTCTTTTGTTGCGATGTCTCTACAGTTTGGAGAACAGTATATTTGATAAGATACTGTTGGCTCAAAGTTGTTGTCGCAGCATTTACAATTGTTCACCGAGAATCTCCAAGGGTGCTATTTTTAACACGCCTGGACCTGCAGACTCACATGCTTTTTTAATTGGGCATGACTTGCATATCTTGGAGTTTGATCTATAGTTTTTGTTTGGCAGGGTTCTGTCTTCCCATGTCTTTCGAACTAGTCTCATCCAATCAAATGCCTGGTCTACCCACCGACGGTAATGATCGTTTACATCTACAGGTATCAAAAGAAGTTCATGATTATTTTTATTTTCATAAATCATGACACCTGTTGGTTTCTTTAAGATTTTCATATAGATAAGTAGTTGCATCAAGTGACCAGTCTTGGCCTTTCCAGATGCCTTTCTATATTCAAACCCTTCGTTCATCATTGTTTTAATTTCACCAATGAGTTCTTCTCCTTGCCAATTAAACATGACATCCCCATACCCAAAGATAGGAGGATCTTCATTTATAATCTTAAACTCTGTTGTTGCTTCATTATTTTCATCACGAAAAACCTTAACAATACCAGCATTTAGCATTGCGTTTTGAATTCTTGCATGTGATAGAGTGCCAGCAGTCATATTGGCTGCGCTATAAGCATCTGCATTATCTTCGAACATCTGCCCATCAAAAGCAAGGTACCAGTATCTTGCACACTCTCCATGTCCGTAGGCAATGGTTGATGGTGCAAAAGTCTTCTTTGTTGTGTGCTTATCTACACGAGTAATCGTATAGCCTTCTTTAATCTTTGCCTCAAGTCCCGCTATATCCATGCGGTGAATCGGCTTTTCTTCTGGCTTTATCATTACAGTGTGCAGTAAATTCTTCGTCATCGTTTCTCATTTCAGTTAGTATAAGTATAGCAGATTAGCGTGTAATATATTTGAGTGCAGACACTAAATTATTAAGCGACTCTGCTGCCGTATAATAAAGGTTCTTCTTTCCACGATCCGACTTGTCAACATTAGCCATCCAGGTAGCCTTAAAAGCCATCTTTGCAGCAATTGCCTGAAGCCTTACAATCTCTACGTGAGCAACATTGATTGGGATGTCTGGCTTTATAATTAGTTTAGCAATCATTGTTAGTGCTACCGTAAGTTCTTCGTCTTGCATATAGTCTGCGATCTCTGAAAGACCATTGACCATGTCTATTGTTGTTCCCTGCTGTTCCATTATTCCTCCACCATGTCTTCTAGAATACTCATCTCAATTATAGCAAGTCTGACCTTAGAGTTGCCCTCGCCTATTACGACTACTATGGCTGGGTCCTTGCCATTCTTCATGGCATCAGTAGTAGCCTTTGCCCAAACCTCTTTATTCAATGTAAAAGATTTTCCAACTTCTTTAAAGTCTACGACAAAGTTTTTCCAAGAGGCATCTCCCTTTTGGGTATTACGCCCAGAGTTCTTGTGCTGCTTGGCACCTATTCTTTTAGACTCACTCTTCTCCGTCAAAATCCTTCTTCTTTCTTTTACCTAAATAGACTTTTGTCAAGTGCTTATCTTTGCACATCCAACTTAACATTTTTTCATCTGCATAGCATCTTAGTGTTGGAACTATAGCCTTGCATGTGTGGCAAACCCATTGACCTTGATATATAGTAAAATTAGCCATTTAGTTTGGCCTTGATTGATTCTTGCAAATCAAGATCCTCCCTTACACGATTAACAAATGCTTCCTTGCCTTGCACCTTTGTGCCGTCAGGAAGTATATACCAAGCACCAGTTCGTTCTACAATACCATTTAGTTCTGCGGTAGTAACCAGATCACCAATGGTATCAAGACCAATATCATCACCTCTAAAGTAAAAATCATACTCACCAGACTGGAACCCTGGAGAGGTTTTGGAGAACTGTAGTTCCCACTTAATAGTTCTACCAATCTTTTCTTCAATTAATTTATCTCCTACCTTGATCTTGCCCTTAATCGCTTGATTGTCTGACTCTGAAGAAAAGAGTTTAACAATACATGAGGAATAAAACTTAGTAGCCTGACCACCAGAAGGCTGCTGGCTAGTATACATAGCATTGATATTGTTACGAGACTGAGAAATAAGAACAAGCAAAGTTGGCTTAACTTTATTGTTTGCATAGTTAAGCATTTTCCATGCGTTACTAAAGTCACGGGATTCGGCTCCAATCTGTTTAGTGTTTTCTAATGCCTTCATTTCATCTGTATCTTTTTCAAAATAGATTGCTGGAAGCATTGATGTAATAGAGTCTACCACAATTAGGTCTACGCCAGCGTTCATTAACCCAACACCTACGTCTACCATGTCGCTAATAGTTCTTGCTTGTGAGTAGATTAATTTTTCTGGATCTACCCCCAAAGTTCTTGCCCAGTCTTCTGAGTATGACATCTCTGAGTCAATCCATGCACACAGTTTGCCTTCGGCCTGTGCCAAAGCAATCATCTGAAGGCACATAGATGACTTTGCAGAAGACTTAGATCCCCAGATAAGTACTTGCCTGCCATACGGTAGTCCTCCACCTAGGGCACGGTTTAAGCCAAAACTAGGAGTAGGTTGATACTCATAGTTGACACCTACCCCACTACCCAATCTCTTTCTTAACTTAGGGTCTAACTGTGCTAATGCTTCTTCTATACTAACTGACATGTACATCCTCCAATGTTACTGTTCCGTCTTTAGTCTTGCCAAAACTAAACTTGTACGACTTTCCTTCTTCAATATGCATATATGCTTTTGCAAATGATGTAGGGAATACTGTGATAGAGTGTAAGTCCCTGCTTGTGTCTGCAAGTGTAAGAGATGCCATCTTTTTTCCAGTCTTTGTAATTCTTGGCTTAAAAGAAACTACAAACATTTCATCATCCTTGTATGGTAACTGCTTGTAACTTAAGAACTTTACAAGAGCATGCGATGATTCTTTTATCTCGTCTGAAGGTATGAAAGAAACAATCCTGTTATCATTACACAAGACAAGATAAGAACGACCCGTCTCAATAGTTGTATTTTCATCGTCAAATATACCGACACTGCCAGTTTTGTCCAAAATTTCAACTCGTGACCATCCTGTTCCTCGTTTAATTGATTTTACCATACCCATAAATATGTATGATCCTTTTTCTTCAAAGTCAACAATGTCCTGAATGAATGCATAATAATGAGAAGGTATTGTGATATTAAACTCTGGAAGATTTAAATACTCATACAAATTCTCTTTAATCTCTTGATCATTTCTGGGATTGTCATTAAATGTTGCAGCGCCTATTGCTCTTAGTGCCTGTAGTGCACGACTGTTTACTCCGTTGCCCTTGGTAAATGTAAATTCTTCAAGTTCTTTATACGAATTGAATGGTCGTGCTGATATGTATCGCTCACCAATCTTGTCAGATATGAACTTGATAGAACTGAGTCCAAACCGAATGCCTTTACCCTCAATTTTAAAATCAATATCCGAATCGTTAATGTGAGGTAACTTAACGCTAATGCCCATTCTTTTTGCTTCAATAAGATATTCAGTTCTCGCATCTTTGTCCTTTTCATTCTTTAGCACTGAGTACATAAACTCAAGTGGGTAATAATACTTTAGCCATGCTGTCCAATAAGACAGAGTTGAGTATGCTACTGCGTGAGACTTGTTAAACGAGTACCCTGCGTGAGCCTCAAAGTCATGCCATAGATCACGAGCAGCGTTGGGAGCAATAAACTTTGATGCACCTTCTACAAACTTTTCTTTAAACTGATCAAATTCTTTAGCATCCTTCTTCTTTCCAATGATCTTTCTAACTTTATCTGCTTCCGACATGGACATACCGCCAAGGTGTACGCATGCTTGCATAACTTGCTCCTGGTAAAGAATACAGCCATAGGTGTCCTCCGTAAATTGTTTTAATACTTGGTGCGTATAAGAAATGTTTTGACGACCATGCTTGCGATCAACATAGTCCTTTCCGATAGTGTTCATTGCACCTGGACGAACAAGAGCATTTGATGCTGCAAGTTCGTTTAGATTCTTGACACCCATCTTAACAAGAAGGTTTGTGTACGGTGCTGCTTCACACTGGAATACACCCTTTGTATATCCATCAGATAGCATCTGATAAACATTAGCATCATCCATTTTAATTTTAAGAAGGTCAATCTTCTTTCCATCTCGTTCTTTAATAATATCGATTGTATTTTTCAGAACAGATAAAGTTTTAAGACCCAACGCATCAATCTTAATCAAGCCAATTCTTTCAGCCTCTTCCATGTCAACACCCACAACAGGAATTCTTTCATCAGACCCAGTAGAAGATCTTGTTTCAAGTGGTGCGTACCTAAAGATTGGTTCTTTTGCAGTTACAACACCTGCAGCATGGATTCCTGTACCACGAATTCGACCACGTAGTTGCTCTCCATAAATCTCCACCTCTGGATACTTTTCACGGAACTCGTATGTTGATTTAGATGTACAGAAGTCATCCCATGTGTCTACAGTTTTCAATACTTTATTCACGTCCGATAGCGGAATGTTTAATACTCGTGCAACGTCTCTCACAATTCCCTTACCTGTAAACTCAAGGAAGGTGGCAATAGATGCAACATGTCGATACTGTCTAACAAGATAATCTTTAACTTCTTCACGACGAGTATCCTGAATATCTGTATCAATATCTGGAAAGTCATTACGCTCAGGATTAATAAAGCGGAAAAAGAGAAGGTTGTGCTCAATAGGATCAATATCTGTAATCTTTAGTGCATAACAAACCAGAGAGCCAGCAGACGAACCACGACCTGGACCAACCAGAATCTCTTCTTTCTTGGCCCAGTTGATCATGTTACTCACAACAAGGAAGTATGGAGCAAACTTTTTATCCTTAATAATCTGTAACTCTTCTTCAAGTCTATCTAGATATTCTTGGTTTTCTGACAAACCTCGTTCTGCCAAACCTTCTAATGCTACCTTTGCAAGTTCTTTGTCAGGGCTTTTGTATTGTACTGGTAGAAGGTTTAGACCTTCTTGAATTCCATAGTCTCCTACTGTGTCTGCTAATAGGAGTGTGTTTGAGTATATGTCTGGTCGGTCAATACCCTGCGATTCCATGGCTGCTTTCATCTCTTCATATGATAGAAGGTGGATATCAAACTTATTAAATGTAATCTGACGGTCTTCGCCATAAAGATAGTCAAGGCGTTCCATCATGCTGCCCTTTTTCTTTGACTTTTCATATGTTGCATCTTTTACGAACTTGCCGTGTGTGTTCATGAGCAACTTAAACTCTTGAACTTCCTTTTGTGATGGATCGACATGGTGGCAGTCTGGTGTCACAATAACCTTAATACCAAACTCATCTGCAAGTTCTATTAAATACTTATTGATGTGTGCTTCGTTATGGGGCATAACCTCAATGTAGTAGTCGTCAGCAAAGCGCTCTTTGAACCAAGAGATATATTTCTTTGCGAGAGCAAACTCTTCTTCCTCAAGTGCTTTAACTAAAACGCTACTTGGGCAAGCAGAAGAAACAATGATTCCTTCTTTATACTTTTCCAATATACTAAAATCAAATCTTGGCTTCTTAAAGAAACCATCTGTCCAAGACAGTTCGCTAATTTTATTAAGGTTTTCTAAACCAATTTGATTCTTGGCTAGAAGGATAATGTGGTTATAGACAAGATCTTGTTGACCTTCTCTTTCAGACTTATCTCGTGTATCAGATATGTCTGCACACATGTATCCCTCTAGCCCAAGAATTGGCTTAATGCCCTTTGCTTTTGCAATACGGTGCAGTTCCCTATGCCCAGATAAAGTACCGTGGTCAGTGATGGCAATTGCTGGCATCCCTAACTCAACTGCACGGTTCACGTATTCTTCTGGAGTAGCAATCCCATCAAACAAACTAAAATGGGTGTGGACATGTAAGCCTACGTAGTTCATATTACCAATCAGCGTTTGTTGCTGAGGTGGTAGATGGGCCATCAAAGCCCAAGTAGAACGCTTCTTGTTCTGCGTATGGAATCTTCTTTAGTGCTGACTCCAAAGGATAAGGCTCGATATCTTTCCAATCGAATGGTTCCTTATCTGGTGCTGATGGAATAAGTGTGTAATTGGTTTCAGTTCCCTGACCATTACGCTTTAACTTCCACATTACGTTTGAGATGCTTCCTGTTTCAAGGGCATACTCACGAATTGTATTAAATGATGATTGCTTGCTGATACCCATTGACCAGATTGCAACATACGGTGCTTCAATTCCATCGTCAACTAGAACGTTGCAATAGAAGCGAAGACGGCCACGCCATCCTGCCTTTGGATCCTTACGGTGCATTTCTTCTGCCCAGTCACGGCCTTCTGACTCCATTGTATCTACAGCCTTACGCTTGTAGTCCTTTGGATTTACGTGTTCCTTAACAACAAGTGCTAGTCCACGCTTTTCGTTATAGTTTGCAGAATCCTCATCTAGTTCTTCAATGAATCGGATCTTTACTGATTGCCCATCGGCAAGTTTTAGCCACTTAACCTTTGGTCCTTCGTTTTCGTACTTTGGTCTGTCGAGCAGGGCGTTGATGTTCTTGATTCCCTTTACAATGCTCATATTTTTCTCCTTTGTGTGTTTGTATTAGTTTAGCATAGACTCTATGGTTTTGTCAAACGAAGAACTTAAAGACTTAATTTCTTCATCTGGCATATCGCCTATGTCTTTATATTTTGTATTTAGTTGTATAACAGATACACGAGATCCAAGTTTTTCAATTATCCTGTCTTTCATGTTTCCTCCTGCCTCATCATTATCTGCAATAACAAGAATGTTATTGAAATACTTTTGAAGCAATTCTATTTGTGAACTTGATACATTTGCCCCTAGGGTTGCAACGGCTGGTAGACCTACCTGGTCAAGCCTAATTGCATCAAATGATGATTCCACTACATACACTCTATCAGATTTCTTAACTCTGTGCAAGTTAAAAAGTGTCTTGCTCTTTGGAAGACCTGGAGTATTTTTAAAATCTTTTCCTTCAATAGACCTACCAACAAACCCAATTGCAATTCCATCTGGACTATGTACTGGAACTGTGACCATGTCCTGCTTATCTGAATAACCTAAAGAAAACTTTGACCAAGATTCAATCTCAATATGCCTTGATATAAAATAATTTTTTGGTCTATCTAGTGATACTAGATTGTTATAAAGCCTTTTTAGTATATCTACATCAAACTGTTTAAACTCTTTTTCTACCACAAGGCTTTTATTAATATCATCAACAAGATTGCTTAACTTTTCTTTTGACTTGATGTATCTGGCTCCTTCAAAATAAGTTCTGCCAGAAGTGTGCATAATTAACTCTATAAGGTCTGCTGTCTTTTGGCAAGAGAAACAAAAGAACAAACCGTTTAACTTGTGTACTTCTCCTGCTGGGGTTCTGTGATTATTGTGGAAGGGGCAAAAAATTATATAATTATCTGACAAGTCAGACTCAATGTCTATACCCGATCCTGTAAGGACTCTTCGGACTTGGTCTGCGGTATAAAGATTGGATTGGTTCCGTCTATACCTGCTATCCATTCGCTTTTCCTCTTCCCTGCGTAAACTGCCTGTATCGATAATTCAAATTCGTAAAAGTTCTTGTTACTATTATATCTTATTGTGAAGTCTGGGTCAAGGTCAATCCTTGGCACATACCCGCTTAGTTTCATTTCTGAGACTAACAATCTTATGTATTCTATTTTGAGTCTGCCTATCATGGAATCATCGTGAATGATCCCATCAAGATAAAACCTTTTTATGGGCTTATGATGGTAGAACGTTGGTGGCAGGTTCTCTCTTTTTTCTGACATATCATATTATAACTACTTATCTTCAAAGTCTTTGTACCTATAGTATCCCTTGTCAAAATCGCACTGAACTAGGAAGTCTCCCATAAATCCATTACGGTTCTTTCTAAAGGCACACTCAATGATATCGCTATTGGTTCCACGCCCTAGAGCAAGTACCCAGTCAGCATCGTAGGCAATCTGTCTAGACCATGCTGTTTGACCCAGCGTAGGTACCGTAGAGAGGTCGTTAACGTCATCTGGTGTTGCAGATGATATAGCAATAATAGGAACTTCTTCACCAATAGCCATTAGTTTAAGTTCTCTTGAAAGGTTCTTCATTCGTACCGTTTCATTATCTGACTTCTGATTAGGAGCCATCAACTGAAGGTAGTCAACGATTACAAAGTCTGGCCTATACTGATCAATTTTTCCACGAAGAACAGAAGGGTTGATCTCTCCACCTTGATCGTTTGATATGATATGAAATTCTGGCTTTCCTGCAAGATTCTTTGCATGCCATTCCTTTAGCATGTCAATTTCAATCTCGCCATTGCTAATCTTTCTATGTGACCAGCGACCTTCACCCATAATAGTAAATACACGGTTTCTTACTTCTGTCTCTGACATCTCAAGGGATATCACAAGGGGTGTCTTACCCTGCTTCCAGGCCTGCACAGCAAAGTACAGGGCTAACCAAGACTTTCCTATACCTGGGTATGCCAAGAAGACTCCTAACTGCCCTGGCATAATTCCAGATGGCAAGTAGTTATCAAATCCTGGCAAGCCAGTCTTGATGCCAATATGTCCTAGGGCTTGTTGCTTCTTTACATTTTCAAAGTAAGCAACTGCAGACTCTAGGTCTGTGACATCAATATCACGAATAGCAGCGGTGTTCTTTTTTAACTCTGAGGTCTTTGTAATAAGATCGTTTAGGGCAATACTGCCTTGATTATTTTGTACATTTGTTGCTGCGGATCTAAGAATATCTTTTAGACTATCATTTAAATATTCTCCTTGAAGTTCTTCAAGATGATGCTTTGTTGCTCCAACCCCTGCTATTGGTTCAAAGTCTCTAAACTTTTCTGTAACTAATTCTTGTGGTGGCAAAGAAGCGTTTGCTTCAAAGTATAAACGAACAAACTCCCAGATATCTCCGTGGGTTCTTAGAAGATTATCAACATTGGCTTGAAGAAGAACATGCATCTGCTTATCTTTAAGGACTGCCGTAATTAGTTTTGACTCTGTATTATTCACTTAGCCACTCCTTTGCCATTCGTCTACGCTCTTCCCTTTCTGAATTATCTTTTGCTTTGTCTCTTTGTGCCTGTAGTATTTTTTCTGCATTATATGCAAAGTAGTTCCATGAAGGATTCTCTGCAACATTAAAGTAATACTCAAGTATATCGTAACATCCTGGTAGCGTATATGATTCAACAAGAGCATCTGATGCCCACTGTTCTACATTTAGATTTAAGGATGGCTTTGATTCGTACCTTGCGGTATGATACTTGCTGTATCTTGAAAGCAAAGCCATTCGGTCTTTGCGTTCTGCCATTATCCTTCAGCAGCCTCCGATTGGGCTTCTAAAATCTTTGCAGTTAGTTTGTCTTCAACAAACTTGTAAACACGCTCAAAAGATTGATCGACTGTCTCACCATTGCGTGAACTATCAACAACGCCAAGATCAAGTCTTAGTGATTGGAAATTTCCTAGATTTAATGTGTATCCAAGTGTTACAGATACCTTTGTTGGCTCATTTGTTACTACATAATTGCTGTCTGACATTTTATACCCTTCGTTAAATAGACTCATTCCAGATTGGAATAAATCGCCCATCTTCTGTTCTCCTATATGTAAGTATACCATCGCCCATTCTTCGTGTCAACTCTTGTTTACTAGGCGTAATATCATTAGTAATTAACTTATCTTTTCTTGGTCTGCCAATATGATATGAAGCAAGTATATCACGGATCTCTTTTACTTGTGATTCTGAGTAATATGATCTTACCTGAAATCCTCTGGCCCCACCCTTTTGAGATCCCGTTGGAAAAGGTATAATACCTTTCTTCATTAAGGTTGGCATATATTTTTTATGACGATTAACTAAATCAGCAGTCTGACCAACAGTGTATGCTCGCTCTCTTTTATTTTTAAAATCACTAATTAAACAACTTTCAATCTGATCTTTAGTAATATTATAGACAGACATTATTCCATTAGAATGATTGTAGTGATGTATCCTAACAAGGTCCCCATTAAGAAACCAAACCTTTTTGTTACCTGGTATTACAGGTGACTCATTGTATTTTTCGCTCTCGATTGTTCCCTTTTTAGTAACCATCGTCCCTCCAAGGTGTGGCTAGGTGGATGAAAGAATACTCTAAATCCACAACTCATACAATAAACTTCTAAATGATTAATCTCAGTATATTGTCTATCTATAAACATTCTGCCTTTGCATTTTTTACATGACATCATTAGTTGGGGATTCCAACTACTATTAGGTTAAGACCAACGCTTGTGTCTCCTCCAGTATTAAACTTAACTGTTCCCTCTACTCTAGAAGTTGATACACTATTTATAGTTACCGTTACATCTTTTCCAGCATCAGTGTTTCCTACGTTAATCGGGGTTACTGTTACTATGGGAGCAAACTTAAAGTCTGTTGAAAAGTCATAGGAGAATGTTTTGGACGATCCTGCGATCTGGGTGGTACTTGTTGTTACCTGAACGTACCCACCGATTATACGAGCCTCTGATGACTTTACGCTCTGCTTACCTGATGTCGGTGTGTCTACTGTAACATACTTGTAAACTGAGGTTGATATCTGAGATGAAAGATCATTAATAGCCTTAACAATCTGATATATATAGGTTACGTCTAGAGGTTGTCCTCTTTCTGGCACAGGTAATATTGACATACTCTAATTATACCAGAGACCCTGTAACTGCGTTCCTGGTTCCTGAGTCAAAGATTTTGATAGTTTTACCTGGTGTTGGAGTTCCTGATATAACCTGTGGTTTTGTTGATGCTAATTGTACCAACACTCTAATTGTCTGAGGAGTTCCAGTTTTTAAAAATGAAATACTTGTTCCAGTTGGTGTTCCAATATGTGTCATTGTGGGGCTAGAATCATATTGAACAAAAACATCATACTTTGTTTGGTCTGCTGGATTTGACCCATTAGACCAGTTTACCAATACTAAGTTTCCAACTATAGTTATATCTCCTGGCAAAACCTGAACGAACTGTCCATTAATCATAAAAATCTGTGACCATGCAGACTTTCTATTCTTGTCTTCTGCTACTAGCCTAAACCTTATAACTCTTCCATTTTCTGAAGAAACTTTTCCTAAAAGTTCTTTTTTAACTATAACATTTTTGATTCCTGCATCTGCCACTATAGCACATCCAAACCGAATCTAAATTCAATATAGTTTGTCGTATTCGCTGACTTAATGATTGTTTTTGCATTTGGAGTTCTCATAACAGAGTATCCTGTTAGCCCATAAACAGAATTTGTTGATGTAACATTCTCAAGTCTAAATCCATCTAGACAAACATAAAAGTCTGATGTTGGAGTATTGTTTCCATCTTTCATAACAGAAACATAAATTCTGGCAGTATTTATTTCTGCCCAAGAAAAGTCTGCACTTTTCTGTAGTTCCTGAAGTTGCTTTGATACAACCAGGTATCTGTTTGTTGAAAAGTTATTGTCTGCACTAGTAACGACTGCTTCAAAAAGTGCCCACTTACCAGTTTTAAATGTGCCAGTAGAAGAAAACTCAACAATAATTCTAACAGATGTTGGTAGTGTTTGTGCATTGCCAACCTTATTAACTACAGAAAATGCCAGCCTGAGTTCATCTGTTGGTGAGTTTTTGCTAAAATCTACCGCTGTTCCACTTAGTTGTACAAACTCTGATCCAGTTGCTGCAACTAGATGGTTATCAGACTCTATAGATATTGTAGATGTATTACCTGACATTATAAGAATATTGTTTAGGAATCTACACCTTTCATGTCTGTCTACTCTATTCTCATTGGTAAAAATTTTATTATCTGCGTTTGTTTGAAACACAGGATATATTTGATTTATAATATTTGTATCAACATCATTAATTAAATATCCAGCAGTTTTAAATGTACCAACAACAGCAGAGTCTGCTACCAATGTAAAAGTTGTAGGAGATGGTACGGCCACAATTTCTTTATCCGTTAGATTAAAACTGCTTGGAGAAATTCCAGAAACAGAAACTTTGGTGTTGTTGTTAGGAGAAAAGCCGTGGGGTGCATCTGTTGTGTACGTTACATTTACTCCAGATGCTACTGCTCCTACTATGTTAACAAGTCTGTCATCTAGGGGGGAGTATATTACTGGAATCTCTTTACCCTGAGAAGAATACTTCCAGGACTCTGAATCAGAAAAGGCATAGATACTTTTACTATCAAATGCTCCTGCTGCTGGATTTGATGCTGCAGAAAATATACCTACCTCAGTAATTTCATATCTTTCTTGTGTTGGAAGTTCTGCCGTTAGCACAACCTTTGAGACTCCTGACTCGTCAACAAAACCTCTTGAAATAATAGGAACACGGAACATCTCAAAGTCAAGTGACTTCTTATCAGAAAAGTCTGGAAGAGTTCCATCCTGAGTCAATGGCTTTGGTCCACACCCAACAGCGATATGAGAAGCATAGGATGGTGTTTGGCCAACAAGGTACTTGGCTAAAATATTTTTACCTGTATTTGTTATCATTTAATTTCCTCCATTGTATATTGTAGCATCATAAATCTCTCCACTTGTTAGCAACTGAACCTCTGCTTGTACTCCATCTTTTAGGTTAACAAGGTTTATTACCAGGTCCCCCGTTATTGGGTCTATGTATATAGATTTGCAATTTGGTACCTTTGTCCACTTAGTCTTATCTGGCTCAAGTGGGTTTTCAATTATGTCATATCCATTTCCACATACTGGCAGGTGATCCATTATTGCAATAGATAAAGACTTAAAGTATGAATCAGACTGCTGCAGCCTTAAAATATTATTTGGGTTGTACTGTAAATAAAGATCTGTTAAATTTTTAATAGGTGCATAGACTACTTTTTGACCATTGACTAGGTCATGTCTGGATATTGTTGCAAGTTCTTGACCACCAATATCTTCAAATATTAGGTCTGTCATTATTTCAATAGACATAACCTCTGAATCTCTTATTATTAAGTCAGGGGTTGCAATTTTTATGGCTTTCACAGTTGACTTTAATGAAGCACTTTGAGATGCTGCGTTGTCTACCAATGGTAGTGAAGCCGTAGCATTTGGTATTGGTAATGATGCTGTAGTATTTGGAGATACAGTTTCTCCGCCACCATCATGCATGGGACCTAGATATCTCATCAGACTACCTCACTCAAAAACAATGTCATATCTGGTCCATCTACACTCTTAGAATAATCAATGTTATAGATTACAAACCTACTTGATGAAGGAGATGCCATAGATACTCCGTTTTCTTCGTAGTCAAGGGTCACGATGTCTCCCAGTTGTAAGGTTGGTATTGCAAACACCTTAACACCAACAGACCTTCTTGGCTTTGCTATTTTTTCAATAAGCCATTTCATTAAACTATTTGCCTCATCATAAGATTGAATGTATGGAGTATCTAATGAAAAATCTTTTTTACCATATGTCATTCTGCTTAACTTTATATCTTGATAGTCTTGTTTAAACTTATATGGGTTTGACAATAAAGTCTCTGCAACAAACTGAGGGTTTGAGGTTAGTGTGTTTTTATTAAAATATTCATCAACCGTTAATCTGTTGTCGGACTGTTGTGTAAAAGTTACACCTTGAACTCTTAAATAGTTGCCAGTTGTTTCGTCTAAACTAATTGCTGTATCTGTTGCATTAAAAATCATAAACTCTGCTCCATACGAGCCTGCTCTAAAACCAGAAACGACATAGCCTTTTAGTTTATTAAATGTTGGAGAAATCTTTGCAGTTAAGGCTGGAAAGGCTTTGTCGTACTTAAAATTAAATGTTGCTGCTTCTCTCATTATGCTACCAAACTCTTCAAAGTATATGTTATACTTTGGGGCTTCTGAGTTTCCTATGCCTGCTAAGTATGTGTTTTGAATTAGTCCGCTGATAGAGTATTTTCTAAAAGATTCGTTAGCATTTATATCTGAGTCGCCAAACACAGAGTTGACTGGAGCGCCCAAAGAAAATGTTGTGTTCTGAGAATAGTTGTTGCATAGGGCATAAACATTTTCAAACATGATCCTAGAAGAACCTCGTGTGAACAATGCAACATCTGAGTAGGCTGGAAGAGGATCTGTATCGTCTACTGTCTTAACTAGTTGGCCATTTAGGTATAGATAGAATCTTCTTGTGCTACCTATGTCTTCGTATTCGGCTGCTAGATCATATACCGTTGAATTTTCTTCAGAAACAATTCTTGCCTGCCCAGTAAATTTTCCGTCATCTACAGTAATTTCTCCAAGACCTTGCCAAAGAGAGACTGGAACTGCTACGCCATTGTTAGATTTTATCTTATAAAAGAAAACATTGCTAACACTTTGTCTTTCTTCATCTGACAAATTTCCAACACCTAGCGCTGCAATCTCAAAATAATAACCAACATTTGTTGTTGGGTTAAGCATAAATGCAAGACCTCCAGAGCCACCAGATATATTTATATTTTTATCTGGAGTGCTACCATTAACAACGTAGTATGTTGAGGATCCATTAGATGTCTGACCTCTATCTTCGTTGTTTTCAATCTTTCCAACAATTCTCATTCTTGTTCCAAAATGTTTGTACTTTTTGTCTTTTAAATTTTTATGCACATAAGATATAAAATCTCTTGGATTTTCTTTAGTTGTAAAGTTTGGTCCAGTAAGGGACAAAGCAGAAGATTGCAGAGTTCCAGTCTGTTGCTTTGTTGCCGTTGCAATCTCTCCAATAAAAGATGTTGACATAAAGTTTTTAATGATTCCACTTCTTGAAGATGTTCTTGCAATCGCATCTGAAGAGTATCCTTCTCTAGTTGCCTTGCCAGCAGCCTTTAGAAGGTCTATCTCTTGTTGTGTCGCCCCTGGTGGTATTGTTATTTCAATATCTACTGATTCTACATCTTGATCAAATAAAAATTCTGAAAGCATTGAGCAACCCTTAACATTGTCATCTGATTTCCAGTAATCAGATATTCCAGCAGAGTGTGCTACAACTTCAGTCCCAAATTGACCACGGCCATGTTTTTGAACAACTCCATTCTGTAGTTTAACTACACCATCTTTTTCAAAATACTTTGGCTCAGAGTATATTCTAACCAGTCCTGTTGGATATATCTTTCCGTTAAATGGCAGTTTTGCAAAATAGTTTTGATAATCTTCGGTTGATGTTATCCAAACATTACCAAACCCAGAAACATTATATTGAACAGCATCATATTTAATGATTTCTCCTTGAGAGTAGAAGTATCCGCTATACCTAGTGATCCAGTAGGCCGCCTCTCCAAGGCTAAATGTGTTATTAATAACAATGTTATTTTTTACTTCTGGTACAGAAGCAGTTAGATCTGAGTTAAGAGGAATGGCACTGAGGACATAGGCAGACTGAGTTGCTACTTCGTTATTTATTGACTTAGTATTCTGTGTGCCAGACACTTCCCATAACAGTGCTGGCTTGTACGTATAGTATCTTTCATCATCTACAAGGCTTGCCTGTCTTAGTGATCCTATAGATCTCTGGATATATCTTGTACTATAGTTAATTGCGCCATCATTGTATACCGCACTATCCTGGGTTGATACAGAAATAACATTTGCTAGTTTTGGCTTATTTGTTTTATTTCTTATTTCTCTATCTTCTACAAAATCTTTTGTGCCCTTAAGATCAAAGGTTGTTGGCCTTTCTTCTATCGTTGGCATAATATAGTTTTTACTCATCATTACAAAATTATTATATTCATCAAAGAACATTGCTGTCTGAGTTGAAACTGCCAAATCTTGAAGAACCTCTGCAACGCTAGTATCTGGTCCAACAAAGAAATATGGAATTATAATTTCCTTTTCGTTTGCAACTCTTTTAAATGTATAGTTAGAAAAGCCTACATGGTCTAGAAGTAGAGATACTGCAGAACTTACAGAAACCTCTGTCATCAATATCTCTGGAGCCCTGATTGATTCTAGGTACCAGTACAAATCCCTCAAGGTTATAGATACATGCTTTGACATTAGGTCTTGTTTTGGAAAGGCATCAGAATATAATGCTTTAATTGGAACATAATAGTCCCACCCATTAACATCAACAATGACTTCATAGAATTTAAACTGAACATGTCTTGAAATATATTTAGCAATAATACTATTTTTGTTATTAGTATTAAATGCCTGATCGTGATCAAAAAGAGTTATGCTTCCGTTAGATGCTATTAGTTGGCCAACTGGCAAACCAGAGAGGCCCAGATCGGAGGCACTCTTGTTGATAGAGTAGTCAATTGTTTTATCAGAAACATTCATAACAAGTCTTGGAGAAATCTCAATAAGGTCAAAAGTAGAATCTTTTACGTTCATTGTTTCTACTATAATTCTTATTCCGTTTATATACTCAAACTCTCTAAACTGCTCTTTCTTATCGATTGCCTTAATAAAAACATCTGGGGAGGTTGCGTCTGTTACAAAGTTTGTTAGCCTGTCTACTGTTTCATCTTGTATATACCAGCCATACTTTGGTGTTATTACTGTATATTGCGTACCGTCCCAAATATGGTAGGCACCTACTTCATCCTTATTTGGTTTAATTAGATAGGCATACCCAATTACAGATTGCTCTGGAAGCAGAGAAACACTTGTATATGTTTCTGCAAAAACAAAGTTTGCTCTCCACTCTTCTGGAACAATTAGGCCATAAGCAATTTCGACATACCCATCACTTTTAATAATAGAAGAGCCATCTCTTCTTGTGATTGATGGATCAAAAGAAACAACTGTTTCCCAACTGGTGTCTCTTAAGAACTGAATCTTCCACTTGCTTGGTGTCTTTTGATTTAACTCTCCGTAAAAAGGATCTGCATAGGCTCCTGTTGCTGATGAAAATGGGCCAAGGTTTTCGGTACCCGTATGGGTTTGCATTTTTACTACAACCCTATTTGTTGGAACTCTTTCTTTATATACAACAAATGGACAAGCATCCTCTATAGAGTTCTGAGAGTTACGAACCTTAGATGCAATTCCATACTCTTCTCCAGACTCTGTTCTATAGGATGTCCAGTACTTAAACTTATCATTTTTATCTGGCATGTAGTATCTTGGTCTATCTGCCATAACTAGGTTTGGGTGATGCAGTTTACCTTTTTCAAAGAACACTGCTTTATTTATTCCAGACCTAGGCCTAAACTGACCAAAGCAATCTTCTAAAGAGTAAAGCGTTTGTAATTTTTCTTTCTTGGTTAAAAATGTTGTCGGTATATCGTTATTATCAAATTCTCCATCTACAATAATATCTGCATCGGTTGCTCCTGTATAAAAGTTTCCAGCATCATTAACATCAAAACTGTTAGGCAGTGAAGAGTATATGGAACCAGACTGCGTTGGTCTATATCTATAGTTTCCTATATGTTTAATGTTTGTTGGAATATTCATATTCCATTCAGCAGTTATTATTGACTTATTTCTTATTGTTGAGGATGTTTCTAAGAAATTTTGTAAGTCTTTGTCCTCAAACATTATACCTCTTCCAAGGTAACTGAGACATTCCAATAATCAAAATTAGCGCCTCTTTTTTCTACAGAGTATGAAAAACTTGATATAAACATTTCTATAAGTTGGTTATACTGCTGTAGGTGATCATAGGGGGCCTCTGTCCCCTTGAAAATTCCTTTTCTATCATATGCTAAGAATACCCAGAAAGACCCCTTGTGTCCGTCATACCACTCAAGCATATCTGCTCCACCTGCTCCTCCATCTGTTGTGTAGGATGTGTGTGGTGACTTTCCAGTTGTTATATTAAAACTTGGAACATTGGAGTGAGACCTAGAAGGTATCATATTCCAACTGGTGCTAATTTTCATTTTGTCTGCAGTGTGATATGATCTCATACGACCATTTATCATTCGCTCACGTTTTTCAATACGCTCATCTGAGAAATCAAGCGGAGATCTATTATCATCTGTAAGCATTAAGAATTGGTCTATTAGTTCTGGGTCTACCCCGTCTGTTGCTGCCCCTACTTCATATCCTTGAGGAATATACAAACCATTTAAAAGGGTACCAGAATTTTCAGACCAGAGCATACCGCTAGGCCTATTGTATCTTTTACGGCTCTGCATATAAGTAAACCTTGGATCATCTACCATTTATTCCAATCCCCCTGATTCTTCTATCGTCAACCTGCTTGATTGTTGACATTACTGCCTGTGCAATTTCATTTGGATTAGCATTTGTCTTTGCATTAACAGTTAACGTATATGTATTATTATACACTGCCCCGCCAGTTGGCTGACCACTATTTATTGCCTTCATTGTATTTACACCATGAGCATCTACAGCATACTTACTCATAACAAACTCTCCTGGAGTTAGCATTGCTGGGACCGTATCAGTACCCTTTGCAAAACCGCCAAACGCAAACTTCATTGGATTAATTAGTCCACCCATGGCAGCCATCTGCATTCCAAATCCACCGCCACTACCACCGCCCGATCCTCCGCCTGGAATCTTAACAGTTGTTCCAGACCAAATCATACTTCCACCCTTATACTTTGGATCTGTAGTAAACTTTGGATTAGCATCAAGAAGTTCTTCTAGAGAAATTCCATGCTGACTTGCAATTCCAGAAAGAGTGTCTCCAGGTTTAACAACATAGGTTGTTGCTGTTTTAGGAATTACGCTATATGATGGAGAATCTGATGCATTGTCTACCGCTGCTGCTGCTGCATCTGCTGCAGCCTTTGCTGCTGCTTCTGCTGCAGCCTTCTCTGCTGCAGCCTTTGCCTCTGCTGCTGCTTTTTCAGTTGCAGCCTTCTCTGCTGCAGCCTTTGCTGCTGCCTCTGCTGCTGCTCTAGCCTCTGCTTCAGCCTTGGCCTTTGCTTCTGCTGCCTTTCTGGCTGCCTCTGCTGCTGCTGCTTGCTCTGCTGCTGACTTGCCTTCTGCTGCAGCCTTCTCTGCTGCAGCCTTTGCTGCTGCCTCTGCTGCAGCCTTATCTGCTGCAGCCTTTGCTGCTGCCTCTGCTGCTGCCTTTGCTGCTGCTTCTGCTGCAGCCTTTGCTGCTGCCTCTGCTGCAGCCTTTGCTGCTGCTTCTGCTGCTGCTCTATCTGCTGCTGCTGTATTTACTGGCTGTGTTTGTACTCCATACTTCGCTATTAAATCTTTAGCCTGGAATTTGGTTAAGTCTGTTAGCCCCTGATCAAGAGCCTTCATTGCAGACTCAATACCCTTAACAAAATCTAATGCTCTTATTCTTGCAATCTCTACATTGCTTTGAATTTGTTCCCAGGCCTCTCTGCTTAAGCCAGCGATCTTGATTCCTGCAATATCTTCCTTTAAGGCAATTTGCTTAAGTCTAAGAAACTCTTGCTGTGGCTCTATTGCGGCTTCTTCTTTTTCAAATATCTTATCCTGTATTTCTTTAATTTCTTTTTCAAGTTGCTTTCTAGTTTTAAGTTGACCAAGTTTTGGATCTTTACTTCCCTGCTTGTCAAAACCAGTTGCTGTAGATAGTTCATATTTTCTGGACTGCTCAACTGCATCCTTTTGCTTTGTTACTGCATCTGCTGCTTCTTGTGCTCTCATTTCTTGTGCAGCACGGGCTGCTGCTGCAATGTCTCCAGATGTTAGCGCCTCAGCAAGAGTTAACTGTCCCTTTTGCTGGTTAGCAATATTAGCATTTGCCTTTTCTACTGCATCTAAAGCCTCAATTCTTTTATCATATTTTTCGTTAATTGCTTGCTCTTGATCTTCAATTGCCTTTAGTGCTGCTTCTTTGTCATCACTAAGATACTGCATTGCTGCAATTTCATTTTGTGCTTTTTCAATTTCTGCATTAGCCTTCTTATTGTCAATATTCATTTCAAAGTCTATTTGAAGTTTTCTTTCTTCTGCATCAAAAGAATCCATGACATTGCTGAATAAATCATTAAACAAATCTTCATATAACCCGACAGTCTTTTTTAACTCAGTGATTCTTTCGTTCATAGCAGCCTCTGCCTCTGCTAAAAGTTTTGCTGCATCTTCTGCTGCTTTAATATCGGCTTTATCTTTTGTTTTTTTGGCTTTGGCTTCAAGTTTTGCAACATTCTTTTTTTGATTAAAAATAGAAACTTCTAATGCTTTTAGTTCATTGTCTGAAGAAATAGCAAAAGCATCTAGTCCGTTGCCCCCTGCTGCCATTTGTTTTAATCTTTGCTCTTGAAGCCTATCGTTTTTAAGTTGAGAAGTTGCAGTCTTTGTATCTTGAATTGATGCTGAGGCTTTCTGTGCTACAGTCAATGCGTTATATTTTGTAATTAGTTTGCCTAATGATTTTTCAGTTACGCCATTAGCAATTGCCTGTGCATATGCTTTATTAGATACTAGTTCATAAGCGTCTGCAACTGGAACACCTAACTTTGAAAGTTTATCCATAGCCTTGCTTTGATCACTTATGGCCTTGGTTTCTGATTCCATGCTTGAGTTCCACTCACCCATAGTTATAGAGTTAAGTGCTTCTTGAATGTTCTTTGCGTCTCTCTTTAGACCAATAATGTTTCCCTTGTTATCAAATTTAAATAGAGAGTTCTTTCTCTTCTCGTATTCCTTTGGATCCATACCAACGATTAGTTCAATAAAGTCTTGGCTACCGCCCAAACCTCGTAGATCGTTTTCTATACCGCTAAATACATCTATAGTCTTCTTACCACCAAACAGGCCATCTAGGGCCTTGCGAGAGGCAGCCCAGCCTTCTGTGACCTTGATCTGGTTCTTTCGTACATCTCTTAGTTTCTTTACTAGGTCATCTAGTGGTGATGCTTGTACTTTACTTCCCGTACCAGTGCCAGTGCTGTTTCCTGGAATGTTTGTATCTACCTGCTTATTGTCTACAACAGCCTTAAACCCTTGTTGCTCGGTGTAGTGTGCAATCATCATTGCTTCTGGCAAACCCTTATATTGACCACCACCATATCTTTTTCCAGCAATTACTTCATCTTGTTTGAGCCAGTCTTGGTAGTCTTTTGTCGCAACAATTTGAGGAGCAGGGACATTTATAAGTGATGCAACAGTATAGGTATAAGTTTTTTTCTGATCGTCCGTTAGTGTGTCAAAATATTTTTCATCAAATGCGTCTGTTTTGTCAGTTTTAAGTTCTGGAATAAGGTCATAAACAAATGGAACATCTATATTCTTTTTTGTTTCAATTTGATCAAACATTGAATTTAATTTTTCATATGCGGCTTTGCTTTCTGGGCTTTCATTCGTGTAGTAACTAACAAGAACGTCTGATGGAATAACAGTATTAAGGTTGTTTAACTTGATCATGTTCTTTGCAAAGTCTAAGGCATCTGAATCTTTTTCAAATGCTTGAACTCTTGTAACAAATTCTGTTTGAACTGTAGTGTTAACATCTCCCTTTGCATCAAGAATATTTTCTGCTGCGACTCCAATTGTTTCCGCAGTTGCTCCCGAAAACTTTGTAATAATTTCCATTATTTTTGGAGCAATTGCAGTGTTATCGGTTGCTAAGAATAAAAGATTTTTAAGGACAGATGGTGGAAGGTCTCCACTTGCCATCTTTGCTTGAATTAAAAACTCCTGGCCTTTAGTAATTAGTCCAGACGATACAAGATCGGCTGCTTGCTGATCTACTACTGGGGTGTAAGCAAGTTGGTTTGGATCATTTTTATACCTTGCTGCTGTAGCCTTTTTCATTCCGTTCATCATTGATTCTTGAAGTCCACCAGCAGAATCATACTGTGCAACAATGTCTCCCTGCAACTTTCCTTGTGCGTCGGTCAGTTTGTCTCTTTCGTTTATATACTTTGTTTGCAGCGCTTCTGCTTCATTGATTTTACCTTGTGTCCTAAGAAGTTCTATTTTCTTTTGATACTGAAGATCAAATGAGTCTAGAAGTTCTTTGTTTTGTTCCATTGCAATTTTTGCGTCTACTGCATACGCTGCTCCTAGTGCTCCTGCTCGTTTTGCAAACTTCTTTGATGCTAGGAATCCAAGAACTGCACCTGCTGCTGTTCCAATTCCAGCACCAATTACTGCTCCAATTGGCCCTCCTATCATACCTCCGATGCCAGCACCTGCTGCTGCGCCTCCTAATGCTGATGCGCCTATTCCCGCTATTTGAACATTTTTTCTTCCAGCAAGTTTTGTAATAGGGTCTGTGTTTTTAATATTTTTAATACTATTGTCTAGATTTTTTTTATTTTCATTAATCATATTAATTCTAATATTTAGAGGATCATTAACAAGATTTTCTCCATTTGGACCAAGAAGACTTTCTAGTTGAGCAATGACCTTTATACCAATAGACATATCTCCTGCTTGTCTAGCAGCATTCATTGCAAGGCTTTTTGCTTGTGACATATCTATAGCACCAGACATTAAGGATGCAGACAGTTGTCCAGTTAAATCTTTGGCTGCTTCATTACCCTTACCTGCAGCGCTTTGTTTTGCAAGTCTTCCTGTTAATGCTTTACCTTCTTCTGTTTGAACAAATGCTTCTCCATATGAAGTCTTTCCAGTTGCAGGGCCAAGCATTGAGAAAGAGTTCTTTCTTTTTAAATCCATCTGCTCTGATGCCGTTACTTTACCACTAAATTCCGCTATGGCCTGAATTGCAGATGAAGACCCCTTAAACTTTTCACCCTCTTGTAGTACTTGATCTGCTGCTTTATCAAATGCCATTCTTAAAGCAACAAATGATCCAACTGCTACCATTAATCCAGCAATAACTGCTGAGGTAGGACTCTTTAGCATTGGAAGAATCATGGATAATCCCATCAAAGGCATCATAACCTTTTGTGATATTTCTCCAACTTTTCCAGGAGCCATGGAGCCAATCATGGCTGCTCCAGATGCAACGCCAAGTGCGCCACCCATGCTTATGCGTGATTGCTTGCCTGCTGCTAGATTTGCTGCTCTTTTGTCTTGCCTATTTTGAACAAATGCTTTTATTCTTCCAGAAGGTGTTCTTCTTTTTGCTTCTGCTGCTGCTCTTTCAGAAATTACTTGCTGCTGGTATGCTACCTTTTCTGCTAGCCTGCTTCTTTTTTCTGCTAATTCTGCTTGTTTTCTTTTACCTCTCATCACTGGATCGATTAAACCAGTTGTTCCGTACATAGAGGTTTTGTTTGCATTAATTCTTGCCTGTGTTTTTGCCCTTACCCTTTCTTGTTTTTCTAATTGACGACGAACAGACTTTGCTTCGGCATCAATTGGACCAGTTCCATATAGCAAAGTTCTTGATGCTGCTGCTGCAGATTGAGAAATATTTGTTCCAATGTTGGCACCAACTGCTTTTGCCTCTGCAATAGACCCTCTTGCCCCATCTATCAATGCCGTAGATGATGTTACTCTTGCTTCGGGAGCATTTGCCTTTCCAGGCATTACAAATCTTCCTACCTTTTTAGGAATTCCTTGAACAATACTTTTTCCTTCAGGCTCTTGCGTCATCAACTTATCTTTTTTGCCTGCAGATGATTTTACATTAGCGGGAAGTTTTTCTGTCTTTGGCTTTGTTATCTTTCCAGTTTTATCATCTTGTAGAACTTCATCTGGCTTAATTGCAATAGATGTATGAAGTTTATGAATTGATTTCCAGTCTACCTTTTCCTTTAATCTATCAAGCATTGATGTATAGAGTGGTCTTTCTGCATCACTTAACTGTAACTTTGGAATTAATTTTTCAAGGTTTGCAATAGACTTTTTAACTTCTTTTTTCATCGCTGATTCAAATTGTTCTGCTGACATACTTTTTGCAATGTCTGCAGTTTGATTTCCAAACCAGAATGGAGATCGTGCTGCTGCATCTCCCTTAACTCCACTTAGATTAGTTTTTGTCATCTCTTCAAGAGATGGCATCTTCTCTGCATAGTCTCTTGCGCCAGATGCTTTTGAAAATACTCCAGCAGGACCAACATCTGTTAAAACATTTCCTCCTAGGTTGCCCCTCTTTAAGTCTTTATCTCCACGAAGTCCTGCTGCAAGCAACTGCTTTATATATTGCTTCTTACTAAACTTTTTTGGAATTGTCTCTGGATCAAACTTAGGATTAAATTCAGACTCAAGTGCGTACATTGTCTTACCAGTGATTGGGTCTTGAATTAATCTTAATTCTTGCTTTGGTGTTTCAAGACCGTGAACCTCTCTTGCAATCCTTGTTGCTCTTAGTTCAGCCATGGCAGATTTTTCATCTATCATTGGCTTTACATAAACTTTTCTTCCATCTTCTGTTATGTGTACACCAGAAAGGTGCTTGGCTCCAACATTGCTAAACCCTGTTCCTACAGATAGTTGCTCTCTATATTTAGTTATTGGCTTTCCTGCTGCTTTTGCATCTTCTAGTTTTTGTAATGCTAAAAGCGCTGCCTGACTTCTCTTACCTGAAACCGAAGCAACTTTTATTGTCCCAGACGAGCCGTCAGATCTTCCGCCTTTAAATGCTCCGTCTTCTAGGACTGCATTGTTCATTGTCTTTTTAAGTTCATTAGTTCTTGCACTTACTTCTGGTCTTTCGTATGCAATTATATTTCCTTTTGCATCCCTGCTTACTTTTACAATCTGCCCTGGATAGTGATCAAAAAGTCTTTTTGCTGAAGCCTTTGTATTAGGCTTGCTCTTTGACTTCTCTACTGCTTCATAAAGTTCTTTAGCAGTTGCTGTGCTGTTGTACACCATCTTTGGCTTTTGAAAACTTGTAAGTCCCTGTGGCGCTAGAAGTGCTGAGACTCCTCCAGCATGCCTTGGGTCTCTTGCTAATCCTCCAAGAATTCCAGACTTAATATTTCCCATTCTTGAGTAAACGTCTTTGTCTCCAATCAAAGGGATGCTGTGGCTACCGTCGCCAAGTGGTACTCTAGGAATTGCTTCTAATGCTTTGATTAGGTTTGTTCTAATCTGATCTGCTGTTTGGGCTGCTTTAGTTGGGCTCATGTTGCTTGGTGGCCCCATTAACTTAGATGTCATTGTTTGTACTGATCTTGGCTTCTTTATTTCTTCTAAATACTCTACCAAGTTTGCTCTATTGTGTGTTAGATCTTTGTGAAGAGATTCTGGTATATCAAACCCCACAGCAGTATATGTTGTTCCCTTTTCAAATCCTCTTACCTTGAGTGTCTGAGCCTTCTCTTTAAACTCATCTGGAACATTATTAAGGTCAACCTTTGAATTACCTGTTGCATGTGCAAACACTGTGTCTGGTTTTGATTTTACTTTTGACTTTGCTTTTCCAGATTGTGTAACTTCATCAGTACCCTCATTAAAACCCTGAAGTCTTTTATTAACCATTGCACTAATGATTGGCTTAAACCTAGGGTCTTGTGCTACTTCTGCTGGGATAACTGCTTCTCCAGGAGTAAGCATTGATGGAACTGTATCCTGATTTCCACTTCCTGGTACCCTGGTTGTTCCAGTTGAATACTTTCTTCTTGCCTGACTTCCCTTGCCACCCTTGGCTGGACCAGTGAACCCCATCTGTGCTGCAATTGCTCTCTTATATGCATTTGCTAGTGCATTGACTGCTGTTGCTTCAGATGTAAAGGTTTGCCTTAATCTTTGATGGACCTGGTCAAGTGATGCTGCTACTGCAGATGCCTCAAGTTGTTCCTTAGTTAAATAATTAGTTTGCTCTCCTAGAACCTTACTTGCTCCGCCTGTTCTGTTGTACATAGACTTCATGCTTGCAAACATTTTAATAATATTGGCAACTGCGTTTGCTATCAAACCAAATGTCATGAGAAGTACTGGTCCTATACCTGCAACTGCTACAGTAAAGATAGTTAAAAATTTCTTACTACCATCTCCAAGGTTATTGAACTTATCAAGAATCTTACCAACAAACTCTACAATAGGTGTCAGTGCTTTTAGGAACTGCTCTCCAACTGGAGCAATTGCCACCTTGAGGTCTTCCATTGACTTCTTAAACTTATATGTTGTTGTATTTTGAATCTTGTCTAATTCTCGCTGTGAGAGAATTGAAAGTTCTTCTGTTGTTGCTTGTGTTAATGCTAACACTCTTTGTGCTTGCGTACCCTGGGCTGTTACGTTTTGAAATAATGTAGATAGTCTTGAGAACTGGAACTTGCCGAATAGTTGCTCAATAGCACGAGCACGGTTAAGTGGGTCAAGTGTGTCAAGTGCTTGTGCAAATCCAACAACCGTTGCTTTAATATCTCCCTTGTTAGCCTCAACAATTCCTGTGATATTTACTCCAAGGTCTCCAAGGAATGCACTGGCTTTTTTAGATGGATTAATTAATGATGCAAGACCAGACTTGAGTGCGTTAGCGCCTTCTGATGCATTAATTCCACCTTCCTTCATTGCTGTAAGGAAGAACGCTAAATCTTCTACATCTCCTCCAAGTTGCTGAACAACTGGCCCAGCCTTTGGAATTGCTATTGTTAAATCTTCAATAGATACAACAGTCTGGTTTTCAACAGCGTTAAGGAAATCAATCTTTTTTGCAAGATCTTCTGCTGCAACACCAAATGCATTTGTAACTGAGATAGTTGTTTCTAGTGCTTGTGTTTGTTCTACCCCACCAAGCACTGCAAGTCTTGTTGCCTGAACAACCTGTGCCGTTAACTCTGCACCTTGCTTACCCATTGCTGCTGCATCGGCAGCCATTTTCATTGTTTCTTCTACTGCTACACCATACTTTGTATATTCTTTTGCAAGAGTCTGTATCTGCTTAACCATTGCATCAGTTTCTTCTTGGCTTGTAAACATTTCTCCATAAACACGCTTAAATCTAATTGCCTGCTCTTCAAGTTTCATAAAGGTCTTTGCAGCGGTTGTTCCAAGCATTGCTAGTGGAACCGTAAAGCCAACCATCAACTGACGGCCTGCCCACTGAGTATTCTTACCAAAGTTTAGAAGATTAGTAGAACCCTGCTTTAATAGTTGATTAAGTAGTTGTTGTCTTTGTGCTGCGATTGCTGTCTGTGTACCCAAGTTTTTCATGTCAAGGGTTAGCGGTCTTACTGCAATTGCTTGTAGAGCACCGTTTGCTCCACGACCCAACTTTATATATTGGGTTTGAATATCTTTTACACGCTCTCGTGCTACTTTGTTTATTGTCTCAAATTCAGACCTAAAAAGTTTACCGAAGGTTTTTGTTGCTGCTCCAGTATATCTAAAATACTCTCGTGAGGTTAACTTATTTCTTTCTAAAGCATCAGTAAAATGCTCTGTACTTGTTGTAACTGTTCGCATTGATGCTTGGAATTGTCCAGTAGCATTTATGCTGTTCATCAAGTTCTGTGCTTGATTTGCTGCCACTGCTGCTGCTGCAGTGCCAGACTTTGCCATCTGTGTATGGAAGGCTGATATTTGACGTTGTAGAAGTTTTAGACTTGCTAAAGCATCAGACGTATCAATATTTACATGAATATTGGATTCTACATCAGCCATCCATTAACACCTCTTTATTTAGTTATTTGCAAGATTGCCAAGTAGTGATGCGTCAGAAAGTTTAATTCCTGATGCCTCTTCGACAATCTTGTATACTGTTGGAAGGTCTAGATTTTCTTCTAGTGCTTCCTTGTCTTCTGCCAATTCTGGCTTGTATTGCTTCATTGCTATTTGAACGCAGTCCATGAGTAAATCCATAGACTTTTCATTATCTTCTGCGACCTTTGCAATATCTTCAAACTTCTTCATGAACGGACGTAGCAAAGAGATCTTAAGTGGTCTTACCTTGATCTTAGTGCCATCAATTAGTGTTACTGTCTTTTCTTCAGTGGCGGTTGCCATTTATTCCTCCTTATAAGGTTTAGTTAATTATACCATAGCGCAGGCTTATTTTTGACTAATCGTAAGTCTCATAATCAAGTCCCATGCCTATTCCAAAACCAGCCCTCTCAGCATTTGCGCCTTGTAAAGCCAGAATATCATTTCCATCTCCAGCAGCACCTTTACTAAATACTCTGGCCTTCATATCTTCCCATTCATTACCCCTGCCGTTGTTTTTATCTAAATCTACACCCTGCATGGCAGCAGAAAACTTTTTGTCACTATAGTCTAGTTCTCTTTTTATTTTTAAAGTTGCTGTTAACTCTTGCATAGACATTGATGATTCTAATTCGTCATAGTCTTTCCATATGCCAATTAAAAAAACTTCTGACTCTAGTTTTGCCAAATCTAATGTATCCCAAGAAGATCCACTATCAACGGCTTGTTCTTTAACAGGCTCTTCTGACTTTTCATTAATTTTTATTCCTGCAGCAATATCAATAACATCGTAGATAGTTGGCAAGTCTAGGCTGTCTTCTAAATCATCAATAGTTTTAATTGATGGGCAGTACTGCTGCATTGCAATAAGAGCGCAGTGGGCCAGGATAGATATTGATTCGTCGTCAGTCTTTGCTTCCTTGATTGTTTCAAAGGTATCTAAAAACTCTCTTAGATATTTTATTTTTAGTGGGGCAGCAATAACAACCCTATCGTCTACTAGGTATATTTTTTTTGTGTCATATATTTTTGTTGCCATTATATAAGTATACCAAACAGAAAGGCCCAACCCCGAAGGATTGAGCCTCTCATATTAAGTTGTATTATGCTGATGGTGCTGCGAGTGTGCGGTCTACGATCTTACCGTATGACGCATTGTCATTTGGAAGAAGACGGAATGAAACTTCAAACATTGAAGCCTCGTCACGCTTTGCAGATACTGTTACATTCTCAATTGAGAGTGCACGGTATGCTACGTAGATTCTTTCCTTGTTGATCGATGCTGAACCAGATCCTGGTCCTACTGCTACGATACCACGCTCTAGTGGAACGTCGCCAATATCTCCTGCAGACATTCTTAGTGTCGATAGGTTAGATCCTGTTGCGATTTCCTCATTTGATGCAATTGCTACTAGAAGATTTTCTAGTGTTGCCTCTGCAAAAGATGTATTTAGATTAACTGTCATACCTTGCTTGAATAAACGAGCAACGTCGAGAAGTTGATCTACTGCTACATCACCAAAGTCTGGCTGGAATGCGAGTTCCAAACCATTCGATGTGTATCCTATATTTGTGTAGTCAGTGTCATTTGACAAAGTTTCCTTATAAGATGTTGTGGATGCTGTCATTGCTGGAAGATCTGTTGACGCTTGAGCGTCAGTAATTAATCCAGTATTTGATACGTATCCGATTGGGCCATCATGCGTAAATAGTGCTGCTGCACCTACGATAATGTTACTACTTGAACCACGGCTGTATGCCATATATTTCACCTCTTTCGTTTTATTAAAAGGGCTTGTTTCCTCACCTTAATTATAACACCCTTTATTAAGGGTTTAGTTCTAGAGGATGCCAGTCGTAGTCTATGATTATCTTATTCCCAGCATAAGTACGGGCTGTGCCAAAGTCAACAATGTCTCTTGTCTCTTCTAGTTGATAGATCTTAAAATTATGGAAATACACAGGCTTAGAATCTAAGGTTTCATAATCTAGGTTTGCCACTGCCCACTCGTTTAGGTCTTGTGCTGAGTCATCTGCATTATCAAGCAAATCACTTACTTGCTGTTGAACCTTTATCATGTTTGCTTGTGCTGCCTCACCTACAGAATAAAAATAGTATAGCAACTGTTCACACTTGATGTATGGGAATGGAGTCCTTCTCATTTTAAACATTCTGTCATATACTCCAAACACACCATTACTTTGTGGAAATGTTTCTGTCAATGAATCAATTTCTGTTGGTAGTGTTGGAAAAAAATACGTTGTTCCAACGCTTGTATTTGTATCTGGGTCAAAGTTTGGGCTTATCTTGGCTGCCAAGTAAGCATTAATAATTGTAGGTGGATGATGAATTGTAGCCATTATGCACCCAACCCTGCGTTAGCAATCCAGCGATATCCAGTTGCTATGCCCTTAGATCTACCCAAATTTTTTCCTGCTGGCAGATCTTTTTTGTATACCTGTGGATTTTCAAGATATCTTGCTATCCCGCTTGTTCTTAAGAATGCTTGTGAAAAATATCTATTAAAGAACATATCAAAGGTTTTTTCAAAACCACCCTCAACTTGTGTTCCTCCAGGATTTAAAACTTCAACTGGGCCACGAGTAAAGACTGTTTCTCCATTGTCATCAAATGCCAAAACTTGTGCAGCCCTTGGTCTAATTGTAACTGGAATACCATTTTCCATAATTCTGGCCTTGTCATAAAAAGGTGTTCGTGATCCATCCTTGATTGATCTTGACTGACTAAAAGATGATTTAAAAGATAGTCCTAAATTACTGACTGTGTAAGATATGTCGTAAAGCCTTGCTTCTGGACTTCCAGTTAGATTCCACTCATATATGTGATGAAGCATCTCTGGGTTTACTCTTGCGTTAGAGTCTATAAATTCTTTCATTACTTCAACAGTTTCCATTCCCAGAGTTTTTAAAAATACTGTCTTGCCTTTGTGTACCCCATCTAAAAATCCAATAGAGTAGTTAACTATATTATTCATATCTTTTTTAAACTGCTTTGAGTTAAATGTTGTTATCATACATCACCTGACTGATTCTCTGATCTTCTTATTACTAACTTGTAGGATTCTACAGTTCCAAACGGTCCAGTAAAAGGCTCAAAGGTTGCTATTTCAAAAAGTGTGCCTTTACCAGATCTAGGACCAGATGTCTCCATGTAGATAAGGTTACCTTCTTGATCTTTAATGTCAGATATCAAGATATTGGTTAAAGCATTCTTACTATCAAGAGAAGAGATTCTGATATCAGACTTTGATCTTCCGACAAGAATTGAATTTTGTGTAATGTTGACATTTGGCTTTACTTCTTCTTTAAATGCAGAACCTCCAGTACTAAAACTACATGCAAAAACTCTATCTAAAACCCAGTGCTTTTTGATTGAACCAAAGTCTCCTTGTTCTACTATTGGATGATATACAGATGCCTGCATTGGAAACATGAAGTCGGGGCTTTCGCAAACTGTCATTACAATACCCCAAGTTTTGTAATAGACTTAGTATACTTTGAAAGTATCTTGTCTACAATTATGTTTCCCGTTCCTTCGAAAAGACCCTTATCAAACTGAATTCTATATTGATCTGTGTTATAAGAAGAAATAAATCTTTTGTAATAATCTAACTTTCCACACTCTAGATCGTGAATGAGCATCTCTGTTGCTCTAACAATATCTGATGGAACTGATGTGTACCCATACTCAACAGTTATTAAGTAATCCCAGGTCTTACCAAACCCTCTATAAATAAACTGTGGGTCCAGAGAATCTGATGCTGCTGCTGGTAAAACTAGTGGAGAAGATTCTGCACGATTAATGTTGTCTGATGATTTCTCAATGATTGCTGTTTTATCTGATGAGACTTCGTATTCTCTATCTTCTACTAACTTATTGTTTTCATATACCGCCAAAACTTTCTTTACATCATCCCAGATTGGTAGGTAGTCTGCTCCAGTACCTGTAAAATGTAAAACTTTTTTCTTATAGTAAAATCCTTCTGTAACTATTGAGTCAATGATTGCTCTTGCAATTTCTTCATTTGCTGTGTAGGTAGCAATGTCTGATGCTGTAGACGCTTTTGTTGATGGGTCTACATAGGGTCTTACAATTTCATAAGTTTCATCCTGAAGAATTACTTCTCCAACTGCTCCAAGATTTTTAACAATTTCAACTCTATAGGAAGAGTCGTAGTTTCCTGGCAAAGATATATCAATAATGTTTCCTGATGATTTATTTAAAAAGGTTAGTGTCGATACTGAAAGATCCGCCATATCTGTTACGTTGGCGGTTATAGTTGATGATGTTATTCCCGCAGGAACTAAAAAATCAACAGAGATTTCTGCATATGGCGAAACTCTCAATATCTCCATCTTTAATTATCCAAAAGCCTTCTGGACTTCTTCTGGTGAAGCAATGCGAACATGCCCCCGAGTTAGCCATTTATTTGCTTGTGCTTTTGTAACAATGTTGTATCCCTTAGTAAGTGAGCCAACCTCTTCCCAACGAACGCTTTTTGTTGAGTGAAGTGCCACCTTTTCTAAAAGGTCTACATCTGTGTTAATTGTCTTGCTTGGGCCGTCTGCTGCCATTGATCCAATAGCACCTGTCTCTGTAAAGCCTAGTGCTTGAACTGGCTCTACTACTGCTGGTGCTTCTACTGCTGGTGCTTCTACTACTGGCTCAACTACAGGCTCTGCTACAGGAACATGTTCTACTGGTGCCTCTACTACTGGCGCATCCACATGTGCTTGCTCTTCAGCATTGTCTACTGAAAACGGCTTATTGTAATTATTATTTTCCATTGTATCCTCCTTGTTTGTATTATATCATTAAAGTATTAAGGGGGACAGGAGAGTGAACTCCCGCCCCCCATTAAAGGTACTGTTTACAGATTATGAATCTGAAGCAGCGTCAGCGAATGCGATTGCATCCTCTTCTTCCCAGTTGATTCCGAAGCGAACGAATACAGTGTATTCAATTGTATCCTTCTTCGCTACGTACTCACGGTTTACAGTGATGTCTCTTTGGAATCCCCATACACGGTTTGCAGGGAATGTCAAATCGATATAGCCTGCTGGGTAGTAAGGAACTTCCTGAACTTCAATTCCGAGAACACGAGTTGTACGTGCTCCACCGAATGTCTGTCCGATACCATCAAGGTATGATTGGCGGTTTGCCTGGGTTGATCCTGGGACCTGTCCAGCAAATGCTTCTGCTACTGCATCAGCAAGTGTACCGTTGTTCTTAACGATTCCACCGAATGCATCTGTACCTGCGTAGAACTTAAGATTGTTCTTAAGTGCACGGTACTTACGTGGCATTGCATTGATGATGCCCTGCATTACATCAGGTGTCCAAGCATTATCTGCTACGGTTACTACTGACTCATGTGCATCTCCGTTTGTCTTTGCCTTATTTACAAAGCCATCCATGATTGACAAGAATGATCCTGTTGCACCATCACCATTGATAGCGAGATCTTCGATATCATTTGCGAATGCGTTGGTCATCAAGCGTACTAAGTGATCTTCTAGAGCGTCACCTTCTACACCATCTTCCAATGATTCTGCTGTTACTTCCCAATCAAGACGAATCTTCTTGGTAGTAAGTTCGACCTTAGAGAATGTTGCGCCTGTGTTTGTGTATGTACCAATTGCTTGCGCTGCTGCACGAATTACACGCTCACCGACATTTACCTTCTCAAGTTCCATTGAATTAGCCTTCATTGTTACACGACGGCCATCCTTTGCTAATACTGTAGCGTCCCAAACATAGTCGATAAAACGACGTGCCTGCTCGGGGCGCAAAATTCCAGAAGCCGCTGAACCACTAGGGTTAACAGCGTTTGCTCCGCTTGTAGATCCAAGAGTTGCTGTTGGAATGTTACCAAGTGTATCTGCACCTGGGTTTGCTACTCCACCAATTCCACCTGATGCGAAAGCACCTTGGCCCTGGTAAAGTCCTGGTGCTGTTCCACCTAGATCTGAACCTGCGCCTGGCTGGTTTTTGATTATTTCTTCTGACATATTGTCACCTCCTAGTGATTTGTTCATTTGAATAGATCGGCTGTTTTGAGGAAACTACCGCCCCATAGGGATTTTTCAACCGTTTCAGGTTGATTCTGAAAGATATCGCCGATATCTCCAGACTTTCGGAATGCGGTGTCTGCTTCCACAGCGTCTACTCGTTTTCCAAATTCATTAAACTCATTTGATACTGCTGCAATATCTTTTGCAACTGCTGCAAATGAATCCTTTACTGTATCAACATCGACCTTTGAAGACTTAAGAAGTTCTACTTCTGCTTGCAAAGACTTTACTGTTGACACTAGATCGCTAAAGGCTGATTCTAGAGTATTTTTCATTTCAGTAACTGCTTCTGCAATTACCTCTTCTGACTTAGATACTTCTACAACTGCTTCTGTTACTGCCTCGACTGCTTCAGCATCTTCTGCTTTTACAATCTCTTCTGCTACAACTTCATCAGTCTTGACAACATCTGCTGTCTCAACCTCTTCTGCCTTAGCAACTTCCTCAGTAACCTCTGCAACTGATGCATCTGCCTCTGGAGCGACCACAACATCTTCAATTACGTCTGTCTTTTCAACTTGTGTTTTTGATTTTGTCATAGGTTGTACCTCCTTGTTAATCTTAGAAGTATTAATGCCTTTAGCACTATCAACTAAGAATTTTATCATGTCTGTCTTTTCGTTATCTGTTTTTTCAACGAAACCTATATTTGCCATTTGCTCACCAGTAGTTGGACTTAACTCTGACTCATTTTCTGAAACCATAACAATGCCTGATTCCTTATCATAAAAAACATTTTCTAGTACTGTCTCGTCGCCCTTAATGATGTCTACTCCATCTACCTTTTCAACAGATACAATGTTTGCAAACTGATTTGCTGGGGAATCTACAAGACTCAACTCAACCAAATCATATTGCTTAATAATTCTAATTGCTTTTTCTGACTTTTCGTCATAACCGTCATCCCACTTGTTCATTCGTCCACCAATAGAAAAACCAGTTAGCGTTCCATCTAAAACTTTTTCCCAAGTATCTTGTGCACCCTTTGAAACATATGCTGATACGAATACGCCATTATAAAACTTCTTTGAGTCTGGATCAAAATACTTATCTGCTTTAAATGAAACCATCTTTCCTACTGCTAGTGGCTGATGCATTTCTCTGATGTTCCCTCGGAATTTTGCAAATGCATCCATTGATGCTTCTGCTGTTACAATATCATCTTGCTTATCAATATTGTCTAAAGAGGCAAATCCAGAAACGATTCGACGCTCCTTGTCCACCTTAGTAAGTGGCATGGAAAGACGTAAATTTTCCCCATCTGAATTCCAATGGGCTTTGGATATATTGCTCACCATTATATTATAAACCCCCTTTTATAAATATATCACAATGTGGACATATTAGACATTAAGGGTTGCTTCGACCCTCTCCCTTTGGGTTTCTTCCAGCAACGGTTGAAGTGCTATCAGAATTATTATTTGTTCGTTCAGAGTCTCTTGCTCTTGTTGTATTTGCTTCTGCTGCCGTGGTTGGTTTAAGGTCTAAGACCTCATCGCCACCATCTCTTTGTGGCATATCCAAAACAACTCTTGCCTCGTTAGGAGTCATGATCTGATTCTTAACATAACGCTCAAGGATTTGAGACTGTGCAATTTCATCTGTCAATGTCAACTCGTTAAATACAAACTCAATGATATCTGTCTTTTCACGAATAATCTTGTTGATCATTTTTTCAAGTTGTCTCTGTGCTGGTCTTGCAACCTGCTCCTTAAAGGTACGATCCTGTGCAAGTGCTGCTGCTATAGATCCAGAATCGCCACCTCCAAGTTTAGATAGTGGTACTTGATGTGCTACTAGGATGTCATCACGGTTTTGTTTACGATACTCTTTAAATGAGCCGTCCTGTATGCCGTCTTCGATGGGCTCCATCTTGAATTCAACTTTGTTATTTTCGCTATCACCTGGAAGTGGAATATATAGCGTTCTGTGTGACTGCCCTCTGAGATTTGTCTGCAAGAATCGGAACATCTTATCTTCTGCATCTCCAGAAAGTTTTGCACCCTTTAATGTTACAACGTATCTTGGAACTGCCTTGTTTGCAAAGTAGTCGATGTTATATTGTGAGGCAAGTGAGTCTCCATGTAATGAGTTGATAGCCGACATAATGTCTGGCACTCCGTAGAATGTATTCAGAGGTGAGTACTGCTTAAAGTGAATAATCTCGTTTGGTCTAGCATCTGTTGTTAGTGGGTTTGGATTCTTTGCTCCGAAGTTACGGAAGTAGACAATCTTATTTCCAATGATCTGAACATAGCCGTCTTTGATTCTTCTTACTCGCATTGTTGTCGCTGGTATATGTCCAACGTATCCAATTTCTCCACGAGTGGTTCTACCAATTTCAAGGTAACCATTTCCAGTTGACTGTAAGTCTGTGTAAACCTTTTCCATTGTGGCTGTAAAAGAGTCGTCGTCATTAAGTGACTCTAGCCAGTCTCTTGCTTCAATCTTTGTTCTTTCAATTCTCTTTCTTGCCTTCTGTGTTGCACTGTTATCTTCTGATGACTCAAGTCTCATCATTGTTCTTTGAGAAACCTTGAACTCATAACCAAGTCCAACGATGTTCTCTACCTTGGCATCAATTGCTGCGTGGTTTGCAAATGAAGTGTCATAGTAGTTTGCTAATTCATAAAGGTTCCATGGTGGTGTAATGACATCGAACATTCCGTAGCCGTTTACATATACTAACCCTGGGTTTATTTCTTTTGACTGTGCTCCATCAATACCGCTTTTTCCAGCAAGTGCTGCAGTTGTATATTGTGTTGTTGGCTCAACCATCTTGGTTGCAGATCTGCTGATGCGCCTTTTAAAATTTGCTTCTAGTCCGTCAAGAGACTTTAGTGTATCCCAGTTACCATTAAATGGATCTGACTTTGAAAAGGTGTCATCCTTCTTTATTGCATCATCAATTCTTGCACCGATTTCGTACTCATTATATTCCATAATTAGTCCTCGTCTCCATACTTAGCAATAGTATCTTTTGCTGCCTGAACTGCACCAAGGTCATTTAGAGAAGGAATAAGTCCAGCGTTTAGTCTATCAACTTGCTCAGAATACTCTTCTTCAGAAACTCTTGTTAGTCCTGGAACAAACACACAGGTACCATCTCCTGGGTCTCCATAATGCATTGCAGTCTTTTTTAATTCTGCCATTCTTGAAATATCGTTTTTGTCTGAAGGAATATTAAGCACAGAGCCATTGCCATCTGTAAACCACTTGCCGTTTGCCTTCTTATACACATAAAGACCCCAGTCATAGTTTTTTTCAATGACTTGTCGTCTTACATTCTTTACAATTGGTTGACCAGTTTTTGGGTCTATTAATGAATCCATAACCATAAGTATACCATATCAAACTGGATCTACTACTACCTGGTTCCAATTTACATCCGAATAGGCAGTATATTTGTAATTGCCTAGACGTAAAACCTTATCAGTATCGACTATGATCTTGTTTGTTCCAGTATAACTTTTATAAACTTCAGAAGGGTTTACCCCATAATAACTTGTTTCTGATAAAACCAGTACCTTATTCCAGTTAAACGAACCAGTATTCCAGAACTTCCAGTCCAAGTCTAGACCATTTAGTACCTTAACCCTAAACCATGGTCTCTCTGCTACATTCTGGACTTCTTGCAAGTTTGTTGACTGATAGAAAGAAATGTTGTTAAATAACAGTGGGCCAGTCAATCTTATTGCCCCCTCAAAATATGAAAAGTTTAAACTATCTGCAAACTCAATTCCCAAAAATCCCCAGTCTTCTAATGATATAACTGGCTCTCTTACTATCTTTCCGTTCCAATAAAAACCAATGCCGTCTTGAACTAGTCCAGTTTTTGTATCTATGGCATATACTTTTGCTCGTCTTCCGCTTGGGTCACAAGCAACCATATAGAACTTTATGTAAGACTCTTTACTTTCTATCTCAAATATTTCTGTTGGAGCATATGGGAAATACTCACCATCAAACCTAACGGCAAGTTGCAAGGCAATTACTTTAAACCCGTCTGCTCTGCTTGTATTGACTGGAATCATAAGACCTCTATTTACTAGCGGATCATATGTTCCTTTTAGTTGTACTCCGCTTGTCTTTGTTAAATATAAGTATGGTGATGATCCTGTATAAATTGAAAAAGGATTGTTCTTTTTAAAGTTATAATAAATTCCAGTTTTTGTGTATGGATAAATAGGAGTTCCAAATGTTGTTCCTATTGGGCTTGCGTCAGATTCATTTAATGCTTGAGAAGCATAAGACAATTTCTTAATGCTGACGTTATTGATTAAAGAGTTTTTTACATTTACGTCTATGTGTGTAACAATTGATAGGTCATTAAAGTCAACTCCTGATGGTGGATAGATAATCATGTTATCTACTACTTCATATTTTGTTGTCATCCAATCGGTTCCTGGAATCAAAACTCCGTTTCTTGCTGGTCTTTCTATTTTAACAAAATAATCTGTTACTGCGTTAGCACCTAATTCTGTATATTGAAATGTAACATATGTTTTTACTAATGCTCCATCTGTGTCATATTTGTAATCTTTTGATATCTTATTTTTTAAATCTTCATAATCGTTATATCCTGTAAATAAATAGTTATCGAGTGACTCATAACTTCTTTGAACTGGAACTCCATACTCATTTGCAAGATCTGCGTATGTCCAATCAATTGGGTTTGTTTCTATGGCAATTGTTTTTGATGGGATTGGATAGTTTATGTTAAACTGTATAAAGTCAAGATCAAAATACTGATCCCCCCTTGTGTCAAAAACTGACTCTGCAAAATAGGTAAGAGGTAAGTTGTCCTCCCAGTATCCATTGGCTGAAACAGCAAGAGTATATGTTTCAAATAAAATGTCTGGACACAATGTATAACTGGCTGTATGTTCAACTAGGTAATCTTCCTCTAAAGGTATAACCCCTCCACCAGAGAGTGCTCCAGGGACTAAGTCAGTTAGACCACCGTAAGGAGGTAGAGACACTGTGTCATATCCACCATCTATGTCTATTGTTTGATTATTTTGATACATAAAAAATATGTCTTCATGAAGTTTTGGAACTCCGACTGAGTTAAACAAAGTTTTTATTTTTTGAAAATTATACTTTGTTGCAAATCCAACATTGTATACCTTACCAGTAAATGTTTTAGTGTTATCTTTTTCTCCTGCAACATATAGTCTTAAATCTGCTAAAGATCCAAAGAACTCTGCCACAGGGTTTCCAAACAGTTCTACAAACCTTGGTATGTTGATGCCAACTTCAAAAAAGTCGTTTGCGTCTAGAACTTGCGAAGAATACAGCGTCTCTGAATTTCCATTGGTGTTAATTACGTATTCTAGGATATTATTCCTTACCCGTATAACAAAAGAATTTGATTTGTTTTCTTTTTCAATCTTAAAAAGTGTTTGTGGCTCTGTTACATTTCCTCTTAACTGGAAGCATCCATAAAATGCAGAGATAGGGGTTTGCAAAAAGTCAAATTTTTCAAAGAAAAGATGCCCATTAGTATCATTCCAAGTGCTATTTGGTCTAAAAGAAAAATAATCTTTTGCATCGTAGAAAAAATTTGATATGTCGGCTGTGTTGTTGGCAACCTTGTTGTCTTGAAATAACTGCTTCTCTGTTTTTGATGATAGAACAACTTTGGGAAGTGGGTGGTTAACTACTGAGATTGCTCTATTTGCAGTTGTAAGGTTATCGCTAAACCCTTGATTCCAATTACCAGTATCTGGGTATGAGTAGTTTGCTGTATAGTCTGCAAAAGAATAATCAATTGCAATAGACGTTCCACTATAGGATGTATTTATATTTTCTGGTATTTCAACACCCTGACCAAAAACAAATCGTCTTTTTGCAACAGCATTAGGCACTAGGTATGGATAAATGCCAACACAATCTATGTCTATTGGAGAAACATCATCATACGCATAAAACCCTATCCAGTCTTGATTTTTTCCATCCGAGTTTAACTCGCTTGGAAGAACTGCTACATCTTGTGAATATGAGATAGAGATTACCTCTTGACCATTAATCAACAAAGAAGCAGCGTCTTTGCCAACTTTAAAATGAAGAAGCATTGGTCTTGTCCATTCACCAACGTAGTTTGTTTTATACTGGTTGTTGACTTTTATTCCTATTGATGGTCCATCTACATATATACCGTCGTTTGATCCAATTGGTCCAATAATTCTTTTAGTTGCATTTGTGTAGGAGTTTATTCTTATCCAGGTTTCAAGTGTGTATTGTTTGAATTGTCCAACCTCATTTAGCATACCAACTCCAGGAACGATAAGTGATGGAAGGTTATTGTTTGGATATAAAATTGTGTGCCCTGGGGTTCCATAAACAATTGGCATACCAGCATTTTTTGCTTTTAGCATGTTGTCAGACACAAGGTAGTACCCGTCTAACTCTTGAAGACCGTAACACCTTGCAACTACTGCATCTTTCACAGATAATGCAATATTTTTATTAGTTATATCTACAGGCTTTACTCCAAGAGAAGTGGATGCAAACTCTTCTGACCACTGTCCTAAAGTTAGTCCATTTATTCTAAAAACATTCTCTGAAGCAATTACTCCTACGTAATTTATCTTAAGCACGAGTCTAATTGCTGTGTCATCTGGAGGAGCATCAAAAGTTTCTGATATAAAGACCCAGTTGGTATTTACAACTGTATCAAAGTTTTTGAGGTGAGTTATAATTTGATTACTAGTTTGATCTGTATACTGGTAGCCAATTTCAAATCCAGAAATATATGCAGTCTCTGAATAAAAATATGCCCCTACAGAAAATGTTCTAAGATATTTATTAAACTTTTTTATGTCAAATATATCTTTGCTTGTCAGCATTACAGACGCAGTCTTACTAACTGTTTGATTTGCAGTAATTCGTCCAACGTAACTGCCAAGAAATGGCTCCCCTATGGACTCTGGATAGTCGGCAACTGTTCCGCCAACTATGTCCCACTTTGCAGTATTGGATAGAATCCTGTCAGACTCTGAGATTAAAGAAATATAGTCTGCATTATCGTCTAATGACCATAACCCAGTAGGGTGCTCGGCAAAGACTTTTTCGGCATATAGGTTTGACGGAGTAGACATTATAAGTCTATTTTACCACAGAAGACTACTTGTTTATTTTAATTTCACAGTAATCTGTTGTGCAGTATGCCTCACCTTGAGCCTCAAGATTATCTACACCGTCGTAAATTGCAGCAAAATCAATATGCTTTAACTTACCAACATAGGACTCATATTGCTCTTCAGTAATCTGAGTATATGGTTGTTGCGGATATGTGTGATTTCCCATTGGTAGGAATGAAACTGCCTTTAGTTGTCCCTCGTACATGTGAAGTGCTGGAACAACATGCTTTGACTCTGTTTCCTTATCAAATGACAGTGTTACAGAAACACCATTGTCAGACCAGTACTTCTGAGCAGTTGCAGCAAGTGCAATCTTCTCAAACAATGTTACATCCTTTTCAGATCTTGGATGACCTGACTTGATTGGGAAGTAGACTACTGAGGTGTTTGCTGATACTACGTCATCTTCAATTGTGTACCCTGCTGCTTTGAACAAGTGCATCATTGGATCTGTGTTTCCAAATCGAACTGCACGAAGGAAGAAGTTTCCTCCAGGTCCCCAGTGAACCCCAGGAGTTGCACCAGAAAGAATTGAAACTGATCCTGATGGCTTAACTGTTGTTACACGAATTGATTCACGAACACAAAGCCATTCTGAATACTGGTGGTCATAGTGACGGATCTTGTTGTATCCCTCATCCATCCACTCACGAACAATTGGCAAACCCTTTTGATCTGCAAATGATGCTATACCTGTTAGTGACGTACCAATACGACGGTTGCGTTGCATGATACCGTTTGTTTGTGGCCAGTGTGTTGGAACAAGTGTTACGGTCTTTCCATAAAGGTATGCAAACTTAAGGGTACGCAGGAAGTCTTCCTTAGATTCATGACGATTCAAGTGCACTTCTACAAGTGTACATAGTTCGTATGATTCCAATGGCTGCTCCGCACATGGGTTAAATCCCATCACACGATAATCCTTACCGTCTGGCGCATCCTTTAGTCGTCCATAATTACGAGCAACATCTAGCCAGATAAAACCTGGTTCTCCGTTTTCCGTAATTAAATCTACATAGTCTTCGTACTTTGTTCCTACTTCTGCTGAAATAGAATTGTTTGACATCCAGGCCCAACCTGGATTGTCTGGGTCAAACGAGTTACGCTCTGGAAATAGTTCTGCATTCTTTAGATTCATAAATGTTTCATCGCCTGCATTACCTAAAGCAAGAGTTGCTGATCTGCGGACATTGCCTGATACCACGCAGGTACCAATGAGGTTTACTAGGTCTACAATAGCACGAGAGTCTAGTGTTTCTCCGCCTCTGGAGCCGATTACACGGTCTATCTGGTCGTGCAACTTGATAAGAGGTGCAGGTCCTGATGCAACGCCTCCAAAGCCCTTGATAGGGGCTCCAAGAGGTCTGATCAAATCATAGTTAAACTTCTGAATGCTCTGGTTTGCTCTCAAATATGAGTTGATTAGAAGTCTGACTGACTCTACCCAACCTTCACGAGTGTCTGGAATTTCGAACACCTGTTCTGGTTCTGTTGGGGCATAGATTGAAAAATTCTTATCCTGTCCCACTGTATCAAACCCTACACCAATGCCAAGCATCAATGCATCCATAACCCAGGCAAATAGGGCTCCTGGATCATTCTTATCAAGGTCCTTTGTGGAGACCATGGCACAGTTCTGTAGTGCTGCTGAGTTCTTCTTCTCCATAGTCATAGGAGTTCCAAATGCCCACATACCACGACCTGGTGGTGTCCACTTTAATTCAAACATTCTTTGGAATGCTTCTTGTGCTGACTTCTGAGCCTTATAGTCATTCCATGGCAAACGGTTTTCTTTAGCATGATTCTTTTGAACTGAGTACATTCCCTCGATTACACGACGACAAACCTCGTGCCATCTTTCCTTAGTTCCATCTTCCTTCATACGAGAGTAAGTACGAATAAAAGTAATTTCTCCAAGTGAATTTTCTGCTGCATCTTTAAACCCGAATGGGCTTTCTTGGCTTTTGTACTTTTCTACGAAGTCCTCTGGAAGTTTAAAACTAAAAAAATCTGACATGTGTATCGTCCTTTCAAAAACGGAATAGTCTTAAGTATAGCAGAGTTTTCTAAAAAGTAAAACTCTACCTAAATGTATTGTTTAGAGTTATGTAAAAACTAATTCAGTAATAGAATTAGTGAATCCAGTGTTGCGGAACCATAATCTTTTCACCACTCTTGACTAAGTGTGCTGTGTGGTGATAAGGTGGTGATGGAGGAAATACAATAATACTTCCTGCTTTTGGCTTAACAAAAAAATCATAAGCATTTTTATCTGCATTTGCAAAATCTGAATCTGGAGTTGGACCCTGGATAGGACCCTTTGGATCTCTAATTGTAAAAGAGATTTCTCCACCCTCATAATTATCATTAAGATACATTACAAAAGAAACCTTAAGTCTTTCGTCTCCTTCTTGCTGATCAAAGTGTGCACCCATAAATGTTCCTGCTTGATACTTCTTGATTGGGTATTGAGGAAATAGTTTTGGCTCTTCAGTTATACCGTGGGCTGCTGCGTAGTCTCTTGCTACATCATCAAATGCTTTTTGCAAAGTATTATAGATATACTTATTTTGTTCATCGGCATCTGGAGTGAGAGCAATAGTCTTATCTGTTCCGTAGACATAGTGCTGTCCGCTACATGCCATCCACTCTCCCCATTCATCCTTGTTGTCATTTTCAATTGCCTCAACAAGTTTCTTTGGGTCTTCAATTACATTTGTGTAGTAGTAAACCTTTTCTTCAAGTATTTCTCTGTCCATTTTATATCTCCTTAAAATTTATTCTCTTCATAAAAACCTGTAATTTTTATAAAGCCTACTGTAACATAACGAATTGGTCCTTCTGTTACAAAACGAACTCCGTGTTCATATTCTTCATTTCCTGGGAAAAGAAGTAATGTTCCTGGCTTTGGCCTTAAGTCTGAATTTTCTTTATTCTTAAAGAATAGAGTTCCATCCTTATAGTCATCGTTGATATACAGTATAGCAGCATATTTAATCGATGGGTCTGTGTGTTGGTCTGTGTGAGACTTTAACTCAACTCCAGCCTGCATTCTCTGGAGTGTTCCAAATCCAGCAAGTTCTAGAGATGGATCTGCTAAGGTTAGAAGTTTTCCAAGTCTTAACTGAAGAGTTCTGCTAATCTCTTTATCTGTGATGTCTAGGTTTTTATCTTCCCAACCTTGAGTTATTTCAAACTTACCTTCAGCAACTAGGTTGTCAACATCATCTCGTCCAAACTTTTCCATACAAAATCTAGCAAGATTCTTTGTATACTCGATTGACCAGTCTTCATTGGGCGTTATCTTGATTATGTCTAGCAACGTATCTAACTCATTGTCTTTTAAAAAGTCGTTAATAAATAAAACGCCATCGTGAAATACTTCGGTGTTATATCCTGCATCATCAAACTCTTTTTTTAAAAAGACTTCCATTTATAGGTCCTCCACCTTATACTTATTTCCATTAGCATCTAACTTCCAACCTTCTTTTAAAAGTTCTTGCCATTCGGCTCTTTCGATTTCTTGCTTGGCTCTAGTCTCTTTCATTTCTGCAGCCCAAGCATCTCTTAGTTCTTGCGGATAGTCTGACTCTTCTCTGTCATCCCAGAATGATCCAATAGTATATCTCACTCCGCTTGTAATAAGCGAGACTTCATGCATGTTGTTAAATCCGCCGTCAAACACTGCAAGCATTCCAACCTTTGGCTGAATCTCAATATTCTGATCTGGAAACCTTAATAGTCCACCTTCAAAGTTATCGTTTAGATAAAGAAATCCTGCATACCTACTTCTTGTAAATGCCCCAGAGTTTCCTTTCTCGTCAGTATTATCTGAATGAATTCTTGCATATGCTCCAGGTTCCCACTTTTGTGTGTGGTAACCAATCTTAGAAATTATTTTTGGATCTAAATCATGCACTGAGGCAATTGCTTCTGGCATCTTGCTTTCAATATCTGAAAAGATTGTTGGCTCTAATCCAGCATCCAGGACTTCCTGATCATTATCTTGTGGAAGAACAGAGGAATATGACTCATAGAATGATATAGGCATCCAAGAGATTTTTCCGTTGTTTGCCTGAGCGTCTAACGCTTCTATCATTTTTTGACAAGTTTCTTCGTCAATAAAGTTTTCATAAACTACAATATCTTTTGTAATTCTTTTCTTGTTTTCTAGGTTCATTTTATTCTCTTTTCTTTATCGGCATTCATTTTATTAGGATGGGCATCTCTAAACTTTTGCATAATATCTGGCTGCATTTCTTTCCAAACATCTTTTCCAAACTCAGCCTCTTTTTCAAACCACTCATCATCACCAATCTCATACTTCATCCAGTACATTCTGGAGATATACTTCTTTTCTCCTTTGGCTGGCATGACTCCATGAAGATATACTTGACCTTCTTTTGTTAGTATGTCTGGATGACCAGAAGGAAATATCAAGTAGTCTCCTGCTTCTGGCTTATACATATAGGCTTCTCCATCAACAATAAAGTCAATCTCTCCACCAGTATAATCATCATTAAAGTATGTTAAAGCAGTAATTCCAAACTTATATCCTGGGCTGACAATTGGCTCTCTAATAAAATCAGAGTGATAGGCCATTGCTAATGGGTCTTCTATATCTGTTTTATATCTTGCTATTGCTGGGCCATTAGTTGTCCACTGATTAAAAGATTCTCCTTCACGATTTACTAAGATTTTTTCTTTATCAAAATCAACATTATTCTTAAGTATGTAATCTTGTGTGGCTAAATGAAAGTTTTCAAAGACTTCTAGCACTGCAACTTTTTGTGCTTCTTCTTTTTCTGTATTTGTTTTTATCTTCCTAATTTCTTCAATACTCATAGTGTGTGGATAATCTTTAAACAATGGATTCATGTACTCTCCGAAGTGAGACCACTTTGTCCAAGGACTAAAAATAGCATCTTCGCTTTCGTCTTTTAATATCTCAAGTGTCTTAGTGATATCCTTAAAAAGATTCTTGTATACAAATATCTTTGGATAAAGTTCAATATGCTCTAGGAGTTTTTCTGTCATGGTTTTCTGTCTCCTGTGTGCTCTGTTATCTCCCAGAAGAATGGACATGTGTATCTAATACCACTCTTAATCTCTGTTACTCCGTGGACATAATTCATATCCCCTGGGAAAAAATACGCTGCTCCCTTTTTAGGTTTAAACTGTACACCCTGTAATGGGAAGTATAACTCTCCACCTTCATAGTCCTCATTTAAATAAAATAGGCTTGAAAGATCATAGTTTGGAAAATCATTTGGAAGTCCAGCATCTGGCCCTTCGTGCAGTTCCTTGTCTGCGTGAGGGTTCTGAAACTGGCCTGGAAGCCATCTGACGATAGTTGTCCCAGTAGGGGTAACCTTTACCTTATAGAACTCTTCAACGATTGGCTTAAGCCTTTGAAACAGGCCTGCGATTACTGGAGCGATTGTTGGATCATTTTTATCTAAAGTTGGGCTAGTGGCTACTCGATCTTTCCAGTACTCAGAGTCATATACAACTGTTCCGTTTTCGTTAACGTGGCTTTGAGTTACATCCCAGATTGTCAAAGACTTTGCAGCCTTCTCTAAAAACTCTATTTCTTCTTGAGTCATAAAATTTTCTAACTCAACAATCATCTCTTTACCATTACCAAACCAGCCAGATGGCGTTAGTGACGGTTTTCTAATTACAACAGAAGCATCCATTTTGTCCATAATTGAATTATATCATAGGGTTTTTCCCTACAATGTCCTCTCTATCTCTAGTTGTTTTAAGAATCTTTCTGTGTTGAATCTCCAATTATCTTTTGCAAAAGAAGTAACAATCTTAATACAGACATCCTCATAGTCTTTCTTGTCTAACTTATCCTTCAAAGAATGCAATGCTTCGACTGTATCAATATAGTTTTGCCTTACAAATGATGGATCTCCTGCGTGGTTTCTTTTTAAAACTTTTGTATTGATTTTCCCAGATGGCTCATACATAGAAACTGTGAGGTAGTCTTTTGCAAAACCAGCATCTTGATACATTTCATAACCCTCTAAGGCCTGCTCTAGATTATCAAAGGATATAATAGATCTTACAGGAGACTCTCCATCTCTTGAAACAGTTATCATGTAATGACCAACCTTTCCTTCTTTAGAACTTTTGATGTAGTCATTAACTATATCAGAGTGTGTTGGATTTAATTCATTCATGATCTGCCCTGAGTTGTTTGATCTTCTACAATAAGTTTTAAAGTCTTTACTTCATGAGACCCTAGAGACTCTTGCTTTTCGTTAACAGCATTTCTATACCAGTCAGTCCATTCTCCAGTAGAGTTTAGAACTTGGGCTGCTTCACCATATGAGATGTTTGCTTCTACCCTTTTTCTGTCCTCATCTTTATAGTCAACCATTTTTATAACTGTGTTATTTAGTTGTGTCAAAGATATTGGAATAATTGTTGCAACTGGAGTTCCTGCTTTAATGACTATTCTTTTATTTGCTGTCTTTGCCTTAAGTGCTAAAGGGAAAGGGTTGTCATAGAAAGATGTGCTAATTAGTGAAGACATTGTCTCAAACTCATCACTAAAATAGTTTACTGGATTTATAGCAAACATGCTAACGTCAGTGTCTGTTCTAAATATCAATCCAGTGTCCATACTTATTGATGATTGTCCTCTACCAGAATACGCTCTTTCTGGACTAAATATTTTAACACGATCAGGAGTTTGATCGTTTATTCCGTCCCACTCAAACTCTATGTCTTCTTTGCAGGAAAGGCTATATCCAACTACGTTTGCTTGCGTTACTGGAAAGCATCTGTAGGCATGATTTTCTGAAGTAGCGTCCATCCAGTCTCTTTTAATAGACATAGGATTAATTTCAAATATGCAACCTGGAGCCTTTTCTACTAAGATGTTATACATTAGTCTGTATCCGCAACATACATTTCTGGAGTGTGGAACTTTTTATTGTAGTCAAGCATAGTAACAATAGAGTATTTTGTTCCTGAATGTACTGGCATTGCACGATGAGGATACATGAATGTTGAAGGGAATATAAATAGATCTCCAGCCTCTGGCTTTACAGTCAAACCTTGTAATCTAAAGTTTAGTTCTCCACCATCGTAATCATCATTTACATAAGCAACAAGAGACACTGTACAGTTGTATGAGAAGCCGTGATCGTGGTGCTCTTGGAAGTGCTGGCCTGGTCCATACTTAATAAAGTTAAACGCTTCCCAGTACTTTAGTTCATGAATGTTGTGGATCTTGCAATAGTCTTCAACTGCTGGTGCCTGTGCGTCGTATACATCTTGCCACAGTTCCTGAAGTTTTAAACTTGTGGGGCTTTTATCATACTCTATATCTGTTTTCTTAAACTTAAAATCATTACAATCTCTATAATCTGGCATTAACTGCTTGTAGCCCACATACGCAGGTAGCCAAGCATATCCTGTGGTATCTCCTACAGGCTTAAGATTAGACTCTAGTCTATTAATAACATCAATTTCTTTTTTGATTACACCCTTGTAGCAAAAGATTCCATTGCCAAGGTCTTGCTTATCTGTCCATGTTTGCATTATGTATTCCTTATCTATATTCTCTTCTTGACCAAACTTTGTTCTTATATACCCCGCCGTCTGGCTGTCTATAAGTTTTCATATTAGTAACCATTCTATCATAAATTGTAACCTGATCCAATATTTCTATTTCATGATCCCAGTTTTCTCTTTTAAAAGGAAGAAACTGCATGTATGGCGTTCCTGCTGGTATCAAGCCTTCCCAACCTTCGGCAACGAAAAATGGAAAAGTTCCTGGTATAGAAACTTTATCACTATCAATAATTCCAGAAGTATTTAGGAATGGCAAATCAAATCTATTCATAGGAGTCATAAACAAAGCACTATAGCCTTCTGGAAGAGAGACTTCCCAGTCTGGGTACCATGCAAAATGGTGTTGGTAAAACCCCTTTGGATGTTCAAACTGTGGCATTGGCGGTCTTTTTGTAACAAAGTCTTTATATTTTGGATCACTAATTTTGACATCAATTGTGCCCTGAGCATTTTTAAAAAACTCTAAGTCACATGGAGTTTTTAAAACATATCCAGTTATAAAAGCATCAAGTATCGCTGGACAGGCTTTCCAGGTAGGAATTCTTCCATAATCATCATCGGTTCCTTCTTTAGGAAAAGGACAAGTTCCTTTGGGTGCTTTATAGTATTCTCCATTTGGCATTTTTGCAAATCTGTCAGCATCTTTATACCATTCTGGAATTTCATTTTGAGTTGAAGTTGGTACAGATTTGCTGTCTTTGTTTAGCCATGCTCTGAATGATCTAAAGGTTGCTATATTGTATTTTTCATCACTCATTAGTGACTCAGTTCATTAATATCTGTCATAATGACTACACAATATTTTGTGCCTGACTTCATTGGAAGTGACGCATGCTCATAAATATAGTTTGAAGGAAATACGGCAATATCTCCTACTCTTGGCTTATATACCAAATTATCTAATCTTGGAAACTTTAAGTCTCCGCCTTCGTAGTCATCATTAATATAGATTACAGCAGAGACAGTGCAGTTATATGCTGGTCCATGGTCAGCATGAATATTAAAATGAGTTCCTTCTCCTTCATACTTAACAAAGTTGAATGCTTCATAATATACAACATTGATTCCCCAATATTGTGCATAATCATCTATACACATTTTTAACTTTTGATATATTTCTTCATGAAGATCAATTAGTTCTGCATTATGCTCATCTTTTGGCCCTAGATTTTCTTGCTTATATTTAAAATCTACACAATCTCTTGCTTTTTTAATTGGTGTTGTTGAGTTTGTTACTTGGGCTTCTGACCATTTGTATTTACCTCCATGAGATAAGTTGGATTCAAGAACTCCTATGTATCTGTTTGCGTCTTCTAAAGAAAACGTGTCATGATATACATGTAAGCCCAAACCGAGGTTTTCAACACTAACGGTCTGATTCATTTGTCTTGTTGGAATTCTATTTGATGCTGTCTCTGATCTATCTTTTGTAAACCAGTGGTTTGAGTTTTCATCATATGCGCTCATGGAAACTACCTTTCTTTGTTATAACCATTATAACATATACCTATAAAAATATGCCTAAAACATTGAGTGGTAACTCTTTTGCTTTAGACATATATTATTAAGATTTTTTATTTTATTCAACTAGAGTAAGGTTTGTTCCGTCCCAATTAAAGGTTTTTCCAACCTTATCAATTGGTTCAGTTTCAGTTTTTACTAATATTGTTTCTCCATCAAAGGCTGCGTCAATCATTTCTATGTTAGAAGAATCTTTTGCAGCCGTAATTGAAAATACAACTTTATTGTCAGATAAGAATACATATCTATTAATTCCATCTAAATATTCCTGATCTACCGCTATATTAAGGTTTTCTCCAACAAATGAATTTCCGTCCCATACTGCCCCTCTTGTTGCAGAGGTTTTGTGTAGCGATGCATTCATACCAATAACTGGAAGACCAGCATCAAATGCTGCATCTATAACACTTGTATCTGCTAGGGAATAAGGATCTATTTGATCTATTGCGTCCCAGGTGTTGTCACCATTTTTTGTTAATATAACGTACATAAAGTGTATCTCCTTTTATTATAGTATAGCATGTTCATTAGTAGAAGCAGTTTCCACAGCATGGTGCTGTTGATGGGCAGTTCCACCATGGTCTATAACATGCTGGTCCGCAACCGCCACCGCCACCTGTGAAGTGTGGGAAGAATGGGAAGAACGGTGGGAAGAACGGGAAGAATGGTGGGAAGAATGGGAAGAACGGGAAGAACGGTGGGAAGAACGGGAAGAACGGTGGGAAGAATGGGAAGAATGGGAAGAACGGTGGGAAGAACGGGAAGAATGGTGGGAAGAATGGGAAGAACGGGAAGAACGGTGGGAAGAACGGGAAGAACGGTGGGAAGAATGGGAAGAATGGTGGGAAGAACGGTGGGAAGAATGGGAAGAATGGTGGGAAGAATGGGAAGAATGGAGGGAAGAATGGGAAGAACGGTGGGAAGAACGGTGGGAAGAATGGGAAGAAAGGTGGGAAGAATGGGAAGAAAGGTGGGAAGAATGGGAAAAATGGCGGGAAGAATGGAGGGAAAAATGGCGGGAAGAATGGAAAGAATGGGAAGAATGGAGCAATAGTAGTTACGCTAGTAGATTCAGCAGATGTTCCAGATGTTCCGTTAGCGTTTATTGCACGAACAGTATAGGTCTGTGCAGTATTTGCTTCTTGGGTAACTTCTACAGATGTTGCTCCTGTTGAATTGGTCTTACCATCTGATGCTGCCCAAACATAAGAAGTAATTGCACTTCCTCCATTTGATGGGGCTGTCCAAGAAACTGTATCCTTGTCTACTCCTGCTGTTGCTGTTGGGGCAGATGGAGTTGCTGGAACTGTTGTTGCTGTTATGGCGTTTGTTGTTGTTGCAGTAGATGTTCCGTTGGCATTTGTAGCAGTTACGCTAAATGTATAAGTAGTTCCACCTGTAAGAGATTGTACTGTTAGTGGTGATGCTCCAGATACTGAAGAAGCATTGTATGAAGATACTGTTTTTCCTCCGTTTACAGAAGATGCTGTAATTGTTGCTGCGCCATTTCCAAAAGCCCGTCCTGTTCCAACATTTGCTGCTGAAGCAGTAGGTGCTTGTGGTACAGTTGTTGCTAATACTCCAGCAGAAGCAGCAGAGGATGCTGAAGTTCCTGCAGCGTTAGTCGCTGTTACTGTAAATGTTGGTGTTGCTGATGAGGAAATACCAGTTACAGTTAAAGGAGAAGATGCTCCAGTTGCTGTTTGTCCTGTGCTTGCTGTTACTGTAAAGGATGTTGCATTAGGGGAAAGGGCTGGTAAAGAAAAAGATACAGATACTGCAGCATCATTAAATGCTCTACCTGTTCCAAGGTCTGTTCCAACAACATTGATTGGTGCTAATGGCTCCAAAAAGTCATTTGACGCTTGGGACTTCTTACCTATTCTCTTACCTGATGCCATTTTTAATCTCCTAATTTCTTATTGAATTTTGTATTACGCTGTCAAGTCGCCAAAGACAACCCATGTATTTGCTGCTCTTTTAAGGAGAGTTGCAGATGACCAAGTTGTACGAAGTTTCAAGCCAGGTGTTGCATTAACTGTAACTGTTCCTGATACTGGGGCAATTGTTACTTGTCCCGCTCCAGTTTGGAGAATATCAATTGAAGTTCCAATTGGGAAGTTTAGTGTTGCATCTGTTGGAATTGTAAGGGTAATTGGTGATGCTGAACCCATTTCAATTAGGTCGTCTCTTTCAGTTAGTGATGAAAGTGTGTATGATGCTGTCTTTTGTGAAATTGGGGTTAAAGAATCTACCTTTAATCCAAGGTTAGTTGTTACTGTTGCTGCAAAGTTTTCGTCATCTCCAAGTGCTGCAGCAAGTTCATCAAGTGTGTTAAGGGCTGCTGGTGCTCCTGTTAATAGTGCATTAACTTGTGCTGTTGCATCTGCGATTGCTTCTGCCTTTGCAGTTGCGATTGCTTGTGACTGTGCAGTAGATACTGGCTTTGATGTATCTGCTGTATTATCAACATTTCCAAGGCCTAGAGTAGTCTTTGTTACTGCTGCTACATCTGCTGTTGTTGCAAGTAATGATGTGTCTGCAATACCGTGAACATTTGTTGTGTCATTATTGTGTGTTGTAACTGCAGCGTCTGCATATACCTTTGTAGCAAGTGCTGCTGTGTCAGCAATGCCGTGAACGCTTGTAGTATCAGAGTTGTGTGTACCAATCTCAGTTCCCACATATGTTGTTGTTGCTACTGTTGAGTCAATATCAAAAGCATTTGTTGCGGAGTTGTAATCAAGTCCAACACCAGCAAGGAGTGATTGATCTACTGCTGAGTTGCCAACTGCTGTATCAACATAATCTTGGGTTGCAAGAAGTGTAGTATTTGCAATTCCATGGACATTTAGTGTCTCATTATTGTGATCTGTTAAGTCTGAAAGGTAAGCAAGGTTTCCTGTGTTTGAAATTCCATGAACATTTAGTGTCTCACTATTATGATCTGTAATGTCTACAACATAGGCAAGGTTTGCTGTATTTGAAATTCCATGGATATTTTCTGTAAGTGCAGCATGTGTTGACACTGCTGTATCTGCATATGTTTTTGTAGCAAGGTCTGCGGTGTTTGTAATTCCATGAACACCTAATGTGTCATCTGAGTGTGTTGATACCGCTGTATCTGCATAATTTTTTGTTGCAAGATCTGCGGTGTTAGCAATACCGTGAACATTTTCTACATCGTTGTCATGTGTTTGAACTGCTGTGTCAGCATAAGTCTTTGTTGCGAGTGCTGCAGTGTCTGCGATTCCATGAACTTCTGTTGAATCTGATTGGTGTGTTGACACTGCTGAGTCAGCATAATTCTTTGTAGCAAGATCTGCTGTATTAGCAATACCATGAACATCTGATATATCTGAGTTATGTGTTGTTACTGCATTTCCAGCAAAAGTCTCTGCTGCTGTTTGTGCTGTAGAAACATTTGTTGTAGTTGCAAGTAGGGCAGTGTTTACAATTCCATGAACATTTGTTGTCCCATTGTGCTGGTTGATAGATCCTGCAATGCTGGCTGCAATATTAGTAAAGAATGCTGGGTCATCACCGATTGCTGCTGCCAATTCATTAAGGGTGTCTAGCGTTCCTGGAGCAGCATCTATAAGGTTGGAAATTGCTGCATTAAGTTCTGTTGCGTTAGTAAAATATGTTAATGCTGCCCATGCTGAGGAGCCATTACCCATTTTAAACTTACTTGTATCGGTTTCAAATCCGATCTCGCCTGCTGCTAATACTGGGTTTGCAGCCGTCCATTGTGCTGCAGTACCTCTGCGCTGTTGCATTCTTGTTGCCATTTATATCTCCTTATGGGGGCTGCCCATTAACTTATCTTATTATAACCCCTGTTTTAATTGAAGTTATCTACTACACTGCCGCCATCGAATACAACTGTCCAAACTGTTGAGTCTGGTCCACCTGCATCCAAACCTACACCCAATGGGCTGTTGAATGATCCACCTTCATAGAACTGAGATACTATGAAACCAGTTCCATCAATTGCGGTATCGTGAATGTGCTGTGGTAAATTATTTGTATCATCAATAGTTGCTTGGGTATACCAAGAACCATCGTAATAAAAATTAACTCTGTTTGTTAGAGTGTCTAACCACATTGTTCCATTAGTTGGTGAAGAAGGAGCAGTTGCGCCTACGGCCATTGAACGACTATCGACATACTCCTTGGTTGCTGCATGGGCATTAAGAGTTGGGGCTCCTACTGTTACTGCATCTCCGAATGTACCGCCGTTTGCTACGACTAACCCATTCTTGACCTTAAAGTCTTTATCGACTGTTGCCATTTACTGCTCCTTCTTCCAACTATTTTTATTTTTTATTACTTAAGAAGTGTACCCATAACAGTAACTGTTGAGTCATTGTTAGCGGTTGTTACCTGTAGTTGTACGTTTGCTCCTGAAATACCTGCTGAAACTGATGACGCTGAGCCATTTGTTCCAACAATTCCGTATTCAGTGATTGCAATGTTATCTGAAGAGTCAAGTGTCAAAAGGACCTTTGATATTTCAGTATGTGTTCCGTAGGCAACCTTTACAAGGTATTCTGCTGAACGGTAGTCAGCCTTTGCGAAGGCGTGTGCTACTTGAATTCCTGCTGTTGGTGCTGAAAGTGTTGCTGCAACCTGCTTAGCAACTGAGTTTAACTCAACTGCTGTAAAGTTTGGAACAACTGCTTCAAGAGCGTCTACTGCACGAACATCTGTGAAGTACTTGTTTGTTGTACCTTCTACAAGGTCATCAGTATCAGAATCTGCTACACCGTTTTCTGCGGTAATAGTAAGTCCTGAACCATTTCCTGTAATTGTGATATTAGTCTTTGTAGCACCAACCAAAAGGTCTGCTGCTGAAGTCTTGGCACGAGCATCTGTGAAGTAAAGGTTTGTAGAACCCTCTTCAATGTCATCTGTGTTAAGTTCATCAATTGCATCGCCAATTGTTCCACCTACAGCGTCAATTGCTCGCTGGTTTGTGAAGTAAAGGTTTGCTGAACCTTCTTCAATATCATCTGTGTCAAGTGCGTCTGCGTGATCAATTGCTGCTTGCTGTGCAAGACCAATTTCTGTGCCTGTCTTATATGCTGACCAAACTTCTGCTGAAGAAGATGATGCATCATTGATCAAGTCGTCTGCGTAGTCTTTTGCATCTTGTTCTGCTGTATCAGCGTATGACTGGTAAGCAGTTGTGATTAAGCCTTCACGAGTGTCTGTGTATGCCTTAGCATCGTCTTCTGCTGTGTTAGCATAACCCTGTGCTGCTGCATCAAGAGTTGAAATTTCTCCATCTACATAACCCTTTGTTGCTGCATGTAATGTAAGTGTTGGTGCACCTGGAAGAACCAAGTCTCCAGTCATTGTATCGCCAGACTTTGCTACTCTACCAGCAACGGCTGCTGCTGCATCTGTAGCATAGTTTGGATTATCTGCAATTGCTGCAGCCAATTCATTAAGTGTATCTAGAAGTTCTGGTGCTGAATCTACAAGATCTGCAACCTTGCCGTCTGTGTAAGAGTTAGCGTCTGCAATTGCTTGACCCTTAGCAGTTGCAATAGCAGAGTTACGGTTTGTAACTTCTGTGTTAATTGCTGAAGTAATTGCTGAGTTACGATCTGTAACTTCTGTTGCAATCTTTCCATCTGTGTAAGTGTTTGCATCCGCTTCTGCTGTATTAGCCTTTGAGGTAGCGTCTGCTGATGCTGTTGAAATTGCATCTGCTTCTGCTTGATCTGCATAGCCTTGTGTTGCAAGAACATCTGCACCCCACTTGACTGAAGAACCTGCTGCTGGAGTAAGAACGATATGAGAATCAGAATTGATTGTCATTGCTCCTGCGCCAGTGAAGTTAAGTGTATCTCCAATAGTCTTGTTTGTTAATGTTTGTGTGTTGGTTGTTCCAACTACCGCACCTGTTGCACCGTGTGCGACTGTAGCATTTTCGTGATCTGTAAGATCTGATGCTACTGCGTTTGCTGCTGTAGTTGCTGATCCTGCTGCATCATATGCAGCGTTAGTTGCATCAAGTGCTCTTTGGTTTGTGAAGTAAAGGTTTGAACCTTCTGCAAGATCTCCAGTGTCATGGTTTGAAATATCTGATACTTGACCAGTTACGTCACCAGTTAAATCTGCTGTAATTGTTCCTGCAGCAAAGTTACCATTAGCATCACGCTTTACAACTTTGTTTGCTTCGTTAGCAGATGTGGCTGTTCCGCCAATAAGATTAACTACGTAATCTTGATCTGCTTGCTTCTTTGTAAGAACGTCAAAACCGTTAACTGTCGCTGTTGTACCTTCAACGATTAAACCACTCTTAATTTTAAAATCTTTATTTACTGTTGCCATTTTTTATATCTCCTTAGTTATGCCTTAAGTCCAATTCGTGCAAAACGAACTGTGACTGGCTTGATCGCTGGGTCTGGAGTGACTGTTAAGGCCACGGTATTTCCAGTGCGAGAGACATTAATGGTGCCAATATTCCCATCATTGTCGATTGTTCCGTATTCGCTGACACTTACATTTGTACCGTCAACGAGAATTGTTAGTTCGGTTGCATAGAACTTATTGTCCCCTGCAGAGGTCTTTGATATTGAAACAATATACTTGACCATACGCCAAACTGTAGCGTCAAAGTTATCAACAACAGTTACGTTCTCAATACCAGTGATTGTATTTTCATTGTTACCAGCAGAACCCAAATCTGTTGCTTGGGCTGATGCGGTGTCAATTAAATCTTCATAATTTTCTTGAGTAGGTCTATCTCCTGTTTGAAATAGAGTCTTAACTGATGGAATTGATACTTTAGCCATATCGATATTATATCACCTGTTTAATAAGACTATTAGAGGATGTAGTTGCTATATCCAATAACCTGTAGTGGAATTGCTGGGGTATTGCCCAAACCAATAGCCACAATTTGAATGGCTGAAAACTTAACTCTAAAAGGAAGTATGTCTGTGATTACGGTGTTTCTTGTTATTTCTTCTACTTGAACTACAGGATAATCAATAGAAAAAATTTTTTTGGTTTTACCATTAAGTTCATCAAGTATTAATGCCGTGGCCATTAATCTGTTACATCTTCAAGGATAACCATGCTACCCTGGCAAACTGTCCAGACTCTTGTTGGGTCGCTAACCTGAATATCAAAGATGTCTCCTGTCTGCAAGACATTGGATTCTTCTGCTGTAAGCCAAACTGTAAACTCTCCAACAAGGTCATCTTCATCTGCAACTGGATGCAAAGCCATTATTGTAGTTGCATTATCAGTGATGACTCCTTTGTCTGATGCAAGGGTTGGTCTTTTAATCTTCATGGCAATGTCCCACTCAGATCCAACACCCTTTAAAATTAACGGGACCTTTGCATCATCTGTAACATAAACCTTAAACCCAGAAGTATCTCCACGAACTACAGTCCAGACAACAGTTGGAGGCGGATTGCCTACATTGTATAATGATTGAGATCCTCTTAAAGTTGCCATAATGTTATTATATCACGACAAACCGTCCTTGAGTGCACCCCAAGTACCGTTTCCTTTTGTTTGAACTATAATCATTCCACCAAGTGATTTAATTGCTTGAACTGCAACCACTCCAACATATCTTGCTGGGCCAGTTGATGGACGACCACTTACCAAGGCTCCGTTTTGATCTACATAAATTTTTGTTCCAGAAGTACCTAAATCTGTTGTGTTCATTTGTATAATTCCAGAAACAACAACAACTCCGTTTGTAGAAGGCAGTGTGTCCGATTGCATTAATCCAAGAATTGGGACATCTGGGTTATGAGTAGGACTTGATGGGTTGTATAATTCTACAGTTGGAATTGCTTTTCCTTCATAAGTCGTTACCCCCGAAATAAATACTGGCTTTCCTGTTAAAATAGAAATAGATGAACTTACATTTCTTACGGGAGATGAAACACTTGTCATTCCTAAAGATGGCAGTATATTATTTAAAGCATCAACCAGTACTTTAAAGTCTCCGTGTACATTAACAGGATCTGACGCAATAGGGTACGTCATAGTAGGATAATTAGATGCTGAGGATGTCTGTGGCATAATCTTTATTATACCACCCTCTAAAGTTGACTTTTGATAAATTTTTGTGTTATACTAGGTAGTAACACCTACCAAGGTGTTATTGTTTTCTAAGGAGGAAACTATGATTAAATTTATCGAAAGAAACAAAGAGATCATTAGCACACTCAGTATCGTAGCATTAGTAACTGTTTTGTCGAACGGAGCCAATGCTGATTCGGGTCTTGATACTAAAAACAACTTGAGCATAGAACAGGCTCAGACATCGGAAACCGCCTCGAAAGAGGTTTTTTTGGTTTCTAAAGCAAAAAAACTAGAGAGTTTTGAGAACAAGGTTTCTCTGACTGATTTAGAACTAAAGGAACTGCTTTCGCTAGTAGGATTCAAGGGTAAAGACCTTGTAGTTGCTTGGGCAGTTGCTAAAAAGGAGTCTAATGGGCGACCACTGGCTTTTAATGGCAACCACAAGACTGGTGATTCATCTTATGGAATGTTCCAAATCAATATGATTGATACCCTTGGTCCTGATCGTAGGACTAAGTTTGATCTTGACTCTAATGCCGAACTCTTCAACCCCGTCAAGAATGCAGAGATTGCATACTACATGACAAATGGTGGAGAAGATTGGTCTTCTTGGAAGGGCATTACTCCAAAGACCAGAATGTGGATGAATAAATTTCCTAAATAATCTATAAAATAATATACCCCCTTGGAGAAATCCTTGGGGGTATTTTATTATCTAAAATTAACTTCTGACTTAACCCCATCTGAGAAAGTGTAAGAAGGGAACCAGCCAAGAAGATCTCTGTTATCTATTTCTGATAGAACTGTTAGGTCTGGCAAATTTAAAACGGTATAAGTAATAGTAACACCATTAGCCTTATACTCGTTTACCAGATCAATCATAGTAAACTGGTTTCCAGTAAAAATATCTGTAAGCAAAAAGTCGTTATCCTTAAGATACTCAATAGATAGTACATTGGCTTTTGCTATATCTAAAATATGGACATAGTCTCTTGTTGAAGAAACGCTATTAATGTTTATATTTGGATTTTTACTAATTATTGAAAATATGTTTCCACCTTGCTCATCCTTTATTTTGTCAGATTTTCCAACAATGTTAAAATATCTTAAAATAACAAGTTTTTTACATAAAATTTTTAATATTTTTTCTTCTAAAAGTTTTGATTTGGCATATGGGTTGTATGGATTATATATTGCTGCAGAGGATGCAAATATAACTGGTATATTTAAAACCTTAGAAACTAAAGCAACAGACAAGGTAGATCCTATATTGTTTAAATAATAAAGAATAGGGTTTTTTACAGACTCTGTAATTGATTTTTTAGCAGACAGGTGAATTATTGCTTTTGGTTTTTTTAAAGACAAACAAAATAGTTTAAATATGTTTCTTGTGTCATTGTTATTTTTTTTATCAAACTCTATAACGTTATATCCATTTTTTATTAAAAGTTCTTTTGTTGCTGATCCAACATAACCAAATGATCCAGTCAAAACTACGCTAGCAGTTTTCAACTATTTCACCATTTATAAAATCAAGCCCAGCAAATGTTCCATATTCTAGAAGAGTTCTTTCATTTCCAAGCAACATATCTCCAACTGTTCCTTCTGTTAAAGTTTTATAGATTAATTGTTTAGATACTAAATCTAAACGGTTAAATTCATCAGGGTAGTCTGTCCAAAGAATCTTTCTCTTATTTATTTCACCTGCAATGTTGTGATTATAGTAAAGATGATACATATACTGCTCATCAGGAACTAATATGTCATACCCATGCGTGTAGGCCCTTGCTGCCAACCATATTTCTTCTCCGTAAAATGCAATGTCTGTGTTGAAAGGTAAAAATCCTTTAACAGTAAATATTGATCCTCCAGATACTGACTTTACAAATCTATTTCCATCGAGGATCGGCATTGCTGTTTGTTGTGGAATTCTTGTTAGCCTAAACTGATCTGGCTTTTCATGAAATGAGATATTAGATAAGTGGCCAGGTGGTAGAAAATCTTTTTCTACAAACTTAGCGGTTGCAGATGGATACCAGTAATTTGCTGGGTACATTGTAAGAAGTGGTTTGTGAATTCCCTGAATTTGATAATTTAAAACCGAGTTTATGGCAACTTCGTCCCAACCACTAATAAATCTAGAATGTGAGTCGCATTGAAGATAATAATCTTCGCCATCATAAAATTGATGAGCAAGGGCTCTTCCGATTCCCAAACCAATATTTTCTGGAGCCTTGCTTTCAGCATGCTTAACATTAGGCAAATCAGGAACATTAATCTCTGATTCATCTACATAAACTGTGTGAACACCAAAATTAATTGTGTGGTTCCCAGATGACTGCTTTATTGCATCTAGAATTGTAGGGGTTACCTCTAAATCTCTATATGCTGCTATCTGAACAAATATGCTGGCCATTAGTCACCCCAAATCGCATGAACGCATGTTCTGCAGAAGTTTTCAAATGACTTAACTGTCATTAACTTATGCTCAATGCTCATCCATATATCGCTAATTGGCTTATCGTTTATATTTCCAAATACCGTTTCAAAATCGTAGTCATTACAACAAATAAAGGTGTCTCCATTAGCAGCAACGTGTAGCCATCCATTTGGTCTGCCACCTACTTCTCTTCCGTTACCACAACCAACTACTCTTTCCTTGCCTTTTTTCTCTTTGCTCTCAATAGCAGCCTTATTTGTAATAATTTGATGAGTATCTAAGTGACCATTTCTATCTACAAGGTATGGCATTTCGTATACTTGTAGTCCAGGAAACTTTTCTCTCCAACCATTTGTCATTCTTGCAAGTAATCCAGTTTCAAGATCTATGTCCATTTCTGGAGCATTTTTTAACTGTTGAATCCAACCACCATACTCTACAAGAGAATTTTTATTAATACCGTTTACTTGTATTGACATGGCTTTGCTTGTTACCATATCTGGCAACTGCTCTACCGCATATGTCACCTGCTCTATTAATTTATCAAACATTTTTACGGGTTTTCCTGTTGCTTTTGCCCATTCTTCTGGATCTGATGCAGGAATATTAAAACAAATACCATGAACAACATCTTGATATTCTCTAATAAGGTCAGTTCTTGCTTTAGTTAGTGGCGTTCCATTAGTTAACACAATGGTTCTTATCTTGTTTTTTCTTAAAACCTCTAGCATTTCTGGAAAGTACTTATAAAGAAGAACTTCGTTGTAGTGTGCCGTATATATAAAATCAAAATTATCAGAAACAAACGTGCCTTTACCTGCAACAAGTTGATTAATAATGCTTTCAAAGGTTTCAATTGGCATATTTGTTCTTTGTGCCAAAGGATTTTCTGCATATCTTACTGGACAAAACCAACAGCCTACATTACAAAGACCATTGGGGTCAATTTGTGCCATTGATATTTTGTATTGATATTTCATATTACCACTTACCTATTGGACACTTGGCTGCTTCAAGTTTAGTTTTTATAGACATAATGCATCCACACTTTTTGCATTGAGAGGTTAAAGAAATTAACTCTGGGCATGCTCTACATATTGACATTCTTGATGCTGCTAAATCATCGGCAGCATGTTTTGTCATTGGGTTTAGTAAGTCTAATGGAGTTACTCCATTTTTTTCTTTATATTTTTCCCATGCTGACTTTGACATTTGTTCTCCCTAAATAGTTGTTATTCTATTATACACGATATCACTCAGTGTATTGTGGCTGTGTTGGAGCCCAAGGAATTAAATCTGCCATGTCTCTATTCGTTATAGTAAATTTTTCTCCGTCAAAAGTGGCATTTGGAGATTGAACATATCTTCCATATGGGTAGTCTCTTAAATCAAGAACTAATGGATTGCTTAATAAGACGCTTCCAAAATATTCAGAAGTTTGTAATTCATTGATCATTGATCCATCTTTAATAAATCTAACTGTTATCCCGTCATGATTTGGATAACTTTGAGATACATCAATTACTGTATTGCTAGACATAAACATTTCTTTATATTCGTTCCATGTTGGTATATCATATATGCATTGTCCATCAATTACCCAAACTAACGGTACTCCATTTATACCGTCGTTTCCTCTAACAAACTGTATATCTATATCTGTTAACAATTGTATCCTCCTCCGAAACACCTATCAAATGGTGGGTTTGAACAACTTGCTCCGCTTCCACAGCCAGTACTACATCCAGTAGAAGCACAACATCCAATAGATACGTCAAACGATGTACAGGTTACCCCAGATGTTGGTGCTGCAGTTGTGGTTGCTGCAGTTGTGGCTGCAGTTGTGGTTGCTGCAGTTGTGGCTGCGGTTGTAGTTGCTGCGGTCGTAGTAGTTGTTGGTGCTGCAGTTGTAGTTGCTGCAGTCGTTGTTGTGGTTGGTGCTGGGGTCGTAGTTGCTGCAGTCGTTGTTGTGGTTGGTGCTGGGGTCGTAGTTGCTGCAGTCGTTGTTGTGGTTGGTGCTGGGGTCGTAGTTGCTGCAGTCGTAGTTGTTGCAGGAGCAAAATATGGGAAGAATGGAGGTGCTGCAGTTGTAGTTGTACAATTTGGCAATGCTGGTGCAGACCCTTGTTGATAAGTAATATTGCTTACGCCATCATAATTTCCACTTATCCAATTAGCAAGTGATGATTGAGTTGTAAAGGAAGATCCTCCGTCTGATATTGCAACTCCGTTTGTACAGAATGAAGCAAACCATCCAGTTGCTGCTGTCGTAGTTGTTGTAGTTGTTGGTGCTGGGGTCGTAGTAGTTGTTGGTGCTGGCGAAGTTGATGCTGCAGTCGTAGTTGCTGCTGTCGTTGTTGTTGTAGTTGTTGGTGCTGCAGTCGTAGTAGTTGTTGCAGTAGTTACTCCACAACTTGCTGGTGAAACAGAAGGTGTATTTGATGTTCCTGCTGCACAGTTCCATCCTGAACCAATTTCTCCCATAGATGTCATTTCATTAAATATCGCACTACACGTTGTTCCTGCTTCAAACAGTGGTCCGACAACTGTTCCAGGACTATAACCTGCGCTTACGCTGCCACAATATGTGTACCAGACTCCTGATGTTACTGGTGCTACGGTAGTTGTAGTTGTTGTTGCTGCGGTCGTGGTTGTAGTTGTTGCTGGTGTTGAAGATGTAGTTCCTGGTGCGACTGTTGTTGTAGTAGTTGTAGTAGGATTACATCCAGTTGGTGTTGTAGAAACCCCACCCTGTGTAGTATTTCCTATTCCTGGCTCATCTGCATCACATGCAGCGTTTAGACCTGTTACTGCAGCACTACTGTTAGCGTAAGTTCCACTGACTCCTGCTCCATTAGTACAGCAAGCATAATAAGTTGTTCCTGTTGGTGCTGGAGTAGTTGTAGTGGTTGTAGTTGTTCCAGCACATCCAGTTGGTAGTGCAGGAGCAGATCCTTGCTGGTAAGTAACATTACTTACATTTTCATAATTACCATTTATCCATGCTTCAAGTGCTCCAACGGATGTATACTGAGATCCTCCGTCTGTCATTGCAATTCCATTAGAACAGAATGAGGCAAAATATCCACTTGTTGGTGCAGCAGTTGTTGTTGTAGTCGTGGTTGTACTTGTAGTGACACCTGAAGGAACAGTGTAACTTATTGTTGAAGAAGCAGATGCTCCTTGTTGATTGTCAGAAGCATAAACAGTTAATGTTAAAGTATAAGTTGTTCCCTTGTTTGCCATTCCAAGGTATGCGTCAGTATCTGAGTTAGCATTACTTGTATAAGTGCTTCCATTAGCAGTTGAAGGAGACGCAGTTATTTGATAAGATGATGCATTTGAATAGTTAAATATTGTCCAGATAGCCTGTTGTGTTTGTGTATCGGTACATCCTCCTACGTCAGGGTTTTCACACTGAGCAGAGAAAGAACTAATTGTTGGTGTAATTACTGGCGCTACAGTCGTAGTTGTAGTTGTTGTTGCTGCAGTCGTGGTTGTAGTTGTTGCTGGTGTTGAAGATGTAGTTCCTGGTGCGACTGTTGTTGTAGTAGTTGTAGTGGCTGGTGCTGGTGTTGAAGATGTAGTTCCTGGCGCTGCTGTAGTAGTTGTAGTGGCTGGCGCTGCTGTAGTAGTTGTAGTGGTTGTCGGTGCTGCGGTTGTAGTAGTTGCTACAGCAACACCTTCATATATATCTCCATACAAAACCCAACTATCTGTTGCAACTTTTATTAAAGTTCCCTTGCTATATCTTCCATCTAAGAATAATTGTGAATTTTTACTATTAATAGTCACACCAGATGCTGGAACAAAAGTTGTTTTTTCTGAACCAAATTCAATAAAATGATATTGATATCCAACTGGAATTGCAACTGAAGAATTTAGCGGGATAGTTAAATTCATTGGTGAAGATGTTGACAAAAGAATAGTCTTGCTAACATCTGCCAACTCTAATGTAAAACTAGAATTTTTTGTAATAACTGTTGAGGTATTTGAAATGCTTGGCTCAAGATCAAATTGGAATGTTCCTGAGTTCCAGTCAATTCCAACTCCTGCAAGCGTTGACTGATTTACGGTAGAGTTATCTATTCCAGAATCAACATATGCTTTTGTTGCAAGAAGGGCTGTGTTTGCTATTCCGTGAACATTTATTGTGGCTGCATTGTGTGCTGCGATGGCTGCATCTCTATTTACTATTTCTGCTGCGTCGGCATCTACAAGGTTTTGAAGGTGTTTTGCTATTGAAGGGGATACAAGGTTTGATGGTGTTGTATTTGCGCCATCATAAGTATAGGATCCATAGTGATATAGTCTGAGCGCTGCCTGAATATCGGCTGCATCTCCAAGACCTGGGATTTTGGCATTAAATAGTCCAGTACCATTAACGGTATTGTCAATATTTTCTGCTGCCACTATAGATCACCCTTTTTCATTATACCACCGTAATAAATAGGTGGACAAGTTTAGGCCCAGTCATATCTGACCAGACTCCATCTACATATTCTACTCCCTTTATTTCAAGTGGTAGTGCTAAGAATCCCTGTGTTGTTATTAAGTCTTTTACTATAAGGTTTGTTGCTAGTGGTCCAGATGTTTCTGACGAAGATATTGAGTACTGAATGCTGAATCTGGAAGAACTCACAGTCCCATCTGATAAAGCATAGATATCTGTAACATTGATTGGTGGAATTGTTATCTTTCCATTTACTGGACTAAAAGGACCTTTTATATCTGAGTAAAAATCTGTTTTTAAACTAACAAGAGGAGTCCACTGAGGAGTACCTGATGGAGTGGAGATATATTGAAAAACTGTTCTGTATGTATCTGAACTTGGACTATAATCAACAGCAAGGTCTAATGCTTGAACATCTTGAGCAATTAAATTTGCTACACTAGCGTTTCTTGGATCTCCCTGAACGCCAACAATAATACTTCCACGGTCACCTGGTGGTCCAAAATCTAAATCAAGTTTTATTTCTGCTGGCCCACCAAAGACCGCCATATCATCATTTGATAATAGTATGTCTGCCATTATTAAGCACCTGTTGCAGGGAATACTGCAGTAACTATTCCTGAGTCAATTGGATTTGTAACAAGTGTTGCGTGTTCTACTGTAAACTTATTTGCTGGAGTTCCAATAAGAGAATATGGCTGCTTTGCACTTACTGTAATTTTTGCAAGATACACTGTTGAAGCAACAAAATTTCCAACCAAAGGAGTTGTTCCATTAGATTCAAACCAGGAGACTGTTCCTGAATGTTCTGCTGTTTCAAATACTGATGAAACTGGTGTTGCTCCTTTAACTGGTTTTGTGACTCCTCTAATATTATAGTTTGAAAGTGTTGGACGGTTATTTGGATTTGCTCCAGTAACTTGGTCTGTAATAGTTATCTTGCCTGTCATCAGCGTGTATACTTTTTCATAAAAAGGATTTTCGTAATTTCCTTCTGCTGCCCTTACCTCAACGTCATAGACATACTCTGTTCCAGCATTTAGTTCTACTGAGTCAGACGGTCTAATTGCACACTGAACAAATGTTCCGTCATCTGATATTTTAGCAAAACATTTAATTGGGGTTCCTGCAGATCCACGAACGGTAGATATTGTAAACTGAGCGCTATCATATGGGGCTGAAACGTCCAAAGCATAGTCTGGACTATTTGCAAAATTTGTTGGCACTGTAAAAGCACCTAAAAGGTGAGATGTTCCGTCGTCCTTTTTCGGGTAGATACGAAACTCAAAGGTATCACCCTTATAATAATTAAAGTCATAGGTCGCTGGAAATGCCATGGTTTTATTATACCACGCTGACGTAGACAGAATTGAGGATTACGGATGAGTCAAAGTCTGTTCTGATTTGAGGCACTGCTCCATTGCCCCACATGGCTTGATCTTCAATAAATATTTGCTGTGTTGCTGATAAGTTATAAACGTTTTGATATTTAAAAGACCCAACCAACTGGACAAACTCTTTGTCTTTGCTTGCAAAATATGTCCTTAGCCAAACTTCTGTATTAGCGGTATATGTCGTTAGTTCAAAGTTATATGTTACAAATACTTGGGATCCTTCTTTGATACCATGAAAGTTTAGGGCTCGCTGGTGGCTGTTCCAAAGACTGGTACATCCTTTTGGAAGGTATGTCTCATTCTGAGTTTTTTCTTTTGTGTCTAATGACAATGTCACCCACCCATCATCGCCTTGAGAGATTCCAAGTTTTATTGGTTTGTCAATAGTGTTTTCATATGAGGCCCAACCAGCCTGTTGTCCTGAAGAAGATAAAGAACTTAACCCGTTTTGTCCAGTTGCTCCCTTTTCTCCCTTTTGCCCCTTTTGTCCTTCTGGACCTATAGGACCTGGCAATCCATCTTTACCATCTCTTCCTGCTGGTCCTTGAGGACCTTGTGGTCCAGGAACTGGTAGAAATGAAAGAGTATTTTCTTGATATGTAGAGATTTGACTTTGCTCTACTTGAGCAGCATAAGAAGATTTTTTTGCACCAGGGAAGTCCATAGATTTAGAAGCAGCCATAAGGACATTATCTCACGGGATTATTTATTTACTTTAAAAGTTTTGTTTTTAATTCTAACCACTGATGGTAACTCAGGTCTAGGGGTTGTAATTTTTACTACTGCCATTATAGGCTACCTGTAACATCGCCAATTACTGAGATGGTTCCAATCAGAGGAGTCCAGATTGTGTCTGAGTCAATTGTAACCTGTAGATCAAAGGTTAGTTCTGTTACTATTGTTTTATAGCCAGTACCCCATAGTTCTGTAATTGATGCTGGTGCCATAATGTCTACATATCCTGCTCCAGGTGTAATTTCCAGGGAATCAAGAGCATCAGATTGAGGATCATAAGAAGTAGCCTCATACGTCCAATCAGAGGTATCAAAATATGTGGTTTCATCATCATCTAAAAATTCAACACGAAGTGGGGAGGTGTCGCCTCTAACAATTTGCCATTTAATTCTGGCTGGATCTGCTCCAAAAACCTCTGGTCCATGCATAGTCATAATGTGATTATACCATAAAAAAGACTAATACCTTGATTGGTGGGTATAGGACAAACCAAGGTATTAGCCAGTAATAAAATTATACCATAATAGACAAAATGGACATTGATATTTAAAGTTATCAAATTGTTATAATAAAGAATGTCCGATTTGATACCATAAGTCTGTTTTAGCCAGGATTGCGATAGTGTATACTTTAAATATATAAGAAAAAAGAACTATCTTTATAGTTTTAAAAACTATCTTTATATATAGTATATAGGCCAATTCATATTAATGCAAAGTGTGTGATAATTAATTTTTTCTTTGTTAAATACAACATCTAAATTACTATTAAACAAGGTTTTGTATTCAGCAGCGTGACTATAATAATCATTATTAAAAAATATTAATTCCTTGTTTTTCATTGCTACTTCTGATACAATTCTATTTTCTAAAGATGCAAAAGGTAAATTTGGAATATCTTTTATGTCTGTATTTCTATATTCTAAAATAATTTTATCTATCATTTCTTTAATAATTTTATTATTTTTTACTGCGCCAAAATTTGAAGATCCTATACCTGAATGTTGAAATCCCTCTGGAGAAAATACAAGGTCTTTACCGTCATAAATATTTAATAATGTTTCATCTATACCTTTAACACATACAGCATCCATATCGGAATAAAATCCTCCGTGATTATAAATTGTAACTAATCTCCAAATATCTGATTGGTGTGTTTTAGCAGACTCTAAATAATAACTATGTAAAAATTCATCATATTCTTTTACTGCCAAAGATCTTTCTTCTGCTCCGACATATCTATATTCCCACCCTGGATTTAGATTTTTCCAAGTGTTTGTAATGTCTTTTTGAAATGGTAACAGATCGTTATATTTGTTTTCGTGAGTTTGCCAAATAATCTTTGGTATCATTTTAATTACTTCTTGTCATTTTTAGCAATATGTTCAAGCAAAATTCTATACAATTCGTCTAGTTTTCTTTCTTGGCGATCTCGTGATTCTTCGGAATTAATTTTTTGTTCCTGAACAGCCAACTCTAATCTTGACATTTGGTCTTTCATCGATGATCCAGAATTGGGCTTAAGTTCGCTGAGATAATGTTTTACCATCCACTTGATTGCAAAGGCGATTGATGATACAATTGTAAGTATCGCTACGATTAAGGAAGCCCAGTCTTGTATTGTCATAACTATATTATTATAACAGGAGTATTTGAATAAAATGAAAACAGAGATACTTAACACACTAGAGCATTCGACGAATCTTATTATATCCCCTGACATGGATGGTTTTATGTCCGCAAAATTACTAGAGCGTTTTAACGGTTCGAAAATAGTGGGTTCGTACGATAAAAATCTTTTATGTCTCGCCGACGGGATCAATCCAGAAGAATGTTTGTTCGTCGACTGCGATATGAATCGACAAGAGTTTGTATCTCTCGGAAACCATATGCGACTCTTGGAAGATAATATGTCTGTCGAGTCGTTTAATCCAAATGTTCACTTTGGCGTTTCGACATATAGCGACAAGTTTCCTTTCGCAACCGCTTTTTTGATAAGTTTCGCAATAGAGGCTGATCTCTCCGAACAAGACCTTATACGCATGGCTTTCGCTGACTCAACTCTCAAGAACATGGAGAAATACAGCGACAACATGCGAAACTGGTCTACACGGATGGATCATTTTGCAACAAGGTACATAATAGACAATTCGGACATTGCAAGAAAGAATGATGCACAAGCAAGGTTTGATTATGTTGATCAATCATTTGTGTCAAAACGTTATGGCAAGGAACGTTACTTGGATACCCTTAATAAGGCCCTAGAAGGGCAGGGGATGAAGTTCCAGGAACTAACCAATGGTAGGAAGTACCTGTGTGACAAAGTTGGCAAAGAAACCCTTATAAGGTATAATAGAGATATCATCTCTTATGCAGAGATATTTACAGGGGAGTACTCTGTAACTTACGACCAAGAAAAGGAATGGGTATGACAAAAGAACAAGCAGTAGACATAATGATGGAAAGCATCAATGCAGATAATCTTGCATTAGGCCTCCAGGCTGGACTAGATGAGACAGCGCTAAAGTCTCAAATTGAGCAATCACAGCCAAGCCTTGGCTTTATGATGTCAAACATCTATGACAAGTTAAAAGCAGGTGGCGTAATTGCCTAAGTTTTATTACAAACCAATTTTAGAAAAGATTCAAGAAGCATATCTGGCAAATGCCCAAAAAGAGTACGAGCCAGGGTTTGATGTCGAGTCAAATGTAAGACTTGTTATTGAAGCAGATACTGAGGAGTTGGCTGATCTATCTCGTTATGGGTTTGTTGATATTCGTATGTGGGAATTAGCCAGTGAAGGTTAACCTTCTATCCCCCGACATTTACGAGATTGAAGACTTTGTAAGTATCCAAGAGCAAGAAGAGGTTTTGAACTATTGCAAAACCTTAGATGAGGCTGAATGGTGGAAATCTTATAACGAAGAATACGAAAAAGGTTTCTTTTTTGGAAAGCAAAAAATAGGAGAACTTCCACCAGTCTTTTATCAAATTAGCGACAAAGTAAAAACCTTGTTTGACGATGTTTTATACTTTGATCACGTTTCGTTGCAAAGACACCCAAGTGGAAACTTTATGGAAGTACATAAAGACTATTGGAATAAAGAGATTGATTACTATATTCGTTATGGGATTGTTATATATTACAATGACGATTATCTAGGTGGAGAGATACATTATCCATCCCTGGATTTTTCTCACAAACCAAAAGCCAGGTCTTTAGTTATGCATGGTGGAAATATACCACATGGAACCACAGAAGTTACAAGTGATGGCTATAGGTATTTTTCTACTTCGTTTGTTAGAGGAACTGTCGACAAACCAGTTATCTTAAACCCAGAGTTATTTGGTGATGTTGAGAAAACTGATGGATCTGCTTATCCTTAAGCGCTATTTCTTATAAACTGTGCTATATCGTGTGACGCATTATGATACATACCGTGAAATTTATTCTCAACTTGTTTTGCAATAGCAAACCTTATTCTCTGCTCAATCTGAAATAATAAAATTGCTTGTGCTTGTTCTGGAGTTAGTTGTTGTTGATCGCTATCCATTTTTGCAACCACATTCTGTGCAACAGGTTTCTGAAAATAATTTTACAGCCAGGTTGGGCTCTTCTATTGACCTTCCCATATTGTCTGTTACTGGTATAGGCTTGGATTCGAATAAGAATTCGTCATCCCAGGCATTTTCTAGATTATCTAAGATTCCCATATTGATCTCCTAATGATTCTGAAAAATAAAATTAGATGGAAAGTTTCCAGTTTGCATAATCTGCTTGTTCTTCTTCAGAGCCAAATTTTTCAAACAAGATATCATACATCTCTACCAAAGTTTTACCATCTGCCCACTCTTGAGTGATAGTGATGCCAACTTCCTGTCTTTCATCGGCTGACATTGCGCTTTGATCCAAACCTTTTTCGACAGTTATGCTTAAAACCAGTTTGGCCATAAACGTCTCTAGTAACTCAGGTTTTTCTGAAGCCTCAAAATAGTTAGTTAACATAATTCCTCCTACAAGAACTCTATATAATTATAGCACCTCTTTCATTGAGCCTTTCTATACCATGCCCAAAACCCAAATAGCCTAAAATCTGAATATTTTGTCCAGATGTATGATACATAGTATTGAGAATAAAAACATAAAAAAATAGTGCGCCCATAACGGACACACTACTAGTTTGATCTATCTAGTTGCTTAGATTTTGGGTGCCTTACCCTGTATCCACCCACTATGGATGCCTACTAGTGGCGCATCAATGTTGACTGCCGTACCTAATGGTAGTGCCGACTCAAACAATTCAATAAACTCTAGTAGGTGTTCCTTAGTATCGAATTCCATACCCTTAGTAGTACCCATTGTTGTTGTTAATGTTGCTTTTATCATTTGTTCTTCTTTCTTGTAATGGCTTCTGTCGTAGTTACTTATTGTTCCCCCGCTTTTGAGGTGTGCCCTTCGTCTATCTCGTTCGGATAACATAGTTCTTATGCTCCTAGTGTAAAGGCTAACACTAATGCTATGCCTAAGCCTATAAATGCTCCAATAGGGGCATAGTCTGCGTTCTCATCTAACCAATCAATCAATGATGTAAAAGGGTTCATTCTTATTTCTCCATAACGCTAATAATAACCTTGAAATCTTTTTCTGTTAGTAATACACCAGCGCAACCCCATAGACCTGCTAACCAGTTATCGCCGTACTTCTCTTTTGCTAACTTAACGGCTTCATCTCTTAATTCGTCTTTTATCATTTACTGTCCTTTGTTTGATTCTTATACTTAGTATTCTACACTAGGGGACTGACAAAACCAGCCCTATTTGGGGGTGTGTTGGTGTGTGCTTAGTCACACTGTCCGCATGGGCACTGTGGGAACTCACGCTCCTGCTTAATGCGGTTAGCCATACGCTCAACCTTGATGTAGGTATCGGCAGAGGCTCCTCTAAAGGACACTACCTGACCATTTGCTACCATGTGGGCAGCCTTAGCGATTTTTTGTTCTAATGTTAGTGAATTCATTTTGAATTCCTTTCTTTATTTTCTATAGTAGAATACTATCACACAATACCCCAAAAGTCAAGTCCAAACACGGCGTGTCGTATGTGATTTATACCACACTGATCGCACGTGCCATTTTGTCAAGTCGACACACCGATACTACTAGGATTGTTACGCTATTGTTATAATTCCCCCGATAAATGTGACCTACCTCTCATGTGATACACCTCACAATGTCCGATTTATCCCATTTATACCCCTCAATTTGTCAGACCCCCCTGCTATACTTACAGTATCAAGAAAAAATGAGGTAAAGAAATCCTCTAAAGAAAGGTGGTCTAAAATGACTACACTAACAATAACAAAATGCTCAGAGTTTTCAGAGCATAACCCTATGAAATCTGCTATCTCAGAAATTGGAGATGAGCAATTTACTTTCTGCCAAGATTGTGAAAATAACATTGAGCGTTGGTATGATGATACCGACCCTGAGCGTCTACCTATGTGGACAAGATGGAAGGTGTCTAAATGAGTATTTGGACTAAATTCGCTACTGTAAGCGATTACCCTAAAGGCTTAATGAACCTATGCCCATGCGGTCAGGTTGTATTAGCCCCCGCCCTCTACCATGAGGGTCAGCCTTATTGGGAAAATCCTAATAAGTGTAAAGAATTATTCGAAGGAGTAAAATAATGAGTACCTATGTAAACCTCGCCTCAGTATGTGGCGCAACATCAGCAAGCGTTGATGTCTATGACTTAGACCTTAACCCTCACGGGGTTATCTGTTGCGATAACTGTAAGTCTATCGTGTTATGCCGTAAGGCTTGGGATTTTCTTTATAAGGAGAATAAAAAATGAAAACACTCCAACAAAAATTAGATGAAAGCGCAATTGCGTTAGAACCAATACTTTGGGAATTGCTAAATGAAATTGAGGAAACTAATGAATAACTTTTTTGTAAGCGGTAACGCATTGTTTTGGTTTTCTTTTATTTGTTTATTTTATGGCGCTTATTTATTTGTAAAAGAATAAATAAAAAAGATCGCAGAAATAAAACACTGCGATTTTTCCACGTGGCGTTTTCCACAGGCTGTGGATAACTAATGTGTTTAAGGTCACACAAATATTTTCCCATTTTACGGCGTGTCGATTTGACTTTTTGACTTTTATCTGCTAGTATTGCTACTATAACAATTAAATAAAGATAAATAAGCAATGAGCCTTAGCAAATAAATGTGACCAGTATCACAGTGAGCCTAAGCAAATAAGTGCCTAATTTGTCAGCCCCCCCTGTTATACTTAATTATACAAACAAACGAAAGGTAGTCAAAATGACTTACACTATAACACTAGAAACCTTTACAGGTTCTACCAAAAAAATCAGCCTTGCCTCTAAAGGTGCGGTTGCTCAATTCATCTCAACTTATCCAACACAATTACCTGTTGGCGTATCTGTAAAAATGTCGTGTGACGCTTTAGGCGTTAGCGGTGTTCTTAGAGGAAAGGCGGTTCTATAAATGATAAACTCCGTCTTAACAATTCCCTGCGAGGAATGCCACTCAACAGGTTTAATCTTTTTTGGCGATAATGATAATTTCGATGTCGAAACTTGCGTATGCGATTTCGGTATGGAACAAGACTTAAACTTATTTAACACACCCGAAGCAAACTAAAAGAATAGGAAATAAAATAAATGGTAAAAGTAGAACACTCACTAAAGTTCGTAACAGAGTTTGATGAAACTCATCCAGTGGCACAACATGCCTTATCGATACCTCACTCAGATTTAATTGCTATGCTTGAGGGAATGCTAAAAGATTTAGTAGCGCCTGCGCTAAAAGAAACACTTGACGAGATAAATGCTCGTGGGTCCTACGCAATTCTAAAGGTGGCCGAATAATGATGACTCGTAAAGACTATGTAAAGGTTGCCGAAATTCTTAGCAATTACTTTGCTACATCTGTTTTTGATGAGCAAGGAGAAATGCTGTTCGCTGATTTAGTGGATGAATTTTCTCTAATGTTTGAAACAGATAATCCAAGATTTGACGCAAACAGATTTGCTCTTGCTTGCTATAAAGAATTGGAGATGAGTAAATGATTTTAGATAACGGAACACTAATTGCAATTGTAATTGCTTTGGCTGGATCTCTTTCAATGATGTTATTATTTTGGAAACAAAATGTAGAACAACAAAAAGAAATTCGCAGACTTCAAGTTGCTTTGCGAACTGAACGACTTAAAAAATAAAATAAATTCCTGAGCATGAATAAAAACTGCTCAAAATTTCACGTGGGGTTTATCCACAGGGTTATACACAGGGTGATTTATGATGTTGGTTACGACACTCCCGAAATTTTGTGAGATTAATCACACGACTTGAGCGTCTCACTATTTAAGATTACTCGCTAGTAGGTTGATAATTTATGAGTAATAGGCTAGACTTACATAGTAAGAAAAAATAAATAAAAGAAAGTCTATCCGCATACGGCGTGTCTAACCGAAAATGTCAGACCCCTATGATAGGATAGAATTATCAACAAAAAGAAAGAGGCAATAAATGTCCGCAAATGTCTACACTATCGAAAGCCTACTTGTAGGAAAAACTTATCACTCTCGCACACTAAAGGGAGAAATTATCTCAGCAGAAAAGTCTGATGTCTGGTATGGAACAGATACAGAAAGTTATCGTGTTCAGGTTCGCCCTCACTACTCAGCCCCACTTAATCTAAAAGATACTTATCGTATTCTCGCAGTAAGGATAAATGACTAATGCTAAAAGAATACATTGACGAAAACGAGTTTTATTTAATTAAAGATGAGATGAGATTTTGTTGTGATGAGTCACAATTTAAATACACTTGTAAAGCCCACGGCGAGGCTATGGGTTGCTATTACCACGAGTTTGACTATACACAGAATTGCGAGGAACAACACTAATGGGATACATTGAAATTTTTAGAATTGACAACGAGGGCGCAGGTTGGATAGACTTGTCTCAGGCTAATAGCGATGAATTGTTTAATTTAGAGTTAGGCTTACTTAATGAAGGCGCACTATTTACAACGAAAGAGGCAGAATAATGGACTATGAATACTTAATCACTTGCCAGTATGACTCAGAGGCACAACCTCATTGGGAACAACGCTATGAAAATGAATTTGGCGCATGGGAAAGTTTTTTTCGATTTACTGATTGGGGACTTGCTAACGAATACTCAACAGTTAATCTTTACACTCCAACAGGAAAGTGTTACACCAAAGTATTTTATCGTGACGGAAGGGTACAGGTAAAAGCATAATGCCACTATACGAATTTACTACTTTCATAACTATCGAGGCAGATAACGAAGAAGATGCCGTCCGTTGGTTTGATTGGAAAACCGAAGATTTAGAAACCTATGTCGCAGAAATTGAGGAGAAATAATAATGGGAAGCGTAACAGCAATTGGATTAGCAGATAGCGTATTAGATTTAGAAACGCAGTTAGCGTATCACTTACAGGGTAATCACTATCCACCAGTACCACTAAGCATGGTGCAACCTTGCATAGATGCTATTGACGCATACTATGATGAGGACTATGACCGATTTATTGCTATGCCTGAAGGCGTATTCTATAAGGGTATGAGTCATGCCCCTGCCCATGCTATTGTAGACCAACACCACTTATCATGGTTCATTGACCCAGTAGATAACTATGAAGATGAGGAATAAATTGTCTGATACAATGATTGCTATGGAACTAATTCACGCTGATGATCTAACACCAAGCCAATTGATGATTGGCGATTTAATTAAAGTTGGTGATGACATTGTTGAAGTTATTTATTTAGAAAGTGATTCAACAGGAGATAACTATTCAGTAGAAACTCAAAACGAATTTGGTGAAAAAGAAGTTATCTTGTATAGTTATACTGATACAATTCCGTTTTATGTTTTTATTGAAGATGAAGAATAGTTAAAGTATTTTTGTGTGCTTCCCCGCACAAAAATGCCACGTGCTACACGTCCCGCCCTGTGAGATTTGTCACAGTTTAAGATTTGACATTTTTTCCCCATGTATGCTAAGATTAATTTATGAAGAAAAATCCAGAGGAATTACGCAGGCTTATGGAATTACGCCGTAGCAACGCTGCCTCTGCCGTACCCTCTAAAAAGAAATATACTCGCAAGGGTAGAAAATGTCAGTCAGAAATGCTACAATTAGATAAACAACAAAAAGGAGAATAGCCCCATGGGAAATATCGCAGATGAATTTTATGATGAATACTACGCAACAACCTGCCCTGAATGTAAAGAAAATGCCGTTGACGCATATGAGGAAAAATGTACTCATTGCTTGCTAGAAGAAATGTCCGCACACTACAATGAAGACATTGCTCTAGAAATGAGTCTAGGCCTTGACTACTAATACACTTAAACTAAAAAGATCTAAAGACAGAAAGGTCGCTAATGCCGTCACCTCTAATGGAAAACAAGCAAGTATCGCAAATACCTTTGGCCTACCTGCTGGAAAGGCTTTCTCGTGCCCTGGTGCCACTAGTGTATGTGAAAGCGTATGCTACGCAGGAAAACTCGAAAAGGTATTCCCAACCGTAAAGGTTAACCTATTACACAATTGGGCCCTGCTAAAAGACGCAGACTATTTAACTATGCTTAATCTCATTGCTGAGATGATTGCTGATTTCAAGGCTGATTGTATAAAGAAAGACGCACCTATGCTATTTCGCATTCACTGGGACGGAGATTTCTTTAACGATACTTATGCCACTGCCTGGTCCGATGTAATCAAACTTAATCCTGATATTCAATTCTGGGTATACACTCGTGTTAAGTCTGCTGCTCTAATCCTTAAAGACATTGAAAACCTATCACTTTACTTTTCTGCTGATAGTGAGAATGTTAAAACTGCCGTTGATCTAAAAATTAATAGCGGTGTTCGCATGGCATACCTTGCTAAGAATTTTGCTATCGGTCAAGCCGATGTAAAAGAAATGATTGGTAAGCCTGCTGCTAAGTGTCCTGAGAATAATAAACAAATTCCACTTATCTCATCCGCTGGCTCCGCTTGCGTTTCTTGCTCATTGTGTGTATACTCTAAGAGTGACATAATTTTTTCTGCGACTAAGAAATGAGATAAATGAATTCCTTGCAATTAATATTTTTATTTTGGTTGTTAATACTTTTATTTTTTCACCAATAAAAATTGCAAGGATCCACGTGGGCAAAACTTTTGGTTTGTCAAGTTGCGACACGCCTTTAAGATGTGATTAAGGACACACCCCAAAACCCTCCCTTGATTGGCATTTCTGACATTTTTCTGCTAGAATTATACTATAAGCAATTAACCCCCACAACAGAAAGGCAAGACCCAATGACACTTCACGGATACACTTACCAAATTGGTGATTTATTTACAACCAGCAAGACAGGCGTTACAGGTCGTATCGCAGGTTTTACACCAATGTCTAATAAGGTTACCAGAGTTAGTCTAATCTTGGCAAATGGCGCACAACGCCTTGCTATGGTCAAGACAAGCAAATAATCTCACAATGTGAGAAATGTCGAAATGGATTTGACATTTTTATCCCCAAAATGTTATACTTAGGTATAACCAAATAACAACCCCTAAACAGAAAAGAGAAACAAAATGGCAGTAGCAACAGCAACTTACAAAGTCGGAGATACTTTCACGACACAGAAGTCAAAGGTCAGCGGAGTAATCACAGAGATTACACCACAGGCTAATGGAAATGTTCGTGTAAAGTTAGATGTAAATGGCGCAACTCGTTATACAACTTGGACGGCTAAGTAAGTAAATAGTTTATTCCTGAGTATGAATTAAAACTACTCAACACCCCCAACTAATACCCCACAAAAGAAAAGAGAAACAAATGGCTAGAGCAAAAGCAATCTCAGTTAAAATCGCAACACCAAAGGTAATCAAGGCACTAGAAAGCGCACTTTCTAAGTTAGAAAAAGACTTCTCAACACAAGAAGCAAACGAAGCAAAGTATCAGAAGTCACACGAAGCATGGAAAAAGGAAATTGGAAAGTGGGCTATTGCTAACTTCTCAAAGGCTGAAAACCTACGCACCAACTATCGTAATTGGAACAACACTCTCAATGTTGATTTCGACATTGTTACTAAGGAAGGCACTTTCCCTGCCGAGCCTGAGCGTGAGTTCGAGCAAATCGGTCATCACACTTATCGTGAGTCAAAGAAGGAATTGGAAAACGCAATCCGTATTCTTAAAATGACAGATGAGGAAACTGTAAATACTAGCACCTATAATGCGGTTGCTCAGTATCTCTAATTAAACCAACAACCTGAGTATGTTGATAAACTGCTCACCCACCCCCACTCAACGAAAAGGATTTAAAATGTATAATTTCACTATCACACAAGGCAAGAAGACTATTCTCCAGTTTACAGATAAGACTGCTATCAAGGCTCATGCTATCGTAACTACCGCCAACGAATTGGCTAAGTATAAGAGCCAGCACCTATCGTATACATACCAGTACGCAAAGTAATTAGACTTCGCCAGGCTGATTAGGGCGATCATATAAATACTATAGAGCCAGTTCACACCAACTGCAAGAAGTGTAACTACCTGAGTATGTATCAAAACTGCTCCCCGCAAGGGCCCTTGACAAATATCCTTGGGCACCTGTACAATTGAATTAACCAACAAACAGAAAGAGGGCCCCCATGGACCAAGTAACAAAAGTAGACAATCACTACATGACACGAGAGTTTTTAGAAACTCAGTTAGTAGAAAACAAAAAGCGTATTGAACAACTTGAAGAGCACATTCAGAAAGTAACTCAGCGTTCATATGGTGAGGCTGCAGAGCGCAACCGTATGCGTAATGAAATGCAAGAGTGGACCTTGGAAGCGCTAGAGAATGCAAACATCAATGAATCAGAAGCAGAAGAGATTGCTAGCATTTGTGGATTTGAGTTAACAAAAGAATTCGAATTGGAAGTTTCAGTTCAGTATTCAATTACAGTTAATGCAAGAGATGAAGAGAGTGCACAAAACTTAATTCATGACATTGATTTTGATTCAGTCTCATATGGTGAAGAAGTAACTTACTTATCATCCAGTGTTGACAGAATAGATATTTAGTAGGGGGCTACTAAAGGACC